TATAACGACTCTACAGGAGCACTTTCTGTAAATGCTGACATCGGTCTTATGTTTACTGGTAATAAATTACAGATAGATGACTCTACCGTCACAACTAACTCTGGTTCTCAGACACTAACAAACAAGACCATTGACACTGCAAGTAACAACATCACTGTTGTGGCTGCAGACATCAGCGACATCACTGCTTCAGCCTCCGAGCTAAATGTTTTGGATGGGATGACTGCATCTACTGCAGAACTTAACTATGTAGATGGCGTTACCAGCTCAATTCAAGACCAGCTGGATGCAAAGCTTCCATTATCGGGCGGAACCTTAACAGGAGCCTTGACACTTCACGCTGGACCAACTTCCGATCTACACGCGGCTACTAAGGCCTATGTTGATGGAGTATCTGCTGGAATTAACTTCCACCAGCCAGTAGTTGCAGCAACTGCAGGTAACCTAGCTGGAACATATAACAATGGAACAAACGGTTTTGGCGCTACCCTAACAAAGGCATCTAACGGCTCTATCGGAACTATTGATGGTGCAACGGTAACTGTTGGATCTAGAATCCTTGTTCGCGCACAGACAGATGCCAAGGAAAATGGTATCTATACAGTTACTGCAGTAGGTAGTGGATCAGCTCCTTGGCAGATCACTCGTGCAACGGACGCCGACAACAACCCATCCGGGGAACTGGCTGGTGGAGACTTCTGCTTTGTAACAGGTGGAAACACCTATGCAAACACTGGATTTATTCTAGCTAACACGGGTTCAGTAGCAATTGGTACTGACAACGTTACATACACACAGTTCAATGCTGCCCAGGCAATTACTGCTGGCTATGGTTTAACCAAGACTGGTGGAACACTCGCTGTAGACGAAACCCTGATTGCTAACTTATCTGGTCCAACTTTCACAGGAAACGTTGTTCTACCATCCACAACATCAATTGGTAGCGTATCTGGCACCGAAATTGGTTATCTAGATGGTGTAACTAGCCCAGTTCAGACTCAGCTAGATAATAAGCAGGCCACCATTACCGGGGCCGCATCAACTGTAGTCTCTTCTAACCTGACCGCAGACCGAGCTGTATTAAGCAATGGAACTGGGAAAATAGCTGCGTCTTCTGTAACCGCTACAGAGCTGGGCTATATATCTGGAGTTACCAGCGCAATTCAGACCCAGATTGATGGCAAGCAGGCAACTGTCACTGGTGCAGCTACTACCATCACTGGATCAGATCTGACTGCATCTCGTGCACTCACTTCAAACAGCTCAGGTAAGGTTGCAGTATCAGCCGTAACCTCCACAGAGTTAGGCTACGTGTCTGGAGTTACCAGTGCAATTCAGACTCAGCTAGATGCTAAAGCACCTATTGCAGCCCCTACTTTCACTGGTTTGGTTACAGTATCCTCGAGCGGTGTTGCCTTCTCTGACGGTACTCAAACTTTAGAGGGTGTTCCATCTCGCACAGTGATTATTCAGCAGACATCGTCATACACGCTGACTGGTATTGAAAGAGATGACCTAATTGAGATGTCTTCGACTTCAGCAATCACCCTTACAATTCCAACCGATTCAACCTTCAATTTCCCAGTCGGAACATCAATTGACGTTCTACAGACCAACACAGGTCAGGTAACAATTGCTGGTGCTGGTGGAGTTACAGTGAATGCAACCCCGGGTCTTAAACTACGTACTCGGTGGTCATCGGCTACACTATTCAAGAGAGCAGCAAATACTTGGGTTGTTTATGGAGATCTAACAGCCTAATTTTAGAGGAGAGTACGTAAATGGCAGTAAATAAAAGAGCTGGTAAAAAGTCTCAGGCGTCGAATGACTTCCTAGAGCCAAAAGCTCCTATAAACGTCGTAGCTACTGATGTCGGAACTAACCGCGCCTTCAATGATGGTGCTGCTAGCGTTGCCTTTGGACTACCTGCCGACTCTCCTTCTGCCACTTCGTTTACTGTAGTTGCATACAAAGGCGGGGTAGAGGATACAACTGCAACAAACTTAACAGGAGCATCTTCTCCAATAGTGGTTGGCGGTCTAGATTCTGCAACTTCATATACTTTTAAAGTATCTGCAACTAACGCAGCTGGAACCTCGGCACTATCTACTGAATCATCTCCAGTAGCTATTGATACAGTTCCAGCTACTCCTAGTGCGCCAACAGTACAGAACTTCTCTAACGACCAAACTGACTACGTCTCATGGACAGCACCAGCTAATGGTGGTCTTGCAATCTCATCATACTCATGGGAAAGTACTGACTCAAAGTCAGGCTCTACAGCTAGTACATCTGTAAACGTAACTCAAGAAGCAGACACTGCTCAGCAGTATAGAGTTCGTGCTCAGAATGCTAATGGTCTTTCAGAGTGGTCTAGTTATTCCACAAGCAACACCACTCCACCGTTCTTCCCACCATTCTTCCCTTATTTCCCATTCTTCCCGTTCTTCCCGTTCTTCCCACCGTTCTTCCCGTTCTTCCCGTTCTTCCCGTTCTTCCCACCGTTCTTCCCGTTCTTCCCGTTCTTCCCACCGTTCTTCCCACCGAGGTTCATGCGAATTCTCTAAGAACGGAGAATTAGGTAGTAGCAAAGTGCCACTTTATGCAGACAACAGTCCCAACATAAAGTGGCCTTTGCCTGCTCCCTATAAGCCGTTTAAGAAGAACAACGTATTATCCGAGAGAAGTTTCAATACTTTAAAGGAGATACTCACGGCCTACCCTTGGGGGCCAGGGTCGGAAGCTAAGTACCACACAATTTCGGGTAGATGGACATGCAACCCAGAGATTCCAAAATTTATTGAAGAAGAGCTCCTGTCCATAGCTAAAGAATCATGGAAAGAACCTAATCTAAAGCAAAATTTTATTTTTGCAGCTAGGTACCAAAAACAAGGGGACACAGTTCCCTACTTGTGGAGGCACCTAGATGACACATCTAGCCAGTATTTAATGGATCTATGTGTTGTAAAAAGTGGAATTTCCGACTGGGGAGTAGAAATAGAGGGAACTGTCTACAGCGAGGAAGAGAACTCTGCAGTTTTCTTCAATGGACAGCAACATATACATGGCAGACCTCCATACCCACCAGAGGCAGATGACGATGCCTACATCATTGTGTTTTTTGCAATCTATGCAAAGCCAGGCGACTGGGCTTACGACCTAGACAGCAATACAGTAGATAAGGATTCGTTTAGAGTATTAGCCAAAGAGTACACGCACGACGCTGAAATACGGTTCTATGAAGCAACCGGAAAACCTATCTCCTTCGAGGGTTTGCCAGCCAAAAATAGGGAGTGTGTTGACTGCCCAGAATGCTATTCTCCACCCCTAGATTTCCCTAAAAATATCGAAGGATACGTGCCAATAATCTAGCATTTTTACATATTCGTATGTATACTAAAGGCATGAATGATTGGTTTACTAAAGACAGGTCAGAGACCTCAGCGCATCGTATGCCTGATCGACAGGCTACTACGAATCCAGCTATCACCGTAGCAAATCCAGCCCTAGGAATCAACGTCTACAGTGGTGCGATTACCAAAGAACAGGGCAAGCACTACATCGAAACTCTCGAGAAAAATCTAGATGGTACTGGCAGATACCGCTGGCAGGGAGCAAAGGTAACTTCTTCTGCCGAAGTAGATGTTAGTGCCAGAAATGCACAAGACTTTAAGATCAACTCTACCGGACTAGGACCGCGCAACGAACACAATGCTGAGCTGTATGACGTACACGAAGCAGTGTTCCAGGCGGTTCGCCAGTGTGTAGATGACTACGGTCGGTACTGGGGGGTAGGAATCTGCTCATACGAGGCTTTTAACTTTGTAAAGTACGAAGGATCAGGAACTCACTTCAAGGTTCACGCTGACCACGGCCCTACATATGTGTGCACTGTCTCAGTAGTTGTGTATTTGAATGACGACTACGAGGGTGGAGAAATCTGGTTCCCGCGAATGGATGGACTATCTATTAAGCCAAAGGCTGGAGACGTAGTCGTGTTCCCATCAACCTACATCTATGAGCACGCTTCACAGGATATGATTTCTGGAACAAAGTATGCCGTTGTTATCATGACTGACTACAATGACCGTGGTGATGTAAATCACAAGGTTTCCCCAATTATTCAAGAGTACAAGCTGAAGTATTAGGAAAGAACAATGCAGAGCAATCACGTAGGAAAGCCTACAGAGAAAATGATGCAAGACATTACGGACCACAACCTAAGGCTATCTAAGTGGTACGAAATTCAAGAGAAGACTTGGACTACGGCAGAAGAAGTAATTCCAGCCTCTGGTATCTGGGTATACAGGGACGTAATTCCGACTGATCTGAATGTTATCCAGCGACTAGAAGAAGTTCTTTTAGACCCAAATAACAAGTATCACTATGAAGAAGCCCTTGTCGGGTATGGCGTCAAGATGCCAGAATATCGCGACTGCGTTGACTTCAAGTACAAGAAGACTGACATCCAGCACGACACATCGGAAGCAGCTCAGAAGCTTGTCCAGCTCTGGGAAGATACACACTATCGCCAGCTTCAGGCTGTGAAGCACTATACAAAGACCTACAACATTGGCGAGCTTCGCTACTGGGAAGCAACCAACTTTATTAAGTACGGTCCAGGTCAGCACTTCCAAGAACACCACGATCACGGATTCTCATACAACTGCGTCACTTCACTAGTTGCATTCCCTAATGACGACTATGAGGGTGGAGAACTGTACTTTAGGTTGCAGAATTTGACTGTAAAGCCTAAGGCTGGAGATCTATATATCTTCCCGTCTAACTACATGTATCCGCACCGTGCAATGCCAGTCTTGTCTGGCACCAAGCACTCGATGGTCACGATGCTTGACTATTCGGAAAAGTTTCACCGCCCTCAATTTATTGTCGAAACTGGTGACTAGTGAAGACAATACGAGTCCAGAGGTTACACGAAGAAGCAGCTCAAATTGAGCAACTACGTGCTACTCGCGACTGGATGGACAACACTTCAGGCAAGCATGCCTATATGTGTTTTCCTATGACCCTAACGAATGGGCTCGGCTGGGGGATATCCTTCAGCAAAGATGTCAGGGCAATCTGGGACGGCGTAGAAAACTCCGAAGGACACCATGTCACGATACTTGAGGGTGAAGAGTTCGTCTACACCGGACGGGCACACGGAACTCTGAGTTTTCAGACTGGGCTAGTGTTTTCAACAGATGCCGATGTGACCATGCTGACAATGCCAGTTCCAAATCAATTTATTAGAGGCACTCAGGCGTTTACTACACTGCTAAGCACATCTTTTTATAAAGGAGAGTTTCCGCTAGCTATAAAGATTACAGAACCAAATAAAGAAATCTTTATACCAGCAGGAACCCCTGTAGCTGCTGTACTGCCTGTATCACTAGGTAGTTTGCAATCGGACTACCAAATGGAAATCACCGAAGGCAACCTACCTACCGAATATTGGGAAGAGCTGAGAAAGTACGGAGAAGCCGCAGAAGCAAAGAACTCTACGGGTGATTGGTCAAAGATGTATCGTGATGCAGTTAACTATGACGGCTCATCCATGGGACAGCACGAATCAAAGAACATTAGGCTTAAAACTATTAAATGCCCAGTGACAGGAATGACGATTGAAACAACTGATTAAATTTATTAAGAACCGACCATGGCTTACGGAAGATAGCCCCTCTACTCCAAAGCCAACAATTAAGACTATCCCGGAGTGGTATCGCAAGGCAGATCGTTTTGCTATGAAACCAGACGGCGAGTACTGGAAAGATCCTTTTGTTGGAGGAAAGATCCCAACATGGAAGGCTTGCCCAGCAGTTTTTGACATCATGGGAACAGGATATGTCTACCGCACCCCATGCGATATTGAATTTTATGAAGAAAACGGCGTAATCAAGGCCAAGGTTCTTGATCCACAAAATAAAGACTTCATCCAAAACAGGCCACCGATGCCTCAGTTCAAGGCCCCGATGGGCTACCACGAAGTTCATTTTGCTTGGTGGTCGGACTGGGCAGTCCAAGTACCAGATGGATACAGTGTCCTCTATACCCAGCCATTCAATCGCTTTGAACTGCCATTTCTAACAACAAGCGGAATCATTGACAATGACAAGGTAACCCTTCCAGGCACAATGCCGTTCTTTATTGTTAAGGGATTCACTGGAGTACTGCCAGCCGGAACCCCATATGCTCAAATGTTACCTTTTAAGCGCGAGGACTGGGAGTCAGAGGTTGACGCCAAAGTTCCATATATGAAGATGGCAATTGACAACAACGAAAATAGCAAGAAGTACCGAGTACCAGATGGTGGCGTATACCAAAAGGAAGTCTGGACTCGACGAATCTACGAATGATAGGATAGATATATGCAACCCTCAGAAGACTACTCGAACTCTAGACTCGAAAATAGAATGTCAATAACTCCTTCGGGCTTTTTTGGAAATGACCCTTCCAACATTCAAGCTCGAGAAAACTTTATGACATCAGAAGAGCTAGAGGCTCTTAATAAGTTCATTAGGTCAAACACCTCGTGGGATGTTACCGAAACCCACTACAACGAAGAGGGTACAGTAATCTATGACTCAGAGTACTGGAAAGATCGAGTAGCAACTTATGACACAATCAGGGCAGTAGATCCTCACATTCCAGAAATAATTAGCGGAATGGTGGCTAGGCTAAAGAAGGAAGTAGATGCGTTCTTTAAAGTGGACGCCGCTCCAACCTCTCCAGCACTAGTTCGATGGCTACCTGGGCAACTTCAGATGCCACATGCAGATAAAGAGTTGCACGAAGGCGAGAACCGAGGAAAGCCTAATGATTTTCCTTACTACGATATCGCAGGGCTTTTCTACCTAAATGATGATTATGAAGGTGGAGAGCTCTATTTCCCTAATCAAGGCATTCAGTTCAAGCCAAAGGCCGGAGCTGCATACTTCTTCCCAGGCGACATGGAGTACATCCATGGCGTAACGCAAATCACCTCTGGAATTCGTTACACAGTTCCGTTTTTCTGGACCATTCTTTCTCACGAAAGCCAGAGCGACAATTAATAAGAACTGGCAAGACTCTAAACGCATAACTTGAAAGGCACTAATCACAAATGATTATTGACAACATAGACCCAGCTGAATTCATTGTCTATAAGGATGAACCAAATTCTCTAGGCGAGCTCGGCATTCCTCAAAACAAAATCGTAGAGATTAAAGATTTTGTCACCCCAGACACAGCTAAGTCAATCATTGATTATGTAGAGTCATACTCATCCCAGTGGGGAGACATTGCTTTCTACGGATCATCTGGCATGGGAATTCAACCAGACGACCCTAGACTAGCCGACCATAATCTACCCCCAATGTTCTTCGAAACCCTGAGAAAGAAATTTCAAGAAGCAATTGAGATTGTGTTTGATCGTGAAGTTGTAGCAAATACATCACACGCTCAGAAATGGGATGTCGGCGGGTTTGCAGCTCCGCACTCAGACAACTCGGATTTTGATGGCCACCCTAATGCCTTTGAAATCAATAAGTATGTTGGAATTCTGTACTTGAATGACAACTATGATGGTGGAGAGCTATACTTCCCAGATCACAACATCGAATTTAAGCCAGCCGCTTATTCTTACATCTGCTTCCCAGGCGGAATCGAGAACATTCACGGAGTTAAAGAGATCACCGAAGGAACTCGCTACACCATGGTTTCTTTCTGGGACTTTGCCGATGCAGTCTACTCTGACGAGAAGAAGGCAGCTTGGGAAGAAGAGATCAAGGAAGTTCGTAAGGCTCAGGCCGAACAAAAGTCTGAGTGGGAAAAGGGTAATAAGTTTGCCTAATGAAGCCAAAAATATTAGCTGACAAGATCTACTACTACGAGGGAATACTAAAAGACCCAAATGCAGTGGTAGCCATGTTGGAGTTGACAGATCAGCATCTAACAAATAATGATGCCATTGGCAAGTGGCACGAATGGGTTGCATCTGGAGATGATGAAAAGTATGTTTTTGGTCAACAAAAATCTACTAACGAAACCAAACTAAGTACTAGCTCTGACATAGTCAGGATTTTGTATTTAACCCTAAAAAACGCACTTACTAAAGCTGGTAAGGATTATGCGAAACGACAAAAGATCAAGTACATCGAGCCAAGGGCAATCAGCATCTCTAAGTACATTAGTGGAGCTGAAATGGGACCACACGTTGACTACCACGGCGAGCCAAATATTGAGCCAATAATGTCAGCAGTTATGTACTTAAATGATGACATGGAGGGTGGAGAGCTTCATTTCACCAGATTTGATGTCAAGATAAAGCCGAAAGCTGGAAGCATTATTGTGTTTCCGTCCGTAGAGCCTTACTACCACAAATCAACTCGTATCTTATCGGGGGTAAAGTATATGTCCCCGGCCTTCTGGGTAAGGAAGCTAGACAACTAAGATTTACCTAATTACGGTAAAATATAAGAGACTAGCCTTTTCTCCAGAGGATTCCCGTGTATTGCGCAACCACTAATGTTTATGATATAGTAGTAGATCAAGGTGCTACCTTGCATCGATCTATAGCGCTCAAAAGCTCTGCAAAACATGTTGTACCCTTAACAGGCTATACCGCTCGTATGGATATTCGCGTTAAAACTCCAGATGCTATTACGATTTTGGAGCTAACTACCCCATCAAATGGGCTATTCATAAATGCATCAATAGGTTCTATTATTATCTTAATCACCCCTTCTCAGACAGCCTCTATGACCCCAGGCAACTACGTATATGATTTAGAGCTAGAAGAGACATCTACCGGAACAGTTACCAGACTTCTTCAAGGAAATCTAACTGTACGCGCGGAGGTAACTAAATAATGCTTTCTGATAATTTTGCGTATGTAGAGATTAAAGCAGTTGGAGTTCAGGGCCCCGCTGGTCCTACAGGTCCAGCAGGCCCAGCAGGAGGTCCTACTGGTGTTCAAGGTGACTTTGGTCCTACAGGTCCAACTGGTGCTACGGGCTCCGTAGGTCCAACTGGTGCAGCTTCAAATGTAACTGGACCTACTGGTAGTGCGGGTCCAACTGGTCCTACCGGAACTCCTGGCACAACAGGACCTACTGGAGCTGCCTCAAACGTTACGGGACCAACAGGTGCTCAAGGTGGAGTCGGTCCTACGGGATCAATTGGCCCTCAGGGTATACAAGGTATTGCCGGACCAACAGGTGTTAAGGGAGCTACTGGCCCCCAAGGTATTGCTGGTAATCAAGGCCCAACTGGAGCCACTGGTCCACAAGGCCCACAAGGAATAATAGGACCAACAGGTCCCACTGGATTAGTAGGCGCTACTGGAGCCACTGGACCGACTGGTGCAGCCTCAAATGTCACAGGCCCTACCGGAGCCACTGGTCACGTAGGCCCTACTGGTCCTCAAGGTACCTCTATTAATCTATTAGGAAGTGTTCCTACGGTAGGAAATCTACCGAATAGCGGTAATACAACTAATGATGCATATATTGTAGATTCCAATGGCGATCTTTATGTATGGGGCAGCTCTTCTTGGAACAACGTAGGTCAAATTGTTGGTCCACAAGGTGATGTAGGGCCTACGGGTCCAACTGGTGCACAAGGTGAACAAGGTGACCAAGGTTTAACAGGAAATACTGGAGATACGGGACCTACGGGACCAACAGGCCCGACCGGACCAGATGGCTCATACTTTGTTGGGACTACACCTCCAGTCAACCCAACCGAAGGTGATGCTTGGTTCAATACGGCCACTGCTAACTTTTTTATTTACTATGACACTTTTTGGGTTCAAGTTGCTACTACGGAGCAAGGCCCGACTGGACCAACTGGTGCAACTGGTGCAGACTCCACTGTCCCTGGACCTACGGGCTCTACTGGTGATACTGGCCCTACAGGACCTCAGGGCGCACAAGGTACCCAAGGACCTACAGGGCCTCAGGGCATCACTGGACTAACTGGCTCTACAGGACCCACTGGGGCCACAGGCGATGTAGGACCTACAGGTCCTACAGGTGATACCGGAACTGGTATACCTTCAGGTGGAACTACTGGACAAATTTTGATTAAAAATAGCGATGATGACTATGACTACGCATGGACTAGCGTGATTGATGGAGGGACTCCATAATGTCTGTAATTGATTTTCCAAATAATCCCACAGTTGGACAGCAAGTAACGGCAAACGGAACCACATGGGAGTGGGACGGTACAGTTTGGTTAGTTATTGGTACACCTAAAACTGTCGGTCCGACTGGCCCACAAGGTAATATCGGTTTAACTGGTGCAACAGGCCCCACCGGAGCTCAAGGAAATATCGGCCCTACTGGTGCCCAAGGTATTCAAGGTATTCAGGGTGTACAAGGTATCCAAGGTATAGTCGGCCCTACAGGAGCCACTGGTCCAACTGGTGCTCAGGGTATTCAAGGTGTTACTGGACCTACTGGTGCAACAGGCCCGACTGGTGCCCAAGGTATTCAGGGTGCCCAAGGTGTGACTGGTCCTCAGGGCGTCACAGGGCCTACGGGAGCGACTGGCCCGACTGGTACGCAAGGATCTCAGGGTATAGTCGGTCCTACAGGTAGTCAAGGTATTCAAGGTGTAACGGGGCCGACAGGAGCGACTGGCCCTACGGGGGCTACCGGACCAACTGGCGCTCAAGGTGTTCAGGGTGTTACAGGCCCAACTGGATCTATTGGAGATACGGGTCCGACAGGCCCTCAGGGAACTTCCATAAACTTACTAGGTAGTGTCGCTGGAATTACTAATCTTCCTGCTAGTGGTAATGCAGTCAATGATGCCTACATCGTCGAATCTAACGGTGACCTATATGTCTGGGATGGATCTTCTTGGAATAACGTAGGTCAAATTGTTGGTCCTCAGGGTGAGGTTGGCCCTACTGGAGCAACTGGTCCTCAGGGTGAACAAGGAGTGGCCGGGCCTACTGGTCCTCAGGGATCACAAGGTGAGCAGGGTATAGTTGGTCCAACTGGAGCTACCGGCCCAATGGGAGCCGATAGCACGGTAGAAGGCCCTACAGGTCCAATAGGAGAAACCGGACCTACTGGACCTACTGGAGCTGCATCAGACATAGTCGGACCAACAGGGGCGACTGGACCAACGGGTGCACAGGGTAGCCAAGGTATTCAAGGACAGACTGGAGCGACTGGACCAACAGGAGCACAGGGTCTAACTGGCGCTACCGGACCTCAGGGAGCGCAAGGGCCAACTGGTCCTCAGGGTATTCAAGGCATTCAGGGTGTTCAAGGAAATGCTGGACCTACAGGCGCTGTAGGAGCAACTGGCGCTGGTGGAGCACTCGGCTACTATGGAAATTTCTACGACACAACTACCCAGACAGTCGGAGCAACATCTACCGGACAACCAGTACTACTCGGTGTAGACGCCGGGTCTAATGGAGTTTCCATAGTCTCTGGATCACGGATTACATTTGGGCACACTGGCATTTATGACATGCAGTTTTCATTCCAGTTCCATAACGATGGTGGCGGTGGAAATGGAAATACCGTTGAAATTTGGCTAGTAAAAAATGGAACAGCAGTTGCTGACTCAAATACAAGAGTTGCCGTACCTAGCAACGGTCCATATGTTGTAGCAGCTTGGGACTTTATTGTAGACGCTACCGCTAGTGACTACTTCCAGCTTTACTGGGCTACCGACAATGACCACATTGTATTGACACATAATACTGGTTCAATGGGTGGACCTGCTATTCCATCAGCCATTGTTACTGTAATTCAAGTAATGTACACCCAGCTGGGGCCAACTGGTGCTCAAGGTATCCAGGGAGTAACTGGCCCTACTGGAGCAACTGGACCAACTGGTGCCGCCTCAACCGTGGCAGGACCTACTGGTGCAATAGGACCTACAGGTGCACAAGGATCACAGGGTATTCAAGGTGCTACTGGACCTACTGGTGCTACTGGTTTGACTGGTAATACAGGTGCTACAGGACCGACTGGTGCTCAAGGTATCCAAGGAACTACTGGAAATACAGGTGCTACTGGTCCTACGGGAGCGACTGGTTTGACTGGTAATACAGGTGCTACTGGTCCTACAGGTGCAACTGGTTTAACTGGTAATACTGGAAATACAGGTGCTACCGGACCTACTGGAGCGACTGGTCCTACGGGAGCGGCTAGTACCGTCACTGGTCCTACGGGTGCAACTGGTACTGGAGGACCAACTGGACCAACTGGTGCAACTGGACCAGCCCCAGACACATCAACATACGCCACACTAAGCGGCACTCAGACGTTAACCAATAAAACTTTAGTTAGTCAGATACTGAGTGGCGCTACCTTAGAAGATGTGTTTTTTTCTAATGCAGCTCTAAACTCAAATTATGATTTCCATGTAACAACTAATGGATCAGTGCAGTGGGCAAATGTCAATGCCACTGGAAATGCAGTAGTTGCAATTACATCTACATCTTCCCAGACCTTAAATACGTTGATGCCAATTGGAGATTCCATAACAATAGTGCTGTTAGTTTCAAATGGATCTACTGCATATTACCCAAGTTCATGGAGCATAGATGGTAACGCAGTAACTCCTAAATGGCTAGGAGGAACTGCACCTAGCGCAGGAAATGCATCCTCCATTGATATGTATACTCTAAATATTATTAAAACTGCGTCGGCCACGTTCACAGTTTTAGCTAGCCAAGCCAGATTTGCTTAAGGTACTTTATGCCAATACTAAGATCAATAGGCAATAGCAGTAATATTTCTTGGGGAAGACTAGCTCCGCCAAAAGGTATTTACTGGGTCCTGCGAAATGTTGGCTCTGGTTATGGATCAAATACTAGAGGTGCTTTAGGTAACTTCTATGTACAAACCTATCCAAACACTTTTAAGTTTGATAAAAACGGGCAGTTTGTTTGGGGCAGAGCTTTAGGGGCTGGAAACCTAGAAGCTATTGGTGTAGATAATTCAGAAAATGTTTATGTATCTGGAGCATCAAACTGGTTAGTTGCTAAGTTTAATTCAAACGGAATAATCCAATGGCAAAAAAATTATGCTCTCGGGCTGGCAGCAGATGCTCAAGATATGATAACAACTGGTACAGGGACCAGCTACATAGCCGGAGGCCGTGGAGGTCAGTCATTTGCCAGTGTTATGGCTATAAATACTGATGGAGCTTTGATCTGGTCAACCTACAATACAAATTCTGCAACACTTTTTAATGCTGTAGGTTACCATGAAACACCAAATATTGTAGTTGCTGCTGGAAGCTTTAACAATGGATCTGTATTTGTAGGGTTAGTTACCGCTTTTAATGCCAGCAATGGATCAGTTTTATGGCAAAGAACATTTACCCCTAATGATGGTAACGGAACTTTTGCATCTGGATGTGCCGTTGACAGTAACGGTAACGTGTATGTTTCTGGCTGGTCTGGTAGTCCAAGAAAAAACTATTTAATTAAGTTTAATTCTTCCGGTTCAGTACTTTGGACTAAAGACTTAGAGATACCAGGGGTTTATACATATAATGACTTTGGAACAGTAGGGCTAGACTCTAGCGGCACACCTTATCTAAGTTTTTACTGGGACTACAACAACAACGAATATCCAACTAAATACGGTGGTGGATTTGCTAAATTTAATGCTTCGGATGGATCACTGCAGTTTATAAGAAGAATTAATAATCTTACTGGCGTACTAAGAATAAATGTAAATAGGACAGACGCTACGGTAGGCCTAATGGGTGTCTCATTTGTAGCAAAACTAAAAGGCGACGGCAGTGGGGTAGGAACCTATCCAGATTTTACATATGACTCCACTTCTCAGTTGCAATCAACATCTATTTCAATGAGTTTTACTGCTAGTGGATTTAGCTATACTGGAGCGGGATATGCGGATTCATCAGCTGGATACTCGGTATCTTCAGTAACAGCAACACCAACTATTACATATATCGGCACCGAGGTAGGATAATTATATGCTTTTTATAAATCCCGAAAATGAATATCCTAGACACATTGGCGATATCCAAGCAGCTAATCCTGGCTGGAACTATGGTGATCCGCTACCAAACGGTTGGATTGAAGTTACACCTACCAACCCGCCAAGCGTCCCAGAAAACAAAGCACTGATTGAGCTTGCTCCTGAAGAAATTGACGGTACTTGGACTCAGGTGTGGTCTTTGCGCGATTTAACGCCTGAAGAGATTGAGCGCATAAATGCACCAACTACAGCAAAGCAAAAACTAAAAGATGTAGTCGGCTTAACTGACATCGAAATTGAAGTTCTAATTAGGGGACTCAGATAATGACAGAATCGCCAACCCCATGGGATCTAGCAACAAAAACTATTACCAACCTCACTCCTATTTTGAATGAGGACGGCCTAGTTAAACGCTGGGAGTTCTTTTTTGAAGCATCTATTGGAGATTTTGAATACAAACTAAAAGCTGGATTACTTGCTGACAGCACAAAAACTCCAGAAGAATATTCTGAAACAGAGCTATCTAATCAATACTTTTTAGAAGCTAAAACGGTAAAGTCACACTTAAAGATGAAATACGATCAGTATTTATCTAAAATTTCTTAGTCTTTACTTTGTTTTAGATTCGAGCCAGCCTCGTAGCCATACCCCAGTCAACTTCACTGCTAGGCACAACACGAGGGTTCAGTGCGCGATTCTCTAGGGTTGCCTTAACACCCTGACCGTTAACTGTTAGTCCTCGATCAGATAGCTTACGCTGGAACGCAATCTGAGACATAGGACGCTCTCCACGCTCGTCGCTCCAAACGCGGTATACAGCATAGAGACTCTTAATCTGACTAGACGCGCCAATTGATTCTTTAGTTTCTTCATCAAGGAAGATACCAATGCGGTCTTCGTTCTTGCGGTAGATATCAGAGGCATCACGAACAGCTGCACACATTCCCAGCGGATCACGAGCAGACGAGTTCAAATACTTAATTGCACCGTCTACTGCCCACGATAGGACAGCAGGAAGACCGCCCTCTGGATCAGAAAGATATGCCTTTAGATCTGGGTCGGAGGTCTCTGGGATGTTTGACCATGGAATTGGACGCAGACGACGCCACATAGCATCGTCAGTAATGATTGGACGGTGGTTAGTCGTAATCCACATCTTGCCTTGGGCCTTGAATGTGAATGGCTTTTCACCAGGCGAACGACCCTGAATCGTTGACGAACCAGTGAGCTGCTTAATCTGGTTTTCGTTTAGACGCTCAGACTCAGGCAACTCGTCAATCCAGATCATGCGCTTACCACGAAGCTCTGCCATGTAGTACTGGTTAGAAGAGTTTTGCGCCTGACCAGATGCCATGATTTCAGATGGCAACTTTCCGGCGTATTGCTCGGCACCTAACGCGTTGACAATTGTTTCTACGAACGTGTTCTTACCAGAGCCCGGAGGACCGTAGACCAAGAACAAAACGTCTTGGTTGCTAAGACCAGTCAGCGTATATCCAGCAGCTTTCTGAATCCATTCCTGAAGCTCTTTGTCTCCGCCAGTCGCGTAGTCAATGAACTGCTCCCAACGGACGTTGCGCAAGCCCGGGTTGTAAGAAACGGGAGCACGCTTTGTAATGTGTAGGTCTGGGCGTCCACGGAGTAGTTCTCCAGTACGAAGATCCACAACACCATTCACAACACCCAGCAGGTGAGGCGCATTGTCCCACTGCTCTACAGCAACCGCAACACGTTCATCGGAGTCTGCTAGTGCAGTCATAGTTGCAATCTTTGCAGCTGATTTTGCCTGCTTAGCGTGGTTCACTAGTTCCGAACGCTTAGGGTCATCTTCGTCGTAATTAATTACCTCACTGGCAATAACAGTAGAGATACGCTTAGCAAGTTCCTTTAGGTGCAGCTCTTCCGAGTCAGGGCACCAATATTGGCCCTCCCAATAGAACCAACCTAGTCCAGGGGTATAGCGAATCGCGGATCCGTAGGTGTCAATAAGCCTACGGCTGTTACCTACATCTGTAAGAGTTCGATAGCCTGGACGCCCACCATCTTCGGCGCTAATCGCGTCAACGTCTTTAGGTAGTGGAGCATTTCCCTTGTTTGTAGCATCTGCTACAGAAACACCACTTTCAATTAGGTCAGTAACAATGTCACCAACAAACTTAGGTGGCATAGTTACAACTGGAGCAGTAAAGTTGTCTGATCCAGACTGAACCAATGCCTGAGAAGTCTCTTCCTGAGATTTTTTTGCCCACTCATTACCGCCATTACGAGCCCACTCCGTGAGCCCCTCCCACTTGCGGTCAAGCTTCGGGCTATTAGCGACAAAGTCAATCGCGCGGTGAGTGTGCATTAGTAGAGAGTTGGCACCCTCCAACTCCATAGGAGGACGAATCATTTCATGGTTGAAGCGAATCATCATTGACTCGATTGCGAGACGAGATTCGGGGCTAGTACCAAATTTGTTTGCTAGTGCACACGCAAGTCGATAAACCTCGACTGCTCGGTGACCCTCGTCAATACCCTCACTAAGAATCTTTTCGATATCAACTTTTTCACCGCTGAACTCGAGTTCTTCTAGCCAATCCCAAGAGCCGTCTTTATATGCGGTACCTGATCCTTGACGTGGAGTGCGTGCACGCAAAACAGCGAGAAGCTCTTCTGGTGCTTCAGCAATCTCCATCTCCCAAGGTGCGTGACCAGGCTTCCAGTCATAAGTAGTGCCAGAGAAGTGACGCGACGGAGCAATAAGAATGTAGCCGTTGTGCTTGATATCAATTCCCTTAAGGCCAGCCTTTTCTAGGTTGCCTAGGAATTTTTCGTTAGGGTCGCACTTATAGATTAGGTGACGACCGCGTACAACTTTTCCACGTACCGTGTAGTTTCCGGTCTGCGCTTCAACAGTTGGAGGTAGTGCACCTTCAGCACGTGCTTCAAGAATTTCAAAAGAGTCATCGCCACCAGAACGTGGGTCAATATCAATGGCAAAGAATCCAGATGGCTTACAGAAAACGCCGATATTGTAATCAGGATTCTCTTCATACCACTTGGCTACTACGGCGGGATCATTAGAGGCTTCGGTATTCCAGCTGTTTAGTGCAGGGTGCTTTCCGATGTCTTTGGTCTCGCCACCATGAGACCGACCGCAAGTGCATCGACCATCATTAGTGATTCCGTGTACGGGCAGTAGAACCCAACCCTTATTGGCAAACCAAGCGGCTCCTCGGGCAAGTTTGCCATTACCCGCTGTCTCCCATGCGCTCATTACGCCACCGCCTTGCCGTCACTAAAGAAATACATAAACTCTCCGAAAATACTAACATCAGCATACAGCCAAAGACGGCAAATGCAAACTCAAACATAAAAATGGCAGATTGCCAGCAGACTCATTCAGGGGGACGACCTAACGCCCAGCCAAATAAGGAAGACCCTATTAGGGTAAAATAGATGAAACAAACCTAATTGGTTCACCGAGTAGATTTCTATTATAGGTCATGGCTGTCGAGATTATTTTAACTATTGCTGCGGTAATTACTGCCCTTGGCGTAATTTTTGGTGGCGTCTATGCAACATTTAGATTAGTAAACCGCCTAGCGGTTGTTCTCGGAGCCGATGCTCAGGGGCGTACAATCTCGGATCGGCTAGACCGAGTCGAGCACCAGCTCTGGGAGAATGGCGGCAGCTCATTGGCTGACCGAGTAAATACCATCGAAACCCACGTAGTAAAAATGTCAGCAGAGACAGAGCTGATAAAAGACATAATTTTAGCCAAAAATGGCCTAGACTTAGGTGGTCTAAAGATGACCGAGGAACCTATTCCAGTACGGAGAAAGCCTCGAAAAAAGCCAGAATAGTTTAAATATTGACTTGAATGTTGATAAGCTGTAAAATGACGAAATAGACAAAATGAAGGAGCACACGTGTCCCTATCCAAAAAGCTTTCTGAAGCGCAACTAGAGTCTTCTGCTCCAAAGTGCAAAATCGGAAAAATTCTTTCTAAACTTCCAGCTAAAGATGCCGAGCTTCTCACCGAAGTAATGTCGGTATCCTATGAAGACCCTTCCAGCGTGTCTAATGTAACTTTATCCCAACTTCTACGTGAAGAGGGGTATGATGTATCAAAGAGCTCCTTTGATCGTCATAGGGGAAAGTCTTGCACCTGCTATAGGAAGGTTCAGAAATGAGCCTAAGCGAACGCTTAGAGAAACTAGCTTCACCCGGAACAACCGGATCTGATATCAAATCTTTAAATATCCCGGAGGACTGGCGTCCAAGAATGGACGTTGACTCTTCAAAGGGTGGCTTCGTAATCTCAAAGCCGCGCCCATCATCTGAGATTCCAGATGCAAACGCAATCCTTCAAGAGTTTGGACTTGATCCCGAGGATTGGACAGTGTCGTCCATGCGTCGCGGTAAGTGGCAAAAGTATGACGGAGAATTTCTCGAGTCAGTACGAGTAAATCTGACTCCAAATAATGCTTGGGCAGATCGAGAAAATGCTTTAGACGCAGAGAAGCTAATTGATGAAATTAAAAAGTGGCGTCCAGAGCGAGGCATAAAACAGCACACTGGTAAAGGTGCATATTTAGTGGCACCTAGTGATCAGCAGATTGGTAAGAAGGCTCAGGGTAACGGAACTCAGCAATCTATTGATCGAATTCTTGCTGGTACACAAAAAGCAGTTAGCAAATTCGAGGCATATAAGAAGATTGGTCTAGATCTAGGAACTATAGTTCTAGCACTACCAGGCGACCACGTAGAGGGAATTGTTTCTCAGGGTGGACGTCTACAAGGTCAAGCTGCATCAGACTTGGGATTGACCGAGCAGGTACGCGTTGCTCGACGTCTCCTTATGTCTCAGATTAAATCTCTTGCTCCGATGGCGGAGCGTATGGTTGTCCCCGTAGTAAACGGAAACCATGACGAGGTAACTCGTCAGGTTGCTGCTGATCCAGCTGATGGCTGGAATGTTGAAATTGCATCGGCTGTTCAGGATGCGTGCGCAGAAAACCAAGCACTGTCTCACGTTGAATTCCGATTCCCTGCGTCGGGACACCAGACTCTAGCTGTAGACATTAACGGCACAATGGTCGGTCTTTTCCATGGCCACCAAATGAGTGCAAATAATCCAGAGAAGTATCTACAGCAACAGTCCTTGGGTCAAACAGCCCTTGGTCTTTGTGATGTGTGGATCTCGGGCCACTACCACAACTTCCGCACTATGGACATCGGACATCGCTTGTGGTGTCAGTGCCCAACTACAGACCCCGGCTCTGAGTGGTACCGTGACCGTGCGGGTGCCACCTCTAATGCAGGACTACTAACTATGGTCCTAGGCGGAGACTTCAATCCTCGAGAGTTTATTAGCGTCATTACGGTGGAATAAATATGGCTACAGACACTAAAGCCAGATCTGTACTAAAAAGTTTTACCTACATCGTCAGCCATGAGCTAATCTTCTTTGGTATCACTTGGCTATTCACGGGTAATCTATTGCTCTCAGCCGGAATCGTACTAACTGGGTCCATTATGGAGATGGTTTACTACTATCTACATGAGCGAATCTGGGCACGAATAGAAGTCAAAAAGAAGACAAAGAAGTGAAAATAGCTGTCTACTCTATAGCGTGCAATGAGGAACAATTTGTTAACCGCTGGTATGAGTCAGCCAAAGAAGCCGATTACGTTCTTATTGCCGATACTGGCTCTTCTGACAACACTGTAAACATTGCCGAGTCCCTCGGGATAGTTATCTATAAAATAAAAGTTTCTCCGTGGAGATTTGACGATGCTAAGAACGCTGCTCTAAATCTCCTACCAAAAGATATTGATATTGCAGTATCTATGGATATGGATGAAGTTCTTTTGTCAGGCTGGAGAAATATCCTAGAAGACAACTGGGAAGCAGACGCTACGATACTAAACCACAAGTACCGTCACAATGGAGGAGATTGGCAGTGGCACTCAAAGATTCATGCCCGCCACGACTGCAAATGGGTCGGTGCAGTACATGAAACCCTATCATGGTCAATTCCAGAAAAAGTGATTTGGTCTAAAGACATCTTTCTAGACGAATGGCAAGACACTACAAAGAGTAGGCGCAGCTATTTAAATCTCCTGCATAAGAAGATTAGCGAGGGGGACGAGGATTGGCGCACAAGGTACTTTCTAGCTAATGACTACCAAGCTATTGGAAATCTAGATAAGGCCATTGATTGGCGTTCCGAGAGCTATGCCAAGTGCTTAGATGGCCCAGTTGTGAAGTCATATATTGCAAAGAACGTTGCCCTGAACTACAAAATGCAAGGCGATCTAGAGTCAGCTAGGGCTTGGCTAGGGCTAGCCTACAACCAAAGCAAAGAACGCGAAACTTTGTATGAAATCTCGAAGCTATACTCCTCCACGGGGGAGCACCAGATCGCTCTTGAAGCTGCCTTAGAGTGCCTAGAAATTACTGAACGCCGAGACGGATTTACATACTCTGCAGAAGCGTGGGGGAGTGGCCCACACGACATTACTGCAATTTCTGCATACTACTGCGGGGATAAAGAGTTGGCGCTTAAGCACGGCGCACTGGCACTAGAATTAGACCCAGATAACCCAAGACTTATTGAAAACATGAAGTGGTATGAAGGATCAAATGCGTAAGGTAAAAACCTGTGTATATGCAATTGCTCTAAATGAAATTAAGCATGTAGATAAATTCATGGATGCAAACGAAGGAGCAGACCTAGTTTTAGTCTGCGATACAGGATCCACCGATGGAACGGTAGAGCGTCTTCGTGAACGTGGTGCAGTAGTCTATGAGATCACTCAGAGGCCTTGGCGATTTGATGTGCCTAGAAATACGGCGCTGAGTCTGATCCCCGCTGATATTGATATCTGCCTATCTATTGATCTGGATGAGTATCTACAGCCAGGCTGGGTAGAGGCCATAGATAAGGCATGGCAAGAGACCAACGGTAACATTGACCGAATCGCTTATGACTATATCTGGAACTGGAAGGAAGACGGAGTAACTCCGGGCATTCAGTTCTATGCCGACAAGATTCATGCACGCTTTGGGTACCGCTGGCGTCAGCCTTGCCACGAGACACTCTACTGGGAGATGGATCGAGTAGAGAATAGAGTAGTGATTCCCGAGGTAGTTTTACACCATAGAGCTGACCCTACAAAAAGCCGCGGTCAATATCTACCGCTACTTAAGCTAGCAGTCAAAGAGTCACCAAATGATGACAGAAGTGCTTTCTATTACGCAAGAGAGCTCTTCTTTTACGGACATCATGAAGAAGCTGCGGAAGAATTTAAGAGGCATCTATCTATTCCTAGTGCCACGTGGAGGCCAGAGCGAGCAGCTTCCATGAGGTACCTAGCTAAGTGCGAGCCAGAGAATAAAGAGGCTTGGCTATGTGAGGCAATTGCCGAAGCCCCGGGACGTCGAGAAGCTCTGGTTGAATATGCTCAGTATCTCTATGAAAATCAAACTTGGGATAAGTGCTACAAAATTGCACTAGAGGCTTTAGACATCAAAGAGAAGCCGCTGGACTATCTTTGCGAGGACTTCGCTTGGGGAGCATTGCCTAGCGATTTAGCTGCTATTGCCGCTTATAACTTAGGAATGTATAAAGAAGCTTTGATCTACGGAAAAGTTGCAGCGTCTTACGAGCCAGATAACGAGCGACTGACTAATAATCTAAACTACTACAAAGAAGCAGCTAAAGTTTCTTCTTATTCTTTGTAAGATGATATGCCTCTACCGCGTTAGCACTAGTTCTACTTTGCCATGAGAAATTGCACTGACCACACTCAACTAATTTCATAGTAGCCCAGCGGCCACCATTAGGTCTGTTAACTGTTTTTGTTGCTAGCTCGCTAGTTTTAGCTTTGCAAGCTGGGCATAGAGGTGGCCTCTTATGACGCATTTCCTGACCTTGCCAATTAACAGACAAGGTCCTACGTATCTTTTTAGGCGTTAGCCCACCCCAGATTCCCCATATTTCTTTATTCTCTAGGGCCATCTTTAAGCAGTCTCTCTTCACCGGACATGAATCACATATCTTGAGAGCTGGAACTTGCTGAGCAGGTTTGTTCAGAAAAAAGTTTTTAACTTTATCTCTGTAAATTGGCTTAGAGCACTCGGCTTCTTCGTACCATTCAGGTGTATCTATCAAAAGTCAAAAATCCTAACCCAAGTAGTTGGAGCAAATTCTGACATAATTTCTCCGTCAGAAGTTAGACCAGTTTCATCACATTCGTGAAGATCCTCTACTTCGTTAGAATCTACGGATCCAGAGTAACCTTGCCAGGTGTCTCCATGATCAATAAGGAAGTATCCTTCTCCTAGAGACGATACAATCCCCTCACGTTGAATTGCCGATGCCAAGGCACGGCGGACGACTTCATTGTCCATATCAACATGAGTTTCGGTATAGAAAATCGGGTAATCGCCAAACTGGTTATTAGGGGTATCCCAGATAAACCACAGCGATTCGCCAATTCGAGAATCTTTCATAAGAAAGATTTTACAGTTGAAATTTAATTATTTCGTGTTAAGTACCGTAAATTACAAATTTACTCTGGCCAAATATATTCGTAGGTTTCTGGCTTTTTGCCTGGATCTTCTTCCCAGTTAAATTGCGAATACCATTCGTAATCCTTGCTAAGCAGCGCCAAGCGGTGACTTGCAGCTACTTTTTTGAATAGTTGCATATCGGAAATCCAGCGGGGATTGCTAGAAGCTGAAGGAGTCAGCAGGCCATTAGATAGTGCAACCTTAATTGTCTCTTTGGCTTTGTCACCAATAGTTGACTTGTAGCCGCGACGCTTCCATTCATCAACCATAGCTTGGATGTATAGATATAGAGCCATCTCGTGGCCACGCCACATCTTGACGGCTGGGTGATTGACCCAGCCCTTAGGAGAGCGGTGGTTGCCTCGGGGGTCCAGCTCAAGTAGGGTCATCAGAATTTGCCAGCCCTCTAGGGCTTGCTTGTTCAGACGGGCACGATCTAGCGTGCGGGCAATGTCTTCAAAAGAAGAAGTAAGCGGTACAAATGTTTGCATAGAAACAATGTACCGCTTACGGTTGATTTTGTCAAATTAATTTATAGGGGCTTTACAATGCTATGCTTGACGGATCCGTAGACAACTACCTCGAAATCGCCATCTGGCTCTGGGGCATCGTCTTTGAGCTCATAGGTCTTGACTTTTAGTTCCAGATCAACGATGCTTTTTACATCATCAGAGGATACTCCCATGAACTTAGAAATCTCCTGATATGCCTTAGTTTTGGCATCTTCTAGGGTACTTGCGTACACCTTAACTTCAAAACTAGTACGCATTACTTAATCCTTTTTTCGAGCTTGTATGGAGAATAGTGGACGCCATTCAACTCAGGAGTCTTACCATCGGTTGACTTAAAGATGACATCTCCGTAGCGTACAGCAGTGACTTTACCTCGACGCCCATTGTGAATAACACCGGTCTTGTCAGTAAAAGCATCTACCAGTACTCGGACCTCATCGCCAACCTTAATCTGACCAGGCTGAGCAGGAATCCAGATCTCGTCTGCTTTTGGTTCTGGATCCTTAGCTAGCTTACCTAGAGCTAGTCGGCTAAAGATTTCAATAGTCTCTTTAGAGATGTTATCCGAAAGATCTCCTAGAGACTCCCAAGTTTCTAGCAATCGAAGAATAGACTTTCCAGACCCAACTCGGACCTTAGCTTCTTCAAGTTGCTGTCTTACCCATTCATTATTTACTTCAGGCATTTTGCTCTCCTTTATTATTTAATACTAATGCAATTTTTTTCTTTAGTTCAGAGAAGCTAAGTGCATTATTCTTATAAGCCTCTAGCTGCTTTTGTGCCAACTCTCGGCGTTCAGCCGGGGTCATATCTTCAATTTGGTACGGTAATACTGCCCAAGCTGGGCCTAGAACCTTAGACTCTGTCCATTCAGTGGCAACCGGAACGCCAGAGAGTAGCCCCTGAACATAGCGATAGCTCCACCACGTACCGACGTTACGATCGGCAGGAGGAACAATCAAGCCAACCGAGCTACGAAGCGCAGCTTCTGCATGGACATCGTTGAAAGTCTTACCAAGCTTTAGCTCACTAAACGCCATGGAAACGGTCCTGCTGAGCTTTTCCGCCCACTTTGACTTGTAGCTGTCAACAGACCAAGGAGCATCAAAAACTTCTTTATACTCTGGATTGCTACTCAAGAAATAGGAGTCTAGGTTCAGTCCCATTAGATCAGTTACATTCCCTAGATAGTCAGAGATTAGCTCGCTCTTACGTACCGAATCGTGCCACGGCAACTCTGGATAGATAACCTTTGGCCACTTCTCGTTCAATAACCTATCAGCTACTCGCTTGAAGCTAGAGAGTGTTTTGTAGGTATCAGCCTGCCTATATCCAGGGCGCTTCGAGTAGAACTTACTCACCAAGTATGTAGGATCCTTGCTGATGGCAGACAGTCCCGGCACATACTGCCACAACTGAGGAGAATCCATAATCAGGCGAACATTGGGCCAGTCATAAACAGTGTCTAAACACTTAAGTGTTCCGTAGACCATGTTGGCGCTCATGGAAGTCGGAGGCACCATGCCGATAAAAATAAAATCATATTGAGAAAGGTACTCTTCGTCCCACGATAGGGACGGGGCTTTCCACTCGATCTCAGCGTCTGGATATAGATCTCTAAAGACTAGAGAGAATGCCGTGTAAAAAGTTTTGTTTGCAACGTCTGTCGGCACCTTACAGTGGGCGGACAACATTCCAGTAAATAGTACTTTCATTTCAAACCTTTATAAATAAAGAGGGGGTGCCCATACGACACCCCCTCAATACTTTTATTTAGAACGGCTCTTCTGAGGTTACAGGAGCCGCTGGTGCTGGTGCTGGTGCTGGTGCAGGAGCTGCAGCAGCCACCGGAGCTGGAGCAGGAGCTGCAGCAGGAGCTGGTGGAACTGGAACTCCGGCAGTAGCGTCTGCTACTAGGCGGAAGTACTTGGTGATCTCATTGCTGACATTACCGTTGTAGGTCTTCTTGCCTAGTGAGCCACGGAACGAACGACCAAGCAGAGCCTGCTCAATCTGAGCGTTGCTCGGGTTTGAGTTGAAGTAGTCGCGAGGTAGACCTAGGGCTTCCATCTTTGAGAAGAAGATTGCAAGAGCCTTAGGGTTCTCAGGCGATACGGTCAGGTTGTCCCAGACACGGCGCTTTGCGTGAGGGCCACCCTGTACTTCGGTGGTGATGCTGAACATAGTCTTTCCAGACTGAGTGCTCTTAGCCTTTGATTCGATTACCTTAAGCTCGTAGTCACCATCAGGCAGTGGCTCGTAGCTAGTGGTTTCTCCAGCGTCCTTGATTAGGTCGCTCCAATTGAGTGAACTCATGATTTTCCTTAGTTACTTGTTTTCTTTGTGGTCTTTGTCTTTTCGCCAAAGATTACATCGAGCATACGTTCGACACCAAGGTCTCCCTGCTCGACGATTTTTCCTAGACGACCCTGAACGCGCTCTCCAGCCTCATACTCAGGTGTGCGCTCAACGTACATGCGTCGCACCTTGTATGGAGGCTGCAGTGGGTCCGGGTTAGGGAACTGCTCCACTGTGATTGCGCCCAGAATGTCATAGAAGTACGGGGCCTGAATTGCTAGCTGACCCTGTAGATAAGGACGGTATACGCCGTCCTGACCCTTACGTGCCATAGCGGTCAGAACTACAGCCTCAAGAGGCTGAGTCGGGTGCATTGTCAGGTCGCGAAGGTCACGAAGTAGTGCACCCATGTGGCGAAGCAATTCGCCCCACTGCTGCATCTTCATCTGTTCGGTTCCTGCAATATTGTCCATGCACTTGACCTGCAACTCAGAGATTGAGTCAATGATCAAGGACTTGAACTGGTGCTTTCCACTCTGAAGCCACTGGAAGGTCTTGAGGACTACATCGTAGTCACGAACTTGGACCACAACAGTGTCCCAAGTTCCATCAGCAACCGGTGGCTCTTCGCGAATAGGGTCCCAGTACTTGACAGTAATCGGGAGGAAACGGTGTCCACCCTCAACGTCAAGCATAAGACGTGGGTAAGGAGCTGTAACGGCAAAGGTTGATTTACCAACCTTCGATTCGCCATAAACCATAATTGTTAAACTGCGATCGACTTCCGACATTCTTACTCACTTCCTTTCTTTTCTTCGATTCCGTAATAACCGTAAGGGTCGGCGACCGCAAACGCATCACTAATTGCTGCTTCAGCTGCCGAACCATCGTCAACCAGCGGGCAAATAGAGAAGAATTGGCACTTCCACTTGCAGTCACGAGACGGCTTTGGATATGCAAGCTTATAGTGGCTTTCACCAGCGTCAAGTCCATCACGCACTCGAAGGATATCCTCTAGGGTTCCCTCTAGGCGCTGGTAGAACGAGCGCAAGGTAAAAGCATTGTGACGAACTTCAATCTGGTCATAGAACGGTGGTTTAGCATAAGCACCGCGCTTAACCTTACGAAGCATGGTAAAGATACCACCCTCCGAACGTTCACCCTCTTGGTTCTGAGCTTCTTCTAGAACCATGTAGGTAAGAACCTGTTCGTTCATGTGAGCAATAGAGCCGAAGTCAGCAAAAGAACCACCAACAGTCTTGAAGTCACGGAACATACGTACGCCATCAATCTTGCGACGAACACGCATATCAATCTTGCCCTGGAGAGTTACACGACCATCCATCATCGGACGCTCGATGATCTCTTCCGTAGAAATCATTTCGAGTTCGGCATCAATGCCCTCTAGTTCCATCCACTCTAGGTAGCCTTCAAGCATTACGCGACCAAGCTCAGCTTCGGTCTCTAGGCTGGTGGTATCACGGAACTCATCTGTCAGAGTCTTCATATCTGCAGCAACCAGCTCAGAGTGAATCTCTAGCAGATTGCGCTCCATGTTAGAGGTGTAGTACTGGTCCAAAGCCTCGTGGATGCGAGACCCAAGTGCCAGTGCTCCAGTGAAGTCCTTAACCTTTGGCTGTAGGCGACGATAGTAGGTAAACCACCACCGGCGACGGCAGTCCTTAAAGGTCTGGATCTCGGAGTTAGAGATGCGAATAGGATTAGTCGTCATTATAGAGTTGCCTTGCTTTCTTTAAGCATTTGGAGCAGCTGGTGCTTGTCACGGACAATCTGCTCAAAATTGTCAGCTTTGGTGTCTAGAGCCTGGATTACCCGCTCTTCGACAGTGCCCTGAGTCACATAATCAGTAATGATTACTGAATCGTGAATCTCAGAGCCAATGCGGTGAACACGGTCCAAAGCCTGCTTGTAGTCAACAAGAGACCATGGCCTTTGAAGCATAACAAGGCGACGCGCTGTTGTCAAGGTAACTCCAACACCACCCGCCTGAGCAGTGAACAAAATCCACTTAGTCTTACCAGACTGGAAGTCGTCAATAGCTTTCTGACGATCATCAGCACTAATCGAGCCAGTAATCAATCCGTGAGCAATACCTTCCTTGGTAAGACGCGCACTAAGGATCTCAATGAGCTGGCGAGATACGGCACAGACTGCAACAGAGTCGTCACCAAAGTCACCACTCTTCATATCATCCATCAGAGCATCAACCTTACAAGAGGGGTCCGACAAAATGAGATTTTCTTGCCCAGCTTCGTCTACCTCAATGGTGGCGTATGAGCTTGCAAACTGCAATAGACGCAATGCTTGCGTAAGTGGATTTGGGGCCACAACAGCGTCACCAAGTGAACCGTCCGGGGCCTCGATGAGAGCAATCATGTTTTCTAGCATCTGCTTATAAGCCTTAGCCTGCTTGGTGCCCATTTCAACATCGCGACGCTCGGTAAGAACTTCTGGGAGCCAAGGGAGCACCTTGGCCTTGAGCATACGACGCATGCGAGGGTTGATAGCTGCGTAGAACTCTTGCTCCATATCTGGCTTCACACCGAGGACCATCATTCCACCAAATGCATTGAGCATGGTGTTGATCATGCGGTCAATCCAACGAGTCTTGCTAGGCCACTCTTCTGGCGAGATCCAGTGAAGAATTGGCCAGAGATCAACTACGTCATTAGCAATCGGAGTGCCAGTTAGTGCGTATCGAATGTCGGCATCACCAGTCGCGGCCCAAAGAGCACGAGTCTGCTTAGACTTAGGGTCCTTTGAGCGGTGAATCTCGTCTGCAATGACAGCCTTGAAGTCAATTGTGTTTAGCTCACGGCGGTGCACTTCACAACGAGCTGGAGTGATACGCGAGTCGTGCCCATCGCAATCTTGGCAACGAGCCAATGCAATTGAGCCGTAAGGGGCGAGGCGAGAGTGACTACGCAATGACTCCCAGTTGATTACATAAACCTCTGCTTCGCTCTCAAACTGAGCACGGCGCTGAGTAGCAGAGCCACCAATAACGGTGACATCTACTCCAGGCCACCACTTGTCAAACTCACGCTCCCAGTTCTTCTTGAGAGTGTTTGGGCAGACAATTAGTGCCGGAAATACAGCTTCGCCCTTGTCGTGTAGACGCTTCAAAGAACGGATAGCCTGAGCGGTCTTACCAAGTCCAGGCTCGTCAGCAAGAAGAGCACGGCGAGCAGTGCTTAGGAATTCAACTCCAGCACGCTGGTGCGGGAAAAGATCCTGATCTCCATCTTCCATCATGTCTACATCGCGTAGGTGGTTTGATGGGTCAATACGGGTAAGCTTTTCGTTCTTTGCCCACTCGGCCAATCGAGGGCCGATTTCGAGGCTTTCCTTAAAGGTAGAGCGCAAGGCCAAACATCCAGCCCAAGACGCAGCTAGTCGCCAGACGCCTTCCTTAGAGTTCCAAGTAGCGCCAGGAATACTCTTACACAGCTCTTTTAGACGCCACTCGGCGTTAATAATGATGTCTACGCCAGATTCCTCTAGCTCAACAAAAACTGACATTTTTATCCTTTGCGTCTTTACGTATATTTATATTATCAGAAAAAAACTTTGTCAAGTTATTTTTTTGATAATAACTAATTTAATAATTGTACTGGCTTCCAACCAGACTTAATGCACCTTAGTAGACCGTGTCGGATGGCGTCAAGTGCATGGCCTTCGCCACCTTTGTGCCAGTAGCCGAGCTTCTTGAGCTTTTCATTGGAAAACATAGCTTTTGCGTCCGCCGGGCTTTGGAAATAGATATCGTCAGCAGCTCGGCCAACATCCATAAGGCACTGCTTGAGGATGCCAATCTGCTCGAGTGAGTAGGGCGCTTGGGAGTTTTTGACGGTCTGTGCGTTGATCGTGAATCGTTCACAAACTACCTCTAAATCGCCCTGTACGGCCGATAGAGAGGCTCGGATTGGTGCTGCGTATTCGTGCTGTTGGAACTCTCCAGACCACTCCAAGACAGGCTCAGAGCCTGATTTAAGGCTAAATAGTGCCATTCCGGTGGCTTTTCCAGGATCAACAGCCAAGATATATTTCATTAGTACTTTTCTCCCCAGTTTTCTAGAGGTCCATCAACATCGGCAGTAAGAGGCACTGCCCACCCTTCGCGTGTAGTCATGCACTCACGCACTAGTTGCTTAATTTCTTCTACGTCCTTGCGAGGTGCGTTTAGTACGATTTCGTCGTGTACTGGAACAATCAGAAGATCGGTCAAATCGGCCTGATCCAACTTGATCAAGTTTGACTTAAATACCTCAGCGGCACCACCCTGGATTAAGTAGTTAACAAGGGTATAGACGCGGTCTTCGTCACAAGGTAGGCGACGCCCAGTCCAAGTATTGACATAACCCTGCCCCTCGGCACGTAGGCGACGCATTCCAATATCTTCCACCTTCTTCTGGAACAAAGACATTCCAGGGAAGCGGTCATCGAAAGCATTAGAAACAGCACGCATCTGCTCTTCCGGCACTCCAGCAGTCAGAGCCTGCTTCGAGACACCAGCACCGTAGAGGCGTCCATAAACTACACCCTTGATTAGGCCACGGCGCTTGTCAGACTTTTGCATGGTCGGGTCCGCGTAGATCTCACGACCGATCTCGGTGAACGGGTCAGAGCCAGTAGCGTCCGCCATGTTGAAGAGGTTGATCAAGTTTGCGTCCTGAGAGAGGGACGAGAACATACGGAACTCAACCTGATCAAGGTCAGACGTGACGATTACGTGGTCATCATCCTTAGGCAAGAATGCGCGACGCACGGTGTCGTCACCCTTAGGGAGAGTTTGTAGTGCAGGATTCTGAATAGACATACGACCAGTACGAGCGCCCATGGTCTTTACAGACGGGTGAACAAAACCGTTGACGTTGTCGTTGATGAAGTTTAGGAAGTAAGTATTTGCAAGCTTGTCAGCTTTACGTTGCTTCAGCATCGTGTCTGCAAGTTGCTTAACTTCTTCAGACCCATGAATAGTGAATAGCTTGAGTTGATCCTTGGTCAATGACTTCTGTCCGCTAGGAGTGGTCTCAGTGATTTGAGATCCAAGTTGCTCCTCGAATACGCGTGCCATTTGCGGATTACTAGTTACGGAAGCATTGTATGTCTTTTGTACCCAATCTTTTACCTGCTCGGTGTACTGAAGCAAATCATTGAACTTCTTTTGTGAGTAGTCCAGATCTAGACGAGCACCATTGAGCTCCATGCGAGTTACGATACGGCGAGTATTCATCTCTAGCTCATATGCCTGAGAGTACGGACGCCCTGGCGCACACTTCTCCCAGAACTGCTCGAATAGACGCATTGTAAGAATGGTGTCAAGCGCACCATAAGACCAATATGGAGCAAAGGTCGTAGGCACGGTTCCCCAAGTCCAACCATTAGATGATAGACCTACATCCAGCTGAGTCTGCAAATAAGCAGCGTGGCGATCAACATAACGCTCAGTTAGAGGCTTTAGACCACCCTGACCTAGAGGGTCAATTAGCTGCGCCATAATCATGGTGTCGTGCGATCGGTGCCAAGGCATACTCCATCGAGATTGAATCTCGAACCACTTGGCTTCGAAGGCGATGTTGTGGCAAACAATAGGGCCATCAAACTTGTCCATGGCCTCGTAGAAGACACCAGCCCACTCATCCCAAGGAATTGCCCAGCCAGTCATACCGTCGCCAACCTGAACAAGTCGTAGACGCCCGTGCCAAGGGGAGAGCGCGTGATCGCGTGGGTTACCCGGAAGCTCTCCGGTTTCAGTGTCAATAGCGATGGCATTTAGAGGGCGACGCTCACCAAGCCAAGAAATAAACTTTGATGCTTGTTCGGCGCTATCTACCAGCTCTAGCTGAATGCCTTCTAGTCCTGCCATATAAATCCTTTTCGATAAGAAATTTATATTAGCAAAAAACCCTAGTCTTTGCAACTAGGGTTTCTGGTTAGGGAATTATCTCTATTTTATAGATATCCGCAATCAGCCCATCGTTCTTAGATGCCTCTTCTAGCAACCTCTGAGCCACGTTTGTTAGGTAGCGTGCGCCGTTGTCGTCGTATTTGTAGAGGGCGTCTAGCACTGCGCCAGGCTCTTCGGAAACCTGAGCCCAATGGCGATACTTTTCGGGGAAAACCAGTTCAGCTTCCTCAGACGGATTACATTCTACGCAGGGTACAGACTTTTTGTTTATGTTTGAATATGGACTCTCCTGTAAGCCATATCTACGAACAAGAGGGCAAGCTGCACCATGAAAAACTAAAGAAACACCGATGCGAGAAAGAATGTAAGATCCGCTATCAGTTTTGTATAGCTCAAACTCGATCCAACGAGTGGAGTCATTTCTTTTCGAGGTGGACTGACCTAAAAGCTTTCCGTTGAACTGAAGCGATCTTGCTCCGTCTTTTACCGTATACATACGAGCTACTCTACCGACTCGCTTTGAGTAAGCCTCTGCATAGTTATAATGGTTGCCTTTAAAATGGCAATTTCTTGTGCCTGATTTGCTATAACAGTCTTCAGCTCATTCAGCACTAATGAGACGTCAATTTCTGGTGTATTCATCTTATTGTCCTTCTAACCTTGACAGTCTATCACTAATCTCAGATATCAAATCATTTTGGTGTTTTATAGCTAAAACTAGAGCTCCAGTTAGCTCGCCGTAGTATACGCCTTCAGGCCTTACATTTCCTTCATTGTCCTTTGAATATGAAACAAAATCAGTAAGCCCTAATTCATGTAACTCTTCTGCTATAAAACCTGCATAGTGTCTAGCATCCGAAAACTCTTGCACCTCTTCTATCCAACGATACAACCTAGGTTGCATCATCAGAATTTTTTCATAGTCTATAGACAAATCTACAATATCTTGCTTATATCTTGCAGAAGACGCGGTCCTAACTAGAGATCCATTATTTGTAAATGATGCTCCTGTAGTTCCACCGCCAGATAACTGGCTTCTAACTATGGCAGCACCCGCAGTAATTTGTCCAGTAGCTGAAAAACCAGCAGCAACTCTAAGAGCTCCAGATACGTCCGTGATGCTAGCAGTATCACTTCCAATTGTTACACTGTCAGCAGTAATCATTATCTGAGTGTCTGCATATAAATCAAGATATCCAAAAACACCACTACCCCATGCAATAGCTCCGGAAACATTGCCTGGGCCACGCATTGCAGTAGTATCAACATTCACAAAAAAGTTACTGCTATATACGTCAGTATATGAGTAACTCAAAAGGGCCCCATAATCCCAAATAGGATCATAGACACCAGTTAAATATGCAGCTACTGTTCCGGCAACGCGTATCGTTAATGCATTATCTGCTGCAGATAGAGTTACTGATGTAGAGCTGTCAGACGTTCTAATTGTGAAACCCGTCATGGTTCCGGCCCGTAGTCGATCTGTAGTGATGCTATTTGTTTCTATGTGACCAGCATTTATAGTTAGACCCCGTATTAGAGCTCCGGTAATGGTCTCACCAATAATTGCTTCGGAAGCCGTAATAGATCCGTTTACAATATTTGCTCCATTAAGAACCTTACCAATAATGTCCGTATCGACTAAAGGTCTAATCTGCGTCGTTGTTTGAGTGGACGCATCGCTAGAGTTGCCGTTTTTATCTACTGCAACAAGTTTAAAATAGTAAGTTGCATTATAGGTAAGGTCAGGAATCGCAGCGGGAGCGTTCTTAGAGTAAATCTTTCCTAGTAATGTACCAGAACCAGGGGTAAATCCACTAGTCGTAGAGCCGTGTACCTCGATAAAGTTGATCAGCTCTATAGGAACTACAGCCCCGTTGTAGTCCTTACCGTCCCAACTAACCTGAACAATTCCGAGCCTAGGTGTCGGGATCACCGGAGCTGAAGGTTTTTCAACGCTAAGGGCAGCTAAGCCAGTTACAATGGTTCCGTCGAGTCCCGTGGATTCATTTCCAAACGAGTCATAGGCGGTAACTCGGAAATAGTATTGCTTATTTGGATCTAGGCCAGTAATAGTTTCTGAAGTATCTCGCCCGTTGAGGTCCCTAGTGTCTCTCCAGTTACTGTAGCCAGTTTCGCTAATCCTAATTTTGTATCCAAGTAAGTCATCCAAATCCTTACCATTGGCAGATTGCGTAGGTGCAGTCCAAGACAAATCCACCCTAGACCTAGGACTACCATCAGTGCCTCGGTTATATCCAGTAGTTGATAAAACTAGATTTGTAGGTGGATTAGGAGCAGAGCCATCATTCTGTAGACCGGCTACTTGTCCGACTTGATACCTAAGCCCATTCCAGTAATAGACTTTATTGTCATTTACGGTATCAAACCAAGTAGAGCCAACTCGTACATACTTCTGAGCAACAGAGTAAATGTAAGTTCCAGAGCTAGCAGTAGCAGACGGAATAGCCGCTGATAAAGGAGTATCGAAATCGTAACTGATGGTATTAGACGTTACGGACTTTACCTTAAATAGGCCATCTATGCCTCGGTATGCTTCTGGCAAATCATTGACGTCAATGATGTCATTAGTTGTATAGTGATGAGAGCTACCGCTTATTGTTAGAGTAGCAGTAGTTGTTGTAGCCGAGTGAGAGGCAATTAAAGCTCGAGTAGCTAGGGCTATTCTTATACTGTTTGAAGTTACAGTACTTCCACTAGAAAATAGGTAAGTATGCTTTACGGTACCTAATGTGTCGCCAGGAATAGGAAGCGGAGCATATACCTGCGCTCCATTAAACTTTAGACTTTCACGGGTGTTTGTAGAACTTAATGACCAGCTAGGAGTTCCGTGTGCCCTACATGTGTAGTACGGGTTACTAGAATTAGTATTTTTAAAATATGTTCTACCAATGGTCAATACTGGAGCAGAGGTTCGTCCAATTGATGATATGGAGACATAATCTCCTTTCTCGACCGAAGATCCAGAAATAGATTCAATCCCGTCGGTATCATAGGACAGTATTTCAAACCTGTCGCCCGCGACTACATTAGATGGGTGAAAGTAAGCACGCTTCACGCGCACCCAAGGATTGGGTAGGGTAGGAGAGTATACGGAACCAGCTGGTTCATTGCCAACTTCTTCTCCCGCAGAAGTCTCTTCAGTAGTTGCCTTTACGTTATAGGCAGTTTTCTTAAATTCTACTGATCTAATTCTCCTATCCATATTGGATATGAGGCTGGTCAGCTTTTTACGTCTACGTCTAATGCCCATTATGATGCCTTTGTCTTTATGAACAGCGTTACGTACGTGACGCCATTTACTTTTAGTTTAAATTCATATTTAGTATTGGCACTAAGTCCAGTTGCAGTGTAGGTAGTAGAAAGAATGTCATCTGGACCAAGAGTCCAAGAAGTTAGAGAAGTACTTCCTCGGAATAGTGCAACGGTAGTGGAGCTATCGGTACGATCAGTATCGTATTTAACTGAGAATGTAACACTAGAAGTGCCAGTAGTAGTGGCATCCAAATCAATTAGAGTCTCGCCAGCTGCATCAATCTGGGTTTCCGTTACTAGAGTGAGCGATACCTCCTCTGGCACAGTAGGGCTCTCTGGAACAGACACCTCAAATGCATCAATCTTTCTAAGTAGAACTCCAGCTCTATCTGCCTGAGAACTACCAGGTTCTAAATCACTATCTAATCTTAGTTGTACAAAATCATCGTTGATAATTACAGAGCACCAGTCCCCGGGCTTATATGTGCCCAGAGTGGGTCTAAGTGATCCATCTACAGTAATTGAGAAATTAGATATTGGCGGAATTGATTCCGAGAGCATTCGAACTGCATACTTATCATAAAGTATTGATTCTTCGCTAACGTTTGAGATTTTTTCCACCTGATCTAAAAGAGGCCACCCTCGATCTAGGTAGTCAAAATTTGTCTCGGCTGCGTAGGGTAAGGACGCATTAGAGTTTCCTGTATCGTCGTCCCCCTGAGTCCAAAATCGTGTTGCAGCATCTTCTGCTGATTCAACCATGCTAGCAGCTAGGATGTTTCCAGGGTGTTCGAACACTATTCGATCAGCATTGAAGGCCGATAGCGGAGCATATTTTCCAGCTGGTAGCTTAGCATTAGGCAGCGAATTTTTGTAGTTTCTAAAGGAGTCTGGTTCCATAGGTAGGAATACAAAAGTTCTAGTAAAAGAGTTAGTATTCGGGTCATAATCGCAGTCAATCCGATACTCAAAACCGTTAGGAGTATTCGAATACTCGTCTAAAATCTCTCCGACATACTTGAGCTCAAATCCTCGGAAAGGATGGTTATCTTGAGGAGACTGTACGCTGAAGCCACCAGTAGAGTAGTCTAACTGAAGCCCAGAATTTTCAGAGTACTCACCGTATGATCCATATCGTACTTCTGCTTTTCGCTGTACTGTAGCATCGTCTGAAGGCTCGCTAGGAGCAATTATTACAGTAACTTCAGTCTGAAAAGTGAGTGTATTGCTAGTGGTTCCCGTCACAACATGGGTACCATCAATTAGGTTTGTTAGTCCACTAACTTCTACAACATCATTCACAGAAAAAGAGTGATTAGAAGAAGTAGTCACGGTCACAACTCCGGTACTTGCCCTAGAGTATTTCGAAACAGACGATTCGTTAGAAACTAAAGCAGTTTCTGAAATGTCATTTCCGGTGCTACTAAATGTGACTGTATTTTCATTTGGAACATCTAAAACAACATGCCTACCATCTAAGACTGTATTTGTATTCCTAAGCGTAAATGCTTGTCCAACAATCAAATAGTGGGGTTTATCAAAAACCGCCGTAGCAACATTTGAAGTCCTAGAGACCGTAGTAATTACCTGAGCATAGACCAGTGAAGGCTCTATCTCTGAGTTACCAAAAATTGGACCATAAAAATCAAGCTCTAGCGCCTTCAAAAGATCGCGAGCATATTCGTACGTATCTTGTCTTACGTAGACGGCGGTACTTGTATCCTGCCTAGCTACACCCTGAACTGAAATAAACCCATTACCGTCTTTTTCAGCAGTAAAATAAGCAACGCTATCTGTAGGTGCAGGGTCGGAAGTTATATAGTAATAGCCGTTATACTTCTGATTATTTTCTGAACCGAACACTAATTGAATCGGCATGTTGGCTGCAAAATCAAAGGTTTCATTATCTTGCAGCTCTAACTTACCTACCCCGTCTGTATTCAAGGTAACAGTGGCTGGGTATGAATTGTCGAATGTTTTCCATGCAACACGGTGGTGTAGGTAGCTAGTGAACTCATTACCGCTGATATTCAATATTTTATTTTTAATATCGTACGATCTAGACCAAATAATTCCGCCCCAAACGCACTGGTTATTGCGAACAATATATAGGGCTGTTTTGCCTGGAACAGTGTTTTCATAGAGGCTTAGATTATAAGTCTCGGGGCTGACTGGAATATCTCCAGTAAAGGACCCTGCTTCTCGAATAGAACGGCCATAAGATACGTTGCTTAGCGGTATTTCTGACAGTAGCTCATTGGTAACTAGGTCGCAGACAAAATAGCGGTAGTTAGCCGATAGTGTCGGTTTAGTAGTTAGGGTCGCCATTACTGTACTTTCGTCGTTGTCTTTAAATAAATTATAACACTAGCCAATCCAGCCAGATCGGAAGGATACCGTGCAGGTACCTCCAGAAGCTGTGAAAGTTACGGTATTGGTTGCTTTAGAGCTAGGCTCGAAACGAATCCAGTCGCTCAGAGTCGAGATGTAGCTTCTTGCATTCACTACAGTGCTTCCAGTGACCAATACCACTTCTCTATTCAAAGAATCAATTTCTAGGGTTGACCCGCTAGGAATATTTTTAACTACTGTTACAGTCTCCGATATGTCATCAACAGCAGAGTCAGAGTAGTTAATGGCATTTACTACTGTAGCCCCGACTGACACAGGGCCAGCGATAGACAGAATAGTAGGAACTTTAAATGTTCCGGTATTGGTAAAAGTAGTATTTCCGTTAGCCGAAATAGTCTTTTCTCTGTAGCCATCTACGATGCTTTCTCCAGAACCAGCTTGGCTGGAGCTATAAAGATACTCGTACTTGATTGGATCAGCTGCCTTGAGGCCAATGGAGAAGTCGGTACGTCCTCTAGCTTTTACAGTGGCAATTTCTGGTCTACCGCTTAGCCTAACAAAAGTAGTCTTTATTACTGGAGATTCTTTCACTACTAAATCTGAACCAGCATAGACCAAGTCAATAGCATTAAATAGTTTTTGCCTGGCGACCTCAACCTGAGAAGGATCCTGAGTCAAAAACGAGCCAGTTAGAGTCATCAACCTAGCTGCATAGCGACCTTTTGCATCATACGAACCATCGCCCCAACCACGAGGTAGGTCAGGGATCTCTGGGTCTGGTAAATTCCACCAGCCCTCTATGTCAGTACACACCCAGATAACATCATTCTCATCTATGGTGTTTAAAACCAAACTACCTAATGAGATATCAGCCTTCAGCTTTAGACCAGTGATGTGCGGAGCTGGAAGATTGGATAGAGCTTTATTTACTAATTTATTTTCATCCGACTGAATAGCCGGATTTATATCAGCACTAGGGTCATAATATGTTGGCATTAGTAACCGCCCTTACGAATCTCGTATGCGATCTGGCGAGAAACTTGCATTGCCAATTCGCGCTCATCCATCTTTGCAGATGGGTTGACTGTGACCTGAATCTGAGGGCCACCGCCACCAGAAAGCTTGTTAATAATGGCCAAGTCTCTATCAGAAAGACCATTAGGGTGAAGTGGCTCGATACGCTCTGGACGACCTGCCTCAGCTACGGTAACCATTGATCCGCCAGAAGTAGGGAACACGGTACCACCCGTAGCCATCTTAGTGCCACCAACCTTTGCTAGGTTGGCCTTAGCCTTGCTAGTCCAGTCTACGTAGTCAACCTTCAATTTAACGTTAGATAGGTTAATCGCTCCACCAGTAACGGTCTTTAGGAACTGACCAACTGGACCGTCACCGATAGCCTTGAGTAGGCCATTGACCACACCTAGAACTACGTTAATTCCACCGATGATGGCATTGACGATGCCTTCAATAATTCCTAGCAACATGATTCCGATGCCACCAAAAATCTTAGCTAGGCCCGGACCAAAATTACCCTTGAATAGGTCCATGATTCCGCTAACAAGCGGTTTAATACCATTCATGATGGTTCTAACTAATGTGGTTATGAAGTTGATTGCGGTAGCTACCGTGTCAATAATTATGCTGATTACGCCACCAATTAGGGGGAATACTGTGCCAAGGATCAGTTCAGTGATTGGACGAATCGCTTCCATGATTCCACCGAGACCATCGCCACCAAATAGCTGATCAAATAGACCCATCAGCGAGTCCCACAGGCGACCGAACGCCGCCCCAATACCAGATAGCGTATCACTGACTGTTTTTCTGAATGTTTCAGAGTTGTTGTAGAGGTCAACGAACAGAGTAACAAGGGTTGCAATGATGGCAACACCAGGGAAGCTAACCAAGAAGCGACCAAAACGACTAAGTCCAACACCCAAGTTACCGAATAGGGTGTTTAAGAATCCACCCTTACCAATCAGGTCTTTAGCTCCTAGATTCATCTGAACCAAGAATCCTTGGAACTTTCCTAGGTTAGTCATAAATCCAGCGCCCATTTGAGCTATGTTGCCGAAAACACCCATAAAGACGTTTCCAAAGAACTTAGCGACTTTTGTTACGGTGCCAATGGCGAGAGCAAACGCTAAGAATCCACCTATAGCTTTAAGTATTTTTTGAGCAACTTCGCTTTCAAGAATATCTGCCACCTTAGTTGCAAAAGCAGTAAGAGTGTCAAAGAAAACCTTAGGCCCTTCGGAGTCAGCTAAGGCCACAAGAATTCGTGTTATCTGTACAACTAGATTAGCCAGAGATGGTCCAGCCTTTATACCAGCCCTCATAAGCTCGCCCATTGCTGGAGCACCTTGCTTTAGGATGTCAAAGGTCTGACCAATTTCTGGCATATCCCCCAGCTTGAGGAACTCTTTAATGAGCGCCCCGATGGCATCCAATATTTTTGTCGTGTTGGTTGCAGCATCACTAAACCATTGCTTGAATGGGGCACTGACCTTACCATCAAAAGTACGTCCCATATTGGCCCAGCCGCTGGTAGTTTTTTCTAGCCAAGTCACCATGATCTCGCCACCAGAACCAGGACCAAAGTTAGCCTCGACTAAGGTCCCTATGGTCTTGAAAATGTTTCCAAAGATTCCAAAGAATCTTTCCAACATTTTTTCCGATTCCACAAAGAACTTAGATATGGAGCTGTTCTTAGGATCTCCACCGACGGTAAAGTAATCGGCAAAATTCTTTGACTTAGTTTCTAAATAGCCAACAAAGTTTCGTACAGCCGGGTCAGCAAGACGAAGAACACTTAGCAAACCGTCAAACAGGTTTCCAAAAATAGTACCCATTGGCGGAAGTTGCTCGGAGATATTTTTTAATACCTCATCTAGCTTCTTTAGGCTACCTCTGATCATGACAATGTCAGTAAATTTTTCGGCAGCGAATCCCATGCCTCTGCCGATGTCATAGAATCTGTCTCGTATGATCTCCAAAGCGCCAGCTTGAATTAGGCGCTCCATCTGAGTCTTCAGTAGAGGTAGGAAGCCTTTAGCTGCTGCTTCTTTTATCTCGTCCATCTTGGCCTTTAGGCTGACCAAGAATTTGGCAAATTCTTTCTGAGATGGAGTTAGTCCAGCATATGGGTCTGTGGCTGCAGTACCACCTGCAGCAGCCTTGCCCGCATTCTTTTCGGCGTCTTTTGCCTTACGTAGCGCAAGCTCAGCCTTTTTAACATTGAGGTCGGCTTCTCGCCTAGCTCTACTGTTTACTGGAAGATCAGCAACACGGTTTCTAGCTTCAATCGCTCTCTCGAGGGCTAGTGCCGCGTCATCTACGGCTAAAGCAGCTTCTTCTGCGTCAAACTTGGCTTTTCTAAGCGAGTCAGAGTAGTTCTTATTTGCGCTGGTAGCTGCAGATACAGCTTGGCTAATTCCCTTGAAAGCCATACCAGCAACGCTAAATCCAACTTTAAGGGCGACCGCAGCACCAGCAACAGCAACCAAGCCAACAGCAGCTTGACCAGCAGCACCGACCAGTGCACCAAGACCACCAATTAGAGAAGAGATAGCACCTAGCAGTACAGAAATAGCGGTACCAGCTACATAGGAAGAGCGAACCATTCCTTGAAATGCTTCTCTAGCACCATCAGCATTAGGGGCTAATTCTGCTATGTTACTCGCAAGTCTAGAAAAGACGTTACCATCTATGTTGTTTCGTAGTCCGCGGGAAAAAGAGGCACCTAGGGATGCACCAGCATTACTAGCAGCGTTACCATTGACGTTGCTAAATGCCTTGCGAATATCTTTTTCAACGTTCGTTGTAATAGCACGAACGAGGATATGCGCTTCACCGACTAGGGCCACTTTTTCACCTACTTAATTAGCGAAGCGGAGCTTCTAAAAGACTGCCGAATGGGTTAGATGATTCAGGATCAAACTCTGTTGGAGGAACATATGGTTTAACTTCATCTAGATCAGGAACACCCGTAGAAGTAGAGTTTGTCTTACTACGAGCCTTCACTTTATAGTTGTAAGTTACCCCATATAAGGTTTCGTATACCTGAGTACGAGTAGCACTCACGGATTCGACTTCCTCCTGAGATAGATAACGAGAATCTTCCTCGAACATGAAATGAATAACGTCTAGCATGTCTGACATATTCATCTCCTTTAGGTTGATTCCCGAAATCAAAGCTTTTCCATTCACGTAGGGCCAGAGGTCAATAGCCCATTCTGCTAAGCCTCTGGCTGCTCTTCCGGGCGTTCGCTGAACTGCTCCACAACCCAACCAGTGATGTCACCAAGCTGCTCTACTGTGACAATTCGGTCAGCATCTTCGAGAAGTGCATTGAACCGCTCGTAGCTTTCCGCTACAAGCACCTTTGAGAAGAACTGATCAATAGTTCCGGCTGCTTCAGCTGGGTCAGCTGACTTTGACTTAGCCACCAAATCAAGCAAAAGCTTTCCAGGCACGGCCTTCTTGCATTCAAAATTTTCACCGTGAATTGCGAAGGTAATTGGCTCTACGTTGGTAAGGTCTGGACCACTACCAAAGTCCTTGAATTTAGTCATATTATTTTATGTCTTTCTTTCTTGTTCCTGCCAAATAGCAGTACTTCTATTTTACCCTCTTATATGGATTCTGAGTTGATCAGAGAGATATCTATTTGGTTTGGCACCTGGGTGGTTAACTGCCCTTGCGTGTATAACCCTAGTTCCCTTACCAAACACTAAAACTGTGTTAGGTGGATTAGGTGTAATAACGTGAGGCTTAGTTCCCTCATGGTGCATATATGCATAATTTAGTCGCGATCCGACTTTTATGGCCGCACCCTCTCTAAACACAATATGCTGAAGTTCTATACTTCTACGCAGATTTCCAGTACGGACCCCGACTTGTCGCCTTGCGCCTCTAACTATGCGCTGGCCAATTTTGTTTAAGTACTTACCGACCATTCCAGCCGAGTCATGTGTCTCGAAATTCAGGGCTGATTTATAAATTATTACCCTAGAGCTACTGTATCGGAATGATGTAGATAGCCCAGTTTTTCGAGGACCAGAAGGCCTATAGCTGACAGATCCCTTACGAGCTAGTTTTTGAGCCGCGTATATCCAAGGGCTGTCTGGTACTAATCCCCAAGCTGGCATTTTATGGAACCGCCATTGTGACGCTCATGGTTGTGGTCTGGAATCCACCTTCAGGTGCGCCAACCTCTAAGGTAGCAATGACACCGATACCGTAGCCAGTCTCATCCCACTGATCCAGTAGATTTACCGACTCCATTAGAACCCATGAATCGTAAGCCAAGGTTTCAGAAGCTATCTGAATCTTCTGTGGTGATGGTGGCCTACCATTCTGACCGACAATAGGTGTAGCTCTAGAAATCATTATGTTTAGGGTTGCGCTTCTCGGCACGTGACAACGCTGAGGCTCACCCACCTGAGCCCCCGGAGCACCCAAATACATCTGAACGAATGAGACAACCAGCTGTTCGCAATCAATAGCTGGTTGACCCATCGTCCAATATCTTCGTTCAGGAAGATTTACGTTGTATGACTGAAAAATAGACTGGACGCGCTCAAGTACACCTTCCATCATGTCGCGAAGATTTGTTGCATCCTCAGCGACACCAGTAAAGTCAATAGCGGTCGTCGTCATTTTTACTCCTCTACAACGTCAATAACAGGTTCTGCCTCAGCTACAACCTCTACTACTGGCTCCTCTACCTTAGGAGCTTCTACCTTAGGAGCTGGCTTAGGAGCCACCTTCTTAGCAGGAGCAACCACAGGTTCAGGCTTAGCAGTACCAAGCATGTCCTGAGCACGGAAATTAGTCTGAATTGACATATTTACCTCTCTTAGCTATACATCTTGATCTGGAGGTTTCCAGAAGCAAGCTCTACTAGGTTCTCTACACCATCAATTGTTTTGGTGGCATAAAGAGTCCAATAACCTGGATCAACCATTCCCAGCGTTGAATTAGCTTTTGAGTATGGAACGGTGAAACTTAGAACAGTGTTGTTAGAAGACAGTGTGATATCAGAGCTGTCTAGATTGCTAGAGCGAACTCCACTATAGCTGTTGATCTGAACTAGCGGGTCCCAGTCTTCTTGGAAGTTACTTAAATCAACGTCAAGTCCGGCAGATGTCCAGCTTGCAGAAGCACCCTTGACTAGAGCCAAATCAAAGTCGGCATCAGCAGTAAGTACAAGGGCTTTCGGAGAGTAACGTCTAGCTCGAGGTTGGTCTGGAGAGAATACCTTTGACTTGCGTCGAGCATTGTCTGGGTTTACGGTCTTTAGGAAAAGATCAATAACGTAAAGGCCAGTACGAAGCTCTTCGATGAACTCTTGATTATCAAGAATCGTGTAAGAAACGCCTTGACGAGATACAGAGGTCACACGCTGAGGGAGCTGACATGTATCGTCATCAGACCAGAGTTTAATGAATTCGATAGCAAGGGTTCTAGCTGCCATTTTTCCAACAGCAGGAACAGGGGTGCCGTATGAGTATGTGACCTCAGTATTGCACGGGGTCCAAGGAGTTCCAGCTTTTACGTGAATTGTAGAGTGGTCTACAAGGTAATAATTCGACGGATCAATTATGCTACCAAGTCGGTTACGAATGGCATGAATTTTAGTTACTGGACGCCCGCGCAAGCGGATGCGTGAGTCAGGTGACATACCGTCAGAGGTTAGCTCCGAGTACTCGTCGTAGTCGCCAGAAGGAATATTGTAAACGTCTCCACCAAACAATACTGGAGAGTTGGTTTTGGTCGAGGGGCCAATACGGTTGTTACGCAGGGTACAGGTATAACGCTCAGTTACAGTGGTTTCACCAGTGTACTTACGGCCAGACATGGCCCAGAGAAGGTATGACGCAGTGTGAACAGCTTCCTCTGTGAACTCCGTATAAGAGTAGTCACCAAGCTCTTCGGGCTGGATCCAAAAGTTATTTGTCATATAAACCTCTCTTATAAGTTTAACGGGTGGCGTACCAGTTCATTAGACCAGTGCGCCACCCGTTTACTTTAAGTTACTACTCAGCTGATTCGTTCGAAACGATGATGTTGTCGATGTTATTGTCGGCGTTGTAGTTGATGTTACCAGGTACGTTGTAGCTTGCGTCACCAACAGAAGCACCAAGCTGTGCGCTGGTCACAGCGATAGGGGCTGGGTTAGTCTCTGTCAAAGAGTCAGTGACAGTTACGCGGGCACCAGATCCAACGGTGAAGCTGTTGATAGCTTCAGTTATGCCAGTGCTTACATAGCTAACAGTGTATGTACCGCCAGAACCAGTGGCTCCAGTGCTAGTAGTTACAGTGTAAGTACCATTGAAGGCTGCGCCAACATTCTGAACATAAATGACATCGCCACTTGAAATACCGTGAGCAGCGCTGAAGGTAAGAGTTGCGGTACCAGTTGAGTCAGCGTAAGTTCCTGCAGCACTGTTGAGGGTGATGGTAGTAGGCGACTTGGCGCTAGGCGAAGTGAAGACTACTGGTCCAGATCCATCGGTCCAAGTGTAGAAACCGTTCAGACCAGTTGGAGCCCAGCTTGCGCGTGCGTAAGCGTATGGACGCTCTGCAGCAACCGGGAACTCCCAGCGGCCGTCAATACCAGACTGGAATGATGGGTTACCAAGACCGAAGCCTTCGAAGGTGTTTGCAAGTAGACCGTTTTCAATAACGCGGTCACCTGACTGACGCATCTTCACGTATGGGAAGACCCAGTGGAAGTAAGGAAGAACGCCTGCACGCTTTCCATCCTTCACAGCGTGTGACCAAGCCTCGATGGCAACACCGTTACCAGCAGGGTCATCGCCAACACCAGGAGCAGCCCAACCGACTGACTTCAGGTTAGGGTCATTTGCAGTTCCGATGTTCTTACGAAGCAGTAGACCACCAGACAATAGAGCCGAAAGCTCTGGGTCTGGCTCACAGATAGCGAGCTCCATGGTGATACGCTTTAGTGTGTCTGGTGCCTTGTAGGTTACACATACAACACCGTTTGCACCCTTCTCAGTAATTTCGTCGCCCTCTTCATATTCTGGGGTGAACGAAATACGCATGAATGCAGAGGTGGTATAGCTGTCTCCTGGACCAGTCATCAAGTTTCCAGCAGAATCCAGACGGGTGACGCGAATAGACACACCCTGGATGCTAGCTGCATATTCTTGAGTAGCCATTTAGCTATTCTCCTTAGGTTTAGGCTGTTAGATCTACTCGAACAGCAAGGTGGATTGATGTATCAAAGTAAGCCGCAGCTGGGCGGATTGCTTTGAGACGCATGTCATTCGCATTACCCGACACGTCGTAAGCTTGGCTTAGATTGTCGTTCACGACATCAACATTGCCTAGGTAGACCTTGACAGTGCCGGTGGCGTAAATCCATTTGTCAGTGGTAGTGCCCAGTTGCTGAGCATAACCAGTGGCGTCTTCTGCAGTCACGTTAGCGTGAGTGTAGTCAACTTTAAATTCAGTTCCAGTGTTGGTAGTAACTTCAACATTAGTAAGAGTTACGGTGCCTAAAGTATCGCTAGTAATTGATAGCGAGATACGGTCACCGTTCTGGAAGTAGTGGCGACCGTTGGTAACAAGAATCAACTTGTTGCCATTTACAGAAGCAGTAAGGACATCCCACTTAGGACCATTACCCGAGTAACCAGAACCAGTAACAACCGGAGTTCCACCCATAGTCTGCAGGTGGTCTTTGATCTTGTTGTGGAAAAGCATCTGGCTGTTGCTTGAAAGAGCAGCAACAACATCGCGAGTAGCGTGGATGATTCCCTGCTCGCCAGCGTGCGAAGCCTGAGCAATTCCATGCTCCAGAGCAGCAAGTGAGCGCTTAGCTGATAAGCCCTCGCCATCAACAACTGTCAAGGCCGAAGAAACTAGAGCGCGGTTTGCGTGGCCAGAGGTTATTCGGATTGCACCGTCCCAGAGTTCTTCTTCAATTGCACGCTGGCTAGTTGCCTCAAGTTGGCGAGAGATGCGGGCAATTCGGTCAATGCCAAGAAATCCTAGAGTTGAACGATCTTCCTGTACTTCAATGAAGAAAGGCTTGATCTCGTCGTAGTAGTTTACGTTGCCAGCGCCAGCAATCTGAGTTTCGTGGCTGTTGGTCTCATCTACATTGTAAAGAGCGTAGAGGTCCGTCTCCCACTCCTGCGAGAAACCGCGGATCCAGTGGTCTTCATCAGCTGAGTTTTCTACATCAACTACAGCGAGTAGGCCGAACGCTGACGGCACAATTTTAGGGGCCGCTATAACACCATTCTTTGGGAAGGCCATTTAAAATCCTCTAAATAAAGTCTATATTTTTACTCGTATTGGGAGGGCCCCGAAGGACCCTCCCGCAACGATAACTGCCTTATCGAACTATTAGAGCTCGATGGTGGCTGCAGCGGTGCCACCAGTGGTGTCGCGCAGAGCTGCAGCAACACCGTTGATTGAGATGGTCGAGGTGATCTTAAGAGCCTCGATACCGACCTTAGCAACGTTCTCGAAGGTTTCGGTGAACATCTTGTAGTCGTTGGTGCCAACCAGTGACGAGTCACGGATGATACCAAGGTCAAGAGTACCGCCATCAAGGAACAGGAAGGTGCCTTCTGCGAAGAGGTACCAAACGAAGCTGTCTGGGAACTCTAGAAGAGCCGAAGCACCCTGTGCACCGAAGACGTTCTGGTCTAGCGAAGCCACTAGGTCAACGTTAACGGTTGCAAGGTAACCATCAATCTCAGCGCGTGAGACAGCAAGGGTGCCGTCACCAGGCATTGATAGGGTTAGGTCAGCTGCCATTGCCTCGTAGATCCATGAAGGAACGATAGCCTTCAGACGGGTCTGTGGGTCAATGCGGTGACGTGAGCGGTAAGCAACAGCTGCACGACGGATCTGAACTAGGAAGTCACGACCAAAACCGATTAGGTTGGTGGTAGTAACAGCAGTCGAAGCGTCACCAATCTTGCTTAGCAGGTTCTGCTCTGCCTCGCGAGCGTGCTGTACAAGAGCTAGCTCGTTGTGGCGAGCAATCAACTCTGGGTAAGCACGAGTCATGAGGTTACCGAACTGTAGCTGCAAGGTAACAGCGTCAGTCGAAACAGTCTGCTCCTGAGCAGCGGTAACGGTCAAGCTGGTCTTAGTAGCGCTCTGTGGGTCAGCGTCAACAGCTGCGGTCCATACGCCAACTGCGCTAGCGTAGTCACCAGATGCGAAGCTAGGTGGGGTCACAAAGCGGATACCGCCACGGTCAGCCTGGAAGCGAGGCAGTGCATCGCGAACTGGGCGTACAGTGGTTGAACCGATTGCGAAGATGTCGTACTTGACCTCGAATGGAGCTGCGTGGCCACCAGAAGCAACAAGTGCGTCCTGACCTACAACGTTACCAATCTTGAGGGCATTCTCTTCTGCGTTAGCAGTAAGAGTACGCTCTTCTGGGTACTGAGTGGTGATAGATGCAACGATGTGCTGCTCTCCGTCGCCGCCGTTTACACGGCGTAGCGAGTGGATACGCTTCTCCATAGCCTGAGCTACTTCGTTCATATCGTTGATGGTGCTGCCTGCGGTGTAGCCAGGGATGTCTGCGCCAGCGGTGATTGCCACTGGAGCCTCGGTTACCTGAACTACAGGCTGACGGTCAGCTGGAGCCTCGAAAGGCTGTTCTGCTGCGGCGCTCACTAGTGCCTGCTCTTTCTGCTCTTCTACGAGAGCGGTTGATGTTTCTAAAGTGGTTTCTTCGGCTGATGCTTCCGAACCCTCTACTGCTTCTACAACAACTTCAGCCGGAGCTTCGGTTGCTTCTACGGCAGCTTCGGTAGCAGGAGCTTCATCAGCAACTACTTCCTCGGCAGAACCGTCTGCAGTAATGGTCTCGTCAACAGTCTCAACCGATTCGGTCGATAGTTCAGAACCTGATTCCTGGTCAATTGATGCTGAAGTTTCAGGAGTGGTTTCGGTCTCGGCAGATGCCTTCATAGGCTCTTCCTTGTCCTCTTCCTCTTCCTTCTTTTCCTCTTCAGGAGTCTCAGTAACTTCGTCAGCAGGAGTTTCCTCTGCTTCTTCTACTGGGGCTTCCTCAACAGGGGCCTCTTCTACAGGGGCCTCTTCTACGATTGGCATGTCTTCCATAGCCATTTCCTCTCCTTCTTCGGCTCCACCCTTAATACGGGCAGTAGCCTCAGCCGCACGAGCAGCTAACTCTTCAGCGAGGGCCTCGCGACGAGAAAGCTCACCACGTACGATGTCAAGGGAATCCGCTAGGGATGTCATCGCATCAACTGACTCGGAAGTTGGTTCATCAGCATCGATCGATTCAAACTCGCCGACAATCTGGGTCTGAAGCTCAGCGAGTTGTTCATCGCTAAGATCAGCCAGGGTGTCTAGCTGTGTTTTAATCTGGTCGTACACTGTACCTCCTAGGCCAGTATTGGTTTTATGAATAGGAAGATCCCATTCATGGTGAACAGTCAAGGCTGAGGGACTCAGCACGGAATGTGCGAGGCGCTCCACCTATCACTAATTGTACCTTATTTTTTAGGTAAGGAGTCGGAGCAGGGTGTTCATCTCTGACTGAATTTCAGCCTGAGAATAGACATCTGCACCAGACATGAAGGACTTCAGATTTGCGGTTGCAATATCTGCGTCCTCTTTACCGATCTTTGCTTCGACTCGAGAAATCATCCCATCGATGAGTGTCTTTAGTCCGGCAGGTAGATCGCTAAATCTAACTTTCTGAGCTTCCTTGCCGAATGGCAATGGAAGGTTGGCAATTGTCTTGCCTAGTTCGGCCGCTGTTGAGCGGACGTTTTCTAGAGACTTAGGGTTTAGGGCCTTAGTATCTAGACGATCAATCATTCCTAGTAGCTCGCTACTAGCCTTGGCTGAGTTTACGTAGTCGCCAGCAAACTCTAGGTTTTCTGCCTTTTCTACCTTTTCCAAAGCCTTCTGAAGCCCCGCCACACCTAGGTTCTGCTTTAGTCGAGCAAGAACCTTGCGGTACTTACCTTTAGCGTCACGGGGTTGGGTTTTTGGGGTGTACTTGCTACGACCTTCTTTGTCATAGACTTCCTTGGCAGTAGTCTTACCAGTACGAATATCCTCAGCGAGCTTGATCTCTTCTGCAGTCTGCTTGTCAGCTTCGGCCTTTACATCCTTCAGCTTCTTTAGGTCTGCGTCAGAAATCTCCTTGATCGGGGCTTCTGCAAATTCTGCGATACGAGAACGCATCGAAGCAACGATTGTCGCGGCCTCGGTAGAACCAGCTGACTTCCACTCATCTGGAATCAGGTATGCCTTACCTAGAGCCTTAGCTCGCTTGATAATGTGCTTGCGGACAGCTACTCGGTTCTCTCGCTTTGCACGTCCATATGCTTGGATAGCATTACGGAGATCCTGTTCGTTGCGCACTGGGAACGAACCATCTGGTAGAGCCTGACCCTTGTCAGCAAGCTTCATTCTCTCTTCGTCAGAGAACTTAGCTAGCTCGGCAACGGCAGCAGCAACTAGAGCACGGGTCTTTAGTTCTTCTGCCTTAGCAGCAGCAGCAACTAGAGCCTGCTTCTTTACAGCCTTCTTTGCAGACTTTACACGAGAACGTAGGTCTGGGGCGCTAGCTGAAAGTTCAGCTAGGTTGTATGCACGCTCAGATAGGGTTGCTACGTGCTGACTCTTCATGATTGCCATCATGCTTGCACCAGCTGCAACTAGAGCCATAACCTTACCTGAAGCAACCATTGCGCGAGCAATCGGGAAGCCTGGAACGTTTACCTGACAAACTGCAACAAGCTCGAGCGAGCCATTAATTGGACGCCAGTCGCCAGAAGGAGCAGAAGCGCGAAGTGCGCGAATCTGCATCTCGGTTGCGTCTGGACGTACCGAGCCAGCACACCAGATTCCATACTCGTCTTCACCCATGTGAACATCTGCAATCGCAGAAGCGGTGTCGTCGTAGTGCTTAGCTGCAGAAGCAGCGTTAGCAGTTAGAGGTGCGTGTCCACCAGCAAGAGTTAACTGTCCCACTGGCATGTCAGTTCCGTCAGCACAGCGGACTACACCAGTGTGGAAGTATGCGTACTTGCTCTTTGAGCGAGGTGGGCGGGTAGAGCGAGGCATGCCAATGTGGTTTACGTGCCAAGCTGCAATGTGACCGTAGATACGACCAGAAGGGTCAACGGTGATTGGGGTTGGCTTAGTTAGCTTAGGATCCTTGAACCACTCTGCTGGTGGTGTCATAGGAATCTCGCCGTCAATGAATCCTGAAGCAACTAGCGATGTGCCAGAGAATTCTTGTTCGACGGATTCTTCATATATTCCGTCAACTGGAATCACTTCATCCTCCTGGTCTCCCGCTGGTTTTTCTTCAATAGAGATAGTGCATTCTTGGAATGCAGGCTTAGCTACAATTGTAGCAGCCATTACACGGGCGTGATTTATGGTTAACTTCTTCTTACCTACGTCTTCGGTGTCCTCAGCATTTTCAGTCTTATCTTCTTCTGCTTCGAACTGGTCAAGATCTGCAGAAACACCACGGATAAATCCGTTACGTACTAGACGCTCTGCTTCTTGACCATATGCTCCTGTATCAAAAACACCATAGGCATTTCCAATACCGTTTTCGGTTCTTTCTACGTAATCAATACGTCCAACCACCACAGACCCCATGTGACCGTCGCCGGTCTTGATCTGCCATAGAAGTGGAAGTGGAAGCTCTCGAACTGATAGAGAGTCCTTCACAAACTTACGGCCATCTCCTGACTCCAAGTCTTCTGGGATCAGTAGAGGAATGTTGAACTTTGCACCGTGTTGCATACCAGCACTTGCAACTAGACCGAAACGCTCTCTAGCGTGGTTCGCTCTAGCAGTAAGTTCTGCCTGAGCGATAACCGACTGGGTAAACTCAGCTTCGCTTGCATATAGGCTAGAGGTTTCATTACGACGGCCCGGGTTGAATCGGCTACCAGTGTAGATACCAGTCGCGTCCTTGTGGCGTAGCTGGCAATAGCCCTTAGCGCGTGGGCCCATGTACTTTGAAAGCTGACGAACGCAACGAGTCCAATCGCCAGGGGTACCCCAGCGAATCTTGGCAGCGCCCTTACCGCGAGTCCAGTACTGGCGAAGCTCCTCTGCGTTACCACGGTTACGGTCTAGGCCACCAGCAGCAATAAGGGACGCATATTCTTCGTCATCGCAATCCGCTAGCTCGGCTAGCTGACGGCAAGTTTCCTCGTCTGGCTCCCAAGAGTCATCGTAGATGTCATCATCTTCAAACATGATGTCTTCGATAGGCATCAATAGATCTTCATCGGTGATCTCCGTAGGAACACCGTAATTCTTGGTCAAAATCTCTTCCATAAGGAATTCTTGTTCGTTAGCCATTACGGTCTCTTTTCGCATGGGTTGCGGTGTAGTAGCCAAGGGCATCCTTGTGACGAAGTTGGCAGTATCCCTTTGCACGTGGGCCTAGGTGCTTAGCTAGGTAGCGTACACAACGCTTCCAGTCTCCAGGCTGGCCCCAGCGGATCTTGGCAGCACCTTCTCCATATACCCAGTAGCGACGAAGTTTTTCTGCGTTGCCACGGTTCTTATCAGCTCCACCTGCTGCCACAAAAGCATCGAGGACAGTAAGCAAGCTAGCCATAACCGCTTCTGGAGCAGTCTCTTCTGTAGGCTTGTTCTCAGACATCTGAGATAGAACATCCTTTAGGGATTCTTTATCTAGCTCTACTACTGGAGGCTTAGTTGCTGAACGAAGGTCTGCTAGGGTCTGGTCATCCTGAACCCACTTATCTCCCTCACGCTTGTAGGCAATTGGAGAAGTGGAAGTAGCGGTCTTAGGAATAATTGCTACTAGATCAACCATTGCTTCAGGGTCTTCCTGAGCAACGATAGCTAGGTACCTAGGGGTTACGTCAGAAGTTGAAGGAGTGAGAATCTTCTCTTCGGCAGAGGCAATGATAGATGCATCTGTGAACTTGGCATTTGGCCAACGCTTCTTGACCGCAGCCTTGTCAGCTGCGCTCCTTGGCTTGTAGCGTTCCTTCTCCACCCAAGAAGCGTAGTTGTTGATAAATTCATTGACATCTAGCTTTGGTAGAGTTCCCGGAAGGTGGGCCTTCTTGCTGTTCTGAGGAGTACGAGGCTCGCCAATGATCCCAGAGAAGTCCATAGGAGCTTTATTTGCATCATCAACACGCAAAGAGTTTGGACGACTACTTGCCTTTTCTGCAGGGACTAGGTACTTAGAACCAACCTTTACAGTTCGTCCATCAGCAAGGTCAACGGTAACAATACCAGTAGCACCATCAATGTCGCGGATTGTGCCAGAACCTCTAGCAGCGTCTCCACCGATAGCTACCTTCTGGCCTACCTTAGCAAACTGGCCCATAGCGTCTCGAGGCTGGTTACCAGCGTTTGCTGAACGCTCTTCTGGAGTGTAGTTGCCGTCTTGGTTGGTAGGGGCTGCGGCAGTAATTACTTGGTCAATAAACTCCCAGTCTTCGCCACCAATACCAGCCTCCATTAAAGAAGCTTCATCAGCATCTAGATCAAAGACAGAAGTCTTGCAGTATGGGTCTACAGCCATACGAGCTGCAATCATAAGAGCAGACTGAGGGTCAATAATTACGTGAGACTTTTCCTCTAGATCATAGACATCATCCAACATACGGTCGTATGTCCAGATGTCACCATCAACGTGACCTAGGTTGTCCCAGCAAGCGTCGTCCCAGACGTAGACCGAGCCGTCTATGTCTATCATGTAAAGTCGGTCAATACCAGAACCATCTAGGCAAACTCGAGCCAAGAATTCTGGGCCGTAGTTTTCATCAAGCTCATGAGCGTACTTGAACGGGTTTAGCTCTTCGTTCTGCTTAGGGTAGTTGACCTGATCTACATAGTTAGAGACAGTGTAGCCACCACCAGCAGTGACTGACTTCTCTTTCTTATCTTCGCGCTCAACGATTGCACGTGCCCAACGCCAAGCGGCGTCTCCACCCCAAAGTGCCCATGCGATACGACCGTTAGATGGGAAGTTATCTTGGCCAGGCTTCCAGCCTTTACCCTTCTTATCAACTTCGTGACGAGGGAAGTACTTAGCAATGTGGCGAATCTTGCGGATACCGATCTGACCGCCCTTAGCAAGCGTGCGAGCAGTGTTTAGGCCAACAGGAGTCCCTCCTCGGCCTTCTTCCTTACGCCACTCTAAAGCTTTCTTTGCCTCTGCCTCTACAGACTTAGGAATGGTGTACATTCTGTCTGCAGAAGCAACGATGGCTTCTTCTTCTAGGTTGGCTAGAACCTTATCGGCAAGCAGTTTTTCAGCCGGAGTAAGGGGGGTACCCGAGGTTTCCCATTTGTTTTCTGCGAAAATGTCGAGGGCTACACCGCTAGCGACGACAGCTCCTACGGCAGTGTTGATCACTACACCGTGTGTATTGTTAGCATAGAATGCTAGTTCGCCAGAGCGGCCGATTAGGTGGTTCATCCATCAATCCTATAAAGTCAGAAACCCTAGACTAATTTTACCCGTTATTTATCAAAGTGATTTATTTATCAGGTGTGATATCTTTGATAACAACGCCGTTTTCGTCAACGAATTCACTGTCATCTTCGTAATCTGGTACTGGATTACCAATAATTTTGGCTAAAAGAGTCCAATACTCAGGATCATTCTCAGTATATCCGCCTAGCATGTCAGGCTTTTCTTTACTCATCTGAGTCTCCATCTGATTTAGATTTGTTTGATGCTCGGTAACCCTCGATAGGGCTCCAGTCTCCCAGATCCATACCTAGCAAATAGTCTACTACCTTCTGAGCTTCAGAAGAGGCTTTCATAACCATATCAGGGTTATCCTGTAGTGCTTTTAGCCAACTCTTTACATAGGCCGCGGTATTGTCAAAGTCGCTGTTAACACCGAACATGCTGGCTAGGATTGCTGCAGAGATTTCTGCAATAAGCTCTTCCTCACCTCGGGCTGCATTGCTTGTTCCATAGTTCTTGGTTAGCTCGGTGCGGTCAAGGCGATCCCTGTGTCCGGTCGAGTGAGCAAGCTCATGGGCAATGGTGTCAAACATATCCTCTGGGCTATTGAACTGCTCCTTGGTTGGGAGGGTAATCATGTCGAAACTTGGGTCCCAGTTTGGAGAAGATGAGTGGCTACCGTACTGACCTACATATGTATATGAAATTTCAGGAGCCTTTAGACCCTTGGCCTCCATTGACTTTTGGTAGCGCTCAAGAATGAAGTCTTGTGCCTCGAGCGGGGTCTTAGGCTCTCCAGCCTCGGCCTTGACGGTAGGCAGGTTTAGACCATCAATCTGCTCAACATTGAACACGGTCTTTACACCAAATGTTACGTAACTACCAGTTACCTTCTCTTCTCCAGTTGAGGAATCCTTCTCTTTCTTGACCCTCTTATAAGGAACAAGGATTTGTACACCTTTCTCGCCCTTACGAACCTGACCACCTAATTCTGTGGCTTGGTTGTAGGTCATCCAGCGAGGATCGTCATACCCAGACAACTGCTGGTACAGCTTAAGAACAATCGAGTTAATACCGCTGTAAATGTGCTTCGATGCTGGGTTACGCGGAACGAATGCACCAGCATAGTTAGCGTCATCCTTAAATGGCTTACGCCAAGGAGCCTTACCTTCTTTAATCTTTTCCAGTAGTCCAGATAGAACTCGCTCTTTAGCATCCTTGCTGTCAGACACGGACTTAGCGCGGTTGAAAGGCTTCTTGCCCGGGGCTTGGTCAAGTCCTACTAGAGGAGCATCAACTGAATCAGGATTAGTGTCTGGGTTCAGGCTCGAGTCTTCTGGAGTAGTAGACGCCATTCTTACCGACTGTGGGGTCGGGGCAACCTTAGTCTTCAGCGGGTTCCACTGAGGAAGAACATCGTTACCAAGCAGGTAGTCGGCAGCTAGCTGTGCCCTAGTCATGGCATCAGTCACGGCCTTATCCGCGTCAATGCCATCTAGGTTTCTAATGTGAGTGAGCAAGTAGCTGATTGAGTTATCTTGGTCAGCGTCAAGACCAAACATCTTTGATAGAAGCATGGAGCCTAGCTCGGCAGTTAGCTCTTCTTCTGCGTAGGCATTGCTGTTTCCATCTAGTGCCTTCTTAACTTCTTCTCGGTTAAGTCGGTTGGTTCTACCCGTGCTGTGAATTAGTTCGTGGGTAATGGCATTAAACCAAGACTCATCGCTATCAAAGTTTGCTCGGAGTGGTAGTCGGATCCTATCAACTTCTCCGCGATAGTTAGGCATCCAGCGTGGATTCTGGTTTTCATCTAGCTGAATACCAAACATTTCAGGAGCCTTGACACCTCGAAGCTCGGCTGCTTCACGCATTCTGTCAAGGATGATATCTACAGCCTCTTTTGCGGTGTAGGACTTGTTTTCGTCAGCGTTGTATGGAGCGATTCCTTGAATCTGATCACCATTAAAAACAGTGACTTTTCTAAACTCAAAGTGCTCGACAACCTTGCCGTCACGGGTGGTTACAAAGAAGCTAGGTACAAGAATCTGAGTACCCTTGGTTCCAGCTGGGATTGTTCCTCCAGCCTGAGCAACCTGAGACGCACTCATCCATCTAGGGTCGCTGAATCCGTTTTCTGAAGCTGCGTTTTCCAAGACCAATAGGTTGGGGCCGGTGTAGTGGGTCTCACTTGCAGGGTTGACTGGGAGAGGTCGGTTACCGTCTCTCTTCCACTTTTGTACCCAATCTTTGATGCTTCTAGGATTGCGCAGTTTGTCTAGTACGCTAGACAAAACACTGGAAGCCGCAGCCTTGTTAGTCTCGGTTACAGAGGCAAGCTTTTCATCAAGTTGCTCCTGAGTAAGTTCGAGTGGATTAGTTCTAGATCCCGGCTCGCCTTCGGCTACAGATGGACGTACAGTCTCTGTGGCAGTTGGCTTAGTACGGTACTTATCTAGGATGCTCTTGATTCGGTCTAAATCTGGAGCGTCCTGATCTAATCCAGGCTCAGCCCCCTCATTGGGGGCTAGGCTTTTGGGTTTTTGGCCAGCTGCTCGCGTAGGCGAGTAACATAGTCATCTAGAGTACTTGCAATCTTCTGTGCTTGTCCACGGTTAGTACCTCGAAGCCATCCAATGACACCTTCTAGAACGCCAGCTAGTTCTGCTGGATCATCTCCATACTCCTCGATGAGTCCGGCAAGACCATCTTCAGCAAGAATATTAGTGTCACGATTACGTGTTGAAGTGTTCTGGCGATCAAGCTCATTTGCTACCCAGTCGGCTGCTTCATCTTGGTCATCGAAAGACTCGCTGTAGTTCTCGGAAGCAAATCCTGGCGAAGTCATGTCGGCTTCCCACTTCTGAGTTTCCTCGTTGAAGCGTACAGAAGCTTCCCAGCCACCACCTCGAACATCACCAACTGAACCACCATCTGGATCATTTCTCATATCCGATGATGCATCAGTCGGGAAGTAGTAGTCAAAGAAGTCAGGTAGGTCATCTACAGCACTATCAAATTCAAAACTGCTTCCCATGTCTTCTGGGTCGCGCTTAGCTGCTTCAATAGGGCCTAGGTCTGACTCGATGCTGTTGAGCAGGTCATCAGCAGCCTTCTTAAGACGAGCTTCCAATGCCTTACCTTCTTCTGAGTTAGGACGCATTGCTTTGTATGCATCCATCAACTCAGCGTGTAGGTAGTAAGCGTCGTCAGGGTCATTCAGATCAAGACCGTCAACGAAGTTCTTGTTTAGAAATGCGTAGCCGATTTCATTGCTGTTCTCTACCTCTTCAGCTAGAGAAGATAGATCTGACTTCATCTGACCTCGGTCGCTGCTAGAGCGCTCCCCGGGAGCTTGGTCAAAACCCTGATTACCAGAGTCCATCTTTGCTAGAGCGTCATCCATCTGGCTTGACCAACGACCATAGCGATCGTCAGCACGTAGACGCTTCAATGCATCTACGTCGCCACTCTGAACTAGGCTGTCAATGTACTTTGGAATACCACCCTCGACGTCATCCATTTCTTTCAGCATGCTGATAATAAATGAGACATCGCCCTTTGACTTGTCCTCTAGACCCTTAAGAATTTCTTCGCGGTCTGCGTCAGATAGGCCCTTAGCGTAGACGTCACGCTTTACAGAGTCAATCATCTTCTGAGAAGGCTTGCCGTACTGGCCCATGTTCTCCTTGTCACCAAGGTCACGGAGCTTACCGATGAATCCACCAGCCTGAGCCTTAGTCAAGTTCTTTGAGTCAAGAGCTTCCTTAACAGCCTGAGCAGTCTCGTCATCAATTCCAGTCTTGCTGTCGAAAAGACTCTGCAAGTAGTTGTACTGAGCGTCAGTAGCTGGCTCCATCATCTTTGGAGATAGAGTCTTGCCTGGAGCTTGGTCAAAGCCGTCAAGATCAACTCCAGCATTTTCAAGCATGTCTGCAATCAGCTCTGGGTCTTCATTAGCATAGAAGTCAATGAAGTCCTCGGCATAGTTCTGAGGCTTTTGCATCACACGCTTGCCATCTGGGTGATCTACAGCTACGTCATAAACCATGTCGTAGAACTCGTCTGGGTTAGTTTGACGTAACTTAAGTAGGTAGTCGCTCATTGACTCGACTACGCTGTCCTTGGTATCTTGGTCTAGACCTTCCCATGCATCAGCAATGGTCTTACCAGAAGCCTGATCAAATCCAGGCTCTTCTTCGCCCTTACGTGCGTTGATGTCAGCGAGAGCATCCTCAATCTGAGACTGATACTCGCTGTAGCTCGGGTCATTTACGATGTCTTCGAGGAAGCTAGAGTCGTCTCCGTCAATCGCAGCCTGAACCTCGTCTGCCTTCGCCTGATCAGCGTCAGCAAGGTTCTTCTGTTTACGTGAGTCTAGAGCCTCTGCGTTAGTGCGAATGTCTTCAACAATCTTGTCAAAGATTCCACCAGTGGTGTCGTTAGCAATGTCACGCTCGGCTCCCTGTGCGTCAGCAACATTGGACGAATCACGCAGACGCTCGGCAATCTGGTTTGCCTCGTCCATCTTGTCAGAAATCTCTGCCTCAGATAGTCCGTCAGCCTCCAGCGAGTTCTGGTAGTCCTCCAGAGCTTGGTCAATTGCAGACTCTACATCAGCGTGAGCCGAGTCGTATTCGTCATCGAACTCGCTGTCAATTCCGGCAGCTTGGTCAAATCCTTCAGTCGGCTGACGGTCTGGACGACGACGTAGCTTGGCAGTAATCTTTTCGATTGAGTCGCGATCTAGTCCCGCATCAAGCTGAGCAAGAATGTCGTTCATCTCGTCAGGAGTTAGTTCTTTGGTGGTTAGGTAGCCCTGAAGCGAGTTGATCTGGCGCTCGGTTGGCTTGGTAGGGTCTACGTTTGGCTTGAAAGGCTTCTTAGTAAGGTCGCCAAACAGAGACGCCATCTGAGCCTTTGTCAGGTTCTTGTTGGCTAGTGCATCGTCAATAGCCTTCTGAGTGACTGGGTCAATACCATCACGCTCTGAGTTAAGCTCCTCAAGAAGTGCGTACTGCTTGTCAGTAGCTGGTTCCATCTGCTTTTCAGATAGTGGCTTAGCTGGTGCCTCCGCCTTGTCTTCGCCAGCCTTCTGGTCAAAGCCCGACTGGAAGTCAGCCTCTTCTTCCATCTTCTTGTCTAGGTACGAGTTAACGCCATCACGAATTTCGGAAGCAATATCAGTAGCGTCCCAGTTTGGTCCAGCGTTTCCGGTCGCAACCTCTTCGCCATCTTCGTTATAGACGCCCCAGTTGCGGAAGCCTTCTTCGTCCTCGTCGCCAACCCAGATGCTGTCGTCGCTTTCACCATTGAAGATCTTGTTTGCTAGATCATCTACCTTCTTAAGTAGACCTTCTTTGTCAGCTGCATCACGAGCCTGAGCCTGAGCAGCTTCTTCCTGCTCCTTTTCCCACTTAGCGCGGGCACGCTTTTCTACCTGCTCTGGAGAGTTATAGAAGTCTTCCTGAGCCTTGCGGTCGGCTTCGCGCTTAGCCTTCTTCTCTTCTGCATAGTTAGGGTTCTCTAGACCGTTCTCTGCCATAGCAGCAACACGGTCAAGAAAGTCAGGCCAAGACTCTCGCTTGTTGCGAAGTACGCTGTCAACTGGCTTGCCGTCTACAGAGACCTGCATCTCGTCCCAAGCAACGTAGCCCTTCTCGTCATCAAACCAAGAGCCGTCACGGTACTTAACTTCTACACGACCATCTGGAGAAGTGTAAGTTGATTCTCCTCCAGTAAAGTTTCCGTCTGCATCCTCTTCGAGGAAGAACTTGTGGTCACCTAGGTCCTTGGCAATCTTCTTACCAGCTGCGCTTAGTTTTGTAGGTTCGCCCGGAGCTTGATCAAAGCCACCGTCACTGTCACTCCAGTCCCCGTATAGAAGGTCATACTTCTTCGAAGGGTCCTCAAGCAACCTTGCAAAGTCTTCGGCCGCTTTGTGGGCCTCTTCCTTGGTGTTGTAGGTCTCGACTTTTTCATAGGAGTGTTCGACGTTTTCGTCAATCATACCCTGAGGAATCGACTTAGTAACTTCATACTTAGAGCCCTTAGGTTCAACGTATACGCCACCACCGTCAGGGCTGTTGTATTCTGCACTGCCATACTGGCCGAACTTAACAAGGTTGTCTGGGCTGAACCAGCTTTCCTTCTTGAAAAGATCCTTTAGGCCATCTGCGATGTCGCCGTCTTCTAAATCACGGTAACTTGCCAAGTAAGAGCCAATTGGCTGACCATCATAGGTAACACTAATTCCAGACAGATCTGTAGCGCCATCGCCCATGTCTGGCTCACCGTCTGGCTCCCAAGTTAGCTCTAGCTTTCCATCTGGAGAGACGTACTCATGGGTACCTTCCTTAAAGCCCTTCCAGTTAGCTGGATCAGATAGGTGGTCAAAGTCAATGGTGTTGTCATACCAGTTCTTGCCTTCTCCCGGCTTCTGGTCTAGACCCTTTTCACCATCAATACGCTCAATTGCCTTCTTAAGGACTTCAGCATATGGCCTTTCCTCATAAGCATCAAGTAGCCCTTTGAGTTCCGAGGTGTCCCCCGACTTCTCAGCTTGGAGAATAAAGTCAGCAGTAACGGCAGGGTCTGGCATTGCATCCGTGGCCTCGTCATACTCGTCTGGGCTGAAGCGCTGTTCATCCATCCACTTAGACGAAGCGTCTTTTAGCTCCTTAACTAGCGAGTCAAGATTAGAGCCACCAGCCTTCTGGTCTAGCCCTGGCTCGTCTGGAGTGTTGCTACCTTCGCCACTTAGGGCGTCATAGGTCATAGCAATCTTGTTAAGACCTGCCCAGTTCTGACCAACACCTAGAAGCTCGCCATTCTTATCGCGAATCTCAAACATCGGGGTGTTAGGGTCAATGGCACCGCTCTCGCCTGCGCCCTCAACCATATAGTCGCCCTTAGGCTGGGTGGTAATTGCCTTTACGGTCTGACCAGTCTTAGAGGTGAAAGAACCGTCTTCGTTTTTGGTCCAGCCCTCTGGAGCATCTGCACGGGTCTTTAGGAAGTCTTCTAGAGGAATTGCAGAAGCAATATCTGCCTTGCTCGGGTTTGTGATGGAGCGGTTAGCCTTAAGACCCTTTACCTTAGAAAGCGCACGCTTAGAAAGAATAGCTTTTACTGGCGCAGTCTTTGCAGCGTCAATGGTGTAGATGCCATCAGGAATTTCTGGACTGTCTTTAATCTCAATCTGGAAGTTATTAGTTCCAGCTGGCGCACCAACAATACGGCCATCCTCGGAGAAGATGCTTCCGTCTCCGCGCTTGAAGAACCCACGTAGACGTCCGAACTCTTCCGCGAATCGACCGTCACGGTGACGACGACGAACAGCGGCCAGCGCCTTTGCCATTGCAGAACGCATAGCGAAGCTCATCTTGAAAGCTGCAGTAACAGGAAGTACTACGTCTTCTGGGACATAGCCAGCAGCAACTAAAGCACCTAGCTTTGCGCTAGCGTAGTCGGCTTCTACTGACCCAGGCTTGGTCGCATATGCACTGTAAACGTCAAGACGAGCCTGCTCCGAAGCAATGCGAGGATCTCCGGCCACCCAGAGGGCAGTCAACTGAGATAGAGCAGATGCGGTCATAGCACCGCGGTTAGTACGTGAAGGGTGTCCTAGAGGTAGGAAGTCGGTGTATTCGCCAAGGCCAGAGGCGATGATTCCGTGGTGGGAGTAGTTGAGGACGTTGTCAACAGCGTTAGCTGCAAATAGCATCCACTCGCTCGGGTCAGCATCTAGGTTGAAGTGGATTGCTGTCTCGATGATGTTGTCAATCGAAGTCTCTGGAACCTGACGAGCTGAAGCAACCAGCGCGTTCTTTTCCTTAGCGTACTCAACGATGGCTAGTCGAGAAAGATACTCGGCATCCTCGGTAGTGTAGTCGTGATCAGCGTAGTAGTTTTCAATCTTGCTGATGAGAGTAGTGAATGCTGAGCTCACTTTAGGCCTTCCTGAGCAGGGCAATATTTGCTTAAGCTATGATACTAGAATTTTACCGTATTACTGGACAATTTATTTTCTAGTTGACTTCGGATGTGCTTTTGGAAGCAGGTCGTTGTCAGTTGTATATTTTGAATTTTTAGGAGAACCAGAGCGTAGTAAGTGCAAATATGCATTTACACGAGCCATGGCCCACGAGTTGCGGTTTTGGTCTGGTCGGTGTGAGGTAGAGAATGCGCCTGCACCACGACGATACACAGCCTTGAGGGCCGCCATAGTAGCTTTCCTACCGTCTGGTGCCTTCTTGTTGTGAGTTTCTAGTTTGTTCTTTAGAGCTGTAATAATCTCTTCGGTGAAGTTCACAGACTTGCCTTCGGCAGCCGATCCCTTTTTGTTCTTGTCAGAGCCCTTGATTCGGTCTTTCTTGGGAGCTGGCTTAGACCCGGCAGTCGCGGTCACTGCACCATCTGGCAGAACTGCGAAACGGCATAGCCCGCCATCTTCAACTTCAGCTGCAATGATTGAGCAGCCGTTAGGTGCATTAAAGAAAACGCAGTTACCACACTTGACGCCAATGGCTGCGTTCTCTTCGTTCTCTGATGCAGGAGTGTATCCTGCCCAGATTCCGGTGTTGTCATCGTTGAACTTGCCGTACTTGTTGGCAATCAACTGAAGAGCATTAGCTAGCTCTTCCTCTTCGGGAACTAATACGTACTCGCCATTATTCTTTTTGAAGATGTCGTCAACGTATGACATTACTGAACCCCTAGAGTTGATTTCAACTGCCACTGCCACTTCTGGTGCATGTCAATACGTCCAGCAACAAAATCAGCAATTCCCTGCTCATTGCAAGCACTGGCCATGGTGAAGGCCTGTTCGTAGCACATAAGCACTGACTGGTTTACACGAGCCAGAGACTCTACCATTGAAACCGCGTCACCGAGTTCGCGCTCTTGGCGGACAATACAAGTCAGCTCAGCAAAGTCAGTGAGCAAGTAAGGAGAGTCATACCCGAGTTTGCGGATGTTCTCAGCAAGCGGATCAATCGCGCTATCAACATCTCCATAAATCTCTGCAAAAAACTCATGGAACTGAGAGAAGTTGAGTCCCTTTACATTCCAGTGATATCCCTGAGTCAGGAATCCAAGAGTAACTACATCGGCTAGCAAGTGTGCTAAATGTTTTGCTAGACCGTTTTTTTCGTAGGTCATGGTGTTGGTACCTCAGGTTCTGTAGTTGGGGCTGCTGATGTAGGTGGTGCTTCGGCTGGAGCGGTTTCAGCCGATGGCTCTGGGGTAGGGGTGCCTGGACCACCTTCGAGAATGTTTTCAATCTCTGGTGTCATCGGAGCAACAGAGTTTGCTTGGCTGGCTGCATTGATCAGGTCCTTAAGCTCTGGTGCAACCGCTTCTAGCATTGACTGAGTCAACTCTGGAGTGATCATACCCTTCTCGACAACAAGACGTAGCGCCAACTCTTCTGGACTCGGTGCATCTGCCTCAGAGAAGCCATGCGCACGACGCCAAGTGTTGAAAGACACTGCCATCTTTTCGAAACCAGAGTCAGCATCGGCTGCGCGGTCATTACGAGTAGCAACTTGGCTCGGGTCATACCAAACCTGAATACGGTCTACTTCATCTTTGTCGTAGCCGTTGGCGATTAGGTATGGACGCAGGTACACAACAGTTAGTGCGTCAGCAATAAGTAGCATCAGAGGCTCGATGTGCGCCTTGTAGAGGGCTTCATCGATTTGTAGTGCGTTGGAGTACTTAACGTTCGCAAGTCCCGTCACAACGTCTTTAGGGACGTCTAGACCCTGCATGATGCGCTCTAGTACACGATCAGCACGAGCAACTAGCGATGCGTCGAATGAACGCTCGAACTTGAACTGCTTGATCTTGTCGCCAAGTTCAGCCGGACCACGAATGATCAGTGGAACAACAGCAGAAGCAGAGTCCTCGTCCTTGATCGGAGTGGTCATCGCGTCAATGAGCTGATCCTCAAAGTCGTCGGCAGCTTCTTCGGTGTTGTAGAGCTCGTTGTACTCGCCATCTTCGTCGTATGGGTAGTCTGGGTCAGGGCTAGCTGCAACAGACAAACCGTCAGGCAGGTACAAAGCACCCGCATTGAGGCGAGAACGGGCCGTAGCGCGGAAAGTACGGTTAAGTAGCAACAATTCCGCACAGAGATCTAAAAGTCCGCGTAGCGAGCTGTCAGACTCCATTGAGTAGCGTGGGTGTGCTTTCCAGATACGTCCGATAAACGCATCGGACGGTAGACGGATTGCATTCTTACCAGCTTGACCTGAAGAAGAACCGCTAGCGTCACGAATCGGGTTGATGGTGTAGTTTCCACGTGAGTCAAGCTGTAGTTCGTCTACGGAACGGATATCCCACGACTCTGGAATCTGTGAACCAATACGCTCTGGAACCTGAACTAGGTAGCACTCACCAGTGACCTGCAAGTTTAGGGCTGCGTCCTTTAGAAGACCTGCCTGACCACCATAAGCTGAGTCAAGACGAGATAGCGCACGCTGAGCAGCAGATGCCAGCTGAGGATCAACAATCTTTGAGAGATCAACTGGTACTGGAGCTTCCGATGGGTCATCTACAGCAGCAGCGTAAAGGCGGATACGTGATACGACAGACGCCACAAGATTAAACGCATATTTAATTTCACCAATTGCATCGTAGTACTCCCATGCTTCGGCTTGCCATGCAGTCGCAGCTGACTGACGACGATTCTTAAACATTTCCGCTTCAGTTTTGTCGCCGATTCGGATCTGAGCAGCGGCAGCAGTAAGAGGGCGAGGTGCATTGTAGGATGCAGGCTCTGCATATACCAGACCGAACGAGTCTACAGAGATGCCTGGAGCGATAGGGGTTGCACTTCGGGGAGTAGATGCACGCAACCCAGCAGCCAATGCTCTACCGCGAGCATTTTTGTTGTTCTTTTTAAAAATTCCCAAGGGTACTCCCTGTTATTCAGCCTTAGAAGAAATGATACCCACTAATGCAGACGTTGATAAGACTAATGATACCACAAAAACGATATCTGGCACTAAAATATAAGCCACGACAAAGACAATTGACACCCAGAAACCAGTACACCAGTTGCAAGTGATCAAATATCCAAGTTTTGTATCTGGTGGAAACCTTTTCCACACTTTTTCTCGAGCAAATTCAAAGATTGTGTCCGTAGTTATTGCTCGAGTAACTCTATAAGCAGCTAAAACTAATAGCAAGTACGAAAACCAGTCAATACTCATAGTCCGTCCTTCAGTGCCGTAATAGTTTTATACGCATTCCAACTGCGAAGGCGTGATCCGCACCCGCAATTGGTGTCTTTTTGGAATGCTAGCATCTTTCCAGACTTGGTTACAACCCTGTAATCACTTTTTTTGTCTGCAGCAGGCAGTAAAAGGTCATATTTCTCCTGAAAAATGATCTGAGCACCATTTGGAGAGTCCTGAGCAACAAAAATAGCCTCTTCAGTGACAACAACGCGGGTAGTTGCCCTATAAAACGCGTCGGGGGTAGCCGGATTCGACTTTAAAGAGTAAACATCATCAAAAGTGCCAGCTGGAACCACCGCTAGGTGAGCCGGAAACACGTCTAGTAAAACTTTCATTAGCGTACTCGGAAGATTTTTCCGTTATTTCCTGGTCTAGTATTCGGAATTCGGCGATCAGATAGCGATTTAGCGCGAATTTTGCCTCCAGAGAAGCCTGCAGGCGGTTTAATGAGCAGTGCAGTCATTGCATGCACCAAAGCGTCAACACGGTCAGGCGATTTACCCTCTCCAGGCACCCAAGAGATCATCTGTGACTCCAAATCAGCAAGATATCCGACGTGGTGGACACGCTGTTGCTCGTAGGCTAGTGTAATTGGCTCTGCTCGGAGAGCTTTTCCTTGCTTAGAGTGGACTTCGAGGACTTTAATAGTTGGGTCGATGGTGTTAATCGCGTTGCGTACAAGTGCACCGCCCTGATTAACTTCCGCAACAACAGGACAACCCCATTTGCGAGCCATTTTAACAACCTGATTGGCCCAAACGTCCGGGGAACCGTGGACTGACGCGTCTTCCAATACCCAGGCTTGGCGCTTATAAAGATCATGCTCAGAAGTAGAAGCGCAAACAACAATGCCGCACTCATCTCTCGGATTTTCCGCAACAGATGGATCAACTCCAATCACTCTTAGTGGTGTAGAGAGCGGGTAGTAGCTTTCTCTACCAGCTTCAATCATTTCCTCGGTCCAAAGAGCGCCTTCCATGGCCTCAAGCATTTCACCGTAGAGTTCCTGACGGGCAAGAGATGTTCCCTCGTAAACGCCAAGCATTGTGTCAAGATACGCGCCAGACAGGTTACCTGCGTTGTCCATTGTTGAACCGCGAGTGATCTTTACGATGTCGCCCTTCATGGACTCTTCGATAAGTTTGTAAAGAAGCGGTGTGCGCTTCGGGGTAGTGGTAACCAGAATCTTTGGGTGTGCACCAAGACGAGTACCAACGCGTAAGTTGTCAAACGCAGTCATGCCTGCAGCGTCTGGGGTTTGACGCCAAGCCGCGATCTCATCGCCCCATGCGTGAGTGAACTGAGGACCACGGAGCGAGTCAGGCTCATCCGCGGTGAAGAGTGTGGCGGTATTTCCGTTAGGCCAAGTTAGACGACGTTTCGAAGGCTCGTAGAGTGGACGCTCGCTCGGAGGAGTGACGTTCAGGATTCCTGACTCACCTTCAACGATAACGTCACGCACGTCGGCTGCGGTACGGGCAACCAGACCGAAACGACGCTGGCCGGTGTTGGTGTATTTCGCTTCTTCGCGCACCCATTCGGACGCAAGGCGAGTCTTACCGAAACCACGACCTGCTAGTACAAGCCAGATATTCCAGTCGCCTTCAGGAGCTTGCTGTTCTGGACGCCCCCATACGGACCAGTCCCACATCAATTGCTCTGGGTCCAGACCTGCCAATGCTGCACGCTGTTCTTCTGGGGGCAGGAGCGCAATCTGCTCCATAATGCTTTTACCCATTAGAATCCAATCTCTGCATCTCTACTGTCATGATACCGATTCATAAAATATTTAGAATAGTAATCATGTATCGCTAGACCTTGGTGATCTTCGTCAAGAGCATCGCGAAAAAACTTTTTGTATTTACTGTGTTTATATTCTAGCTCATAGTTCTGACAGTGGGCTTCTATCGCACTTTCCTGATTAGTCAAGTCGAGACCTAGAAGGCTCTCTCGAACATCCCCTGAGTAGTGTTCTAGATCTGTGCGCCACTCTAAAGATGCCCACGTAGTCGCTATCAGAGTTATCCCCTGCGCCCTACAGTAGACATTCAACGCTAGATACAAAGCAAAAACAAGTGAGTCAATTTGCTTGGTGTCTACTAGTTTCATCGGATCGTCTATGCCATGGACGGAGTCGCTCTCCCTGAAATCCATAGCTGATGCGTAGTAGTACTCTCGGTCAGGGTCGGGGAAGTTGACAAAAATAGTTGAAGGGTTGCCGTACAGATTTATGTATCTAAATATTTGAGAGATTATCTCTGCAATAGATGCCCCTGGAAAAGCAATGTTGAAATAGCCAGACAGTTTCTCTGTCTGAGCTAGCTCTTGGTAGACCTTATATGCCCATGTGTGTTCCAGTAAAAGTCCCTCACCTGCGGTAACTGAGCATCCAGCAAAAAGAACGTGCTTACCGTCATGCTCGCTGGTGAATTCATCAGACCTGAGCCCGTCAGAATTTAGAACGTAAAGCTGGCTTGGATCAAAGGCTTTGTCAATCTTGGATGCATTTTTGCAGACAGTCTTAAATCTTGAAGTTGTCGTATTGAACTTATAAAGCTCGGACCCTAGTGGAATAGTCTTTGTGGGTTCGACATTCTCGGCCCTAAATGATTCTATGGATTCTCTAATTCCCGGAGTATCTACCCACCTACGCACCGAGAACCTCCATCTTGTTTACAAGAGACCACTTCCGTGCGTCCTCTGCTGTGTTTACAAGTGGCTGGCCTTTGATGTTCAAGCTGGTGTTCAGTAGAACAGGAATGCCCGTGAGCTTTCGGTATTCAGAAAGGGTGTCATAGAGACCTTGGTGTTGGCTCCTATTGACTGTCTGAACCCTAGAGGTGCCGTCTACATGCACGGCAGCTGGAATCAGTTCTGGCTTTAGGCATCGAGGCGTAAATTGCATGTACGGAGAGGTGTAGTCCATATCAAACCACTCGTGAGCGTACTCTTCCATAATTACAGGAGCTACGGGCCTAAAATCTTCTCGGCCCTTGATTTCGTTCAGTCGAAGTTTGACTAGAGGATCGCGAGCATCGGCAAGAAGGCTCCTGTTGCCTAATGCCCTAGGACCGAACTCAGCGCGTCCTGATGCTACAGCTACGATTCCGTCAGACAGAATGCCGTCAACAATTTTCTGCACTGGGTAGTCACCAGCGATATCCGAACCTAGATACGGCGTCTGCCAGTTTAAATGTGCTCCGTAGACGGAAGCCGCAGCGCCGAGAGATGATCCGGCATCGCCAGGGTTTGGCATGATCCATACGTTAGGAAAGATGTCGTGAAGTAATGTGTTGGCTTTACTGTTTAGTGCGCATCCGCCCATGAAAACTAAATTGGAACTGTCCGATTCTTGTCTAGCAATGTAGACAAAATCCCATAAGCGGTCTTCATAGACTTTCTGCACTGAAGCTGCAATGTGGAACCTATCTTCTTCCGAGATCTCTTGCCCCCAGTTATTGATGCCTCGGTGAAAGTTGTAGCTCTGCTTGTAAACAGAAGGGAAGTACTCGGAAACTTTGTCTAAGTATTTCTCTGGATCTCCGTAAGCAGACATTCCCATCAAAATGTATTCTTCCTCGTTCGGCTTCAGCCCGATCAACTGGGTAAACGCTGAGTAGAACAATCCGAAGCTGTATGGGTAGCTCCAGCTCTTGATTCGTGTCAACTTGTCACCTTCGCCCGCCCAAACGGAACTAGTGGTGAACTCGCCAATCGCATCAAGAACAATAACTACAGCGTCATCAAAGCCAGATGTGTAGTAGCCCGCAGACGCGTGGGACCTGTGATGTGAAACGGACGTGACTGGTATGCCCTGTAGGGGCGCATAAGTTTTGTAGTAGGGCTTGGCTGGTTGTAGGCCACCGCGAGTTAGTAGACGCAGTCGCTTTAGTGCGCTGTTCTCGAAATACGCCACTCGATCCGGGGTTCCGTAAGACAGTGCTTCTTGAAGAATTGCTGAGTTTAGAGAAACGTCATTCTTTACACCGCTGAAGCGTTCTGCGTGAGATGCGTAGAGAATATCCCCGTCTTCTATTAGACATACAGCAGCATCGTGAGAGGTCTCGTTAATGCCTAGTATTTTCATGGTCAGTAGATGAAGTCTCTACGCTTTTGCTTATTCTTCTTTCCCTTGAAAAGGTTTCTAAGAATTCTAAGCAAAGCAGTCATTACGCTAGCCAGCGCTTTTCTAGTTCAGCAAAGATGTACTGATTGAACCTGAAGGCAAGGATGACTTCGTCAATAAAGATCTTCGTGTCAGCGGTAGAAAGGTTCAGACTATCTAGGCCCTCGCGGTAGGTTTCCTTGTAGCGGACCTTGTCCTCGATCTCGTCAAACTCGTAGAAAGAGAGGAAGTTTGGGGGAATCATCAGGTTGCGCATAACAAGAGATGCAATAGCCTGCCCACCTGAGAGATCTCCGAGATAGCGGGTGTAGTGGTGAGCTAGTAGGCGCGTCCAGTCCTTAGTGCGGACCAGCTTGTTGATGTGGTCTACGTACTCTAGCGTGCTGTTGCAAACTATCTTGGATCCGCCTAGGGATTCTATGTCGCAAACGATTCGCTGGAAGCGGTCTAGTCTGCGGTCAAACATCGGCCACGGGTTACTACGGTCGTCCCAGCCTTCAAGGGCTTCGTAAATTGGAGCAAGCTGGGTTAGGTAATCCGCGTAAGCGTCAGCTCCTACCTGACCGCGCATAAGCGCAGTCATAAACGGGCTACGCTCGGCAGAAGTGTGAGCATCTTGTGAAGCTTCTTTAACTATTTTAGAAAGCATAATTACTCGATTCTTTTCCAGTGTGCGTCTTCGTTAAGTTTAGCAAACTTGTATAAATGCTTAACTAGAATATCTTGAATCTTCTCTAGGGATGTTTCGTCATCCGCGTAGGCTTTCAGGTAAACCGTATTAGGGCCCTCGTAGGCTAGGGCTGCTCCTAAGTTTGGAAATAGAAGGAAGCCCTCTTGGAGGGCTCCCTTCTTAGACAAGTGCGTATTCAGCTGCTTGATGTAGCGTTCCGGGCGCTCTAGTGGCACCTCGTGAAAAGACTTGTATAGAAATCCAGACATTTTAGACGCCGATTGCAACAATCGAGTGCCACGGGAAGAACATAGGTTCAGTCTGCTCTTCCCAGAAACGCTCTTCGTCTAGCTTGCCCTCTTCGAAAGCCTGCTTGGCTTGTGACCACGCTACAAGACCCTCTGAGAAGTGATGGAAGAAAACTCCGTGCTTGTTGACTTCGGTAAGTAATCCAGACAAGATAAGTCCGTCCTGCTCAAAGCGGTCACCAATCCAAAGATCGTTGTGAAATGCCTTAGCACGCTTGTCTAGTGTGATTCGTACCCTTTTGCCTACTAGATCTTCTAGCCTGCTCTTAACTGTGAAACTCATTTATTGTCCTTACTTAATACGGTTCTCTGCCGAGATCGGAGTGTAAACCTTAGAGGTCGCCGTTACTGGCTTCTTGTAGCCGTAGCGTGCAAGACGGAAGCGCAGGGCTCCGTGAGTAACGCCAAGACGCTTAGCAAGACGGTACAGAGTAACGCCTTCTACGGTGTGTGCGTGATTTAGTAGGCGTGTGTATTCCTCGGCCTCCTCGCGGTACTTCTTGCCGTTAGAGCGGACCTGCTGGGCGTATGGCTGAAGCTCTAGTAGACGCTCAAGCGTAGCTGCAGAAGGCTCTACGTAAACAGGCTTTGGCTTCTCTGGCTTTAGCGGAGGCTCTGGGAGCTCTAGGCGGGTGTGGAAGCCTGGAATGCTGGTCTTTGCAATCTGGCGGACGCGCTCACGGGTTAGCCCAGACGCTCCTGAGATCGCCTCGAGAGTCCAGCCCTTATCGCGTAGCTCGCGGATCAGCTGATCTCGGAAATCGGTTGATACAGATTCAGCAAAGATGTCGTAAATAACCTTTGGCAGCTTCTGATTCTTCTTGATGTACTCGTTCATGTTTGTCATTACTTTCGTGGTCGCTTAATTGCGGTCATTACAACAGGGGTTAAAGTTATCACATAATCCTCACTGTCAACGTGAGACGTAATTCGTACGTCAACAACGTTGATCATTGATTCAATCAGTGCAACAATTCGCTCGATGTCCTCTACAGGTCCAATCGGGCTGGCAACAATCTCTACCGTGCAGTCGAGCATGTCAAACAGCTGGGTCAGATGAATGTTGTCGCGAAACTCCTCGTAACTAGTTGTTTCGATTACTACTGGTTTGTCTCGCAAAGTTCTCTCCGTCTCCTAAGTCGTGAATAGATCCGTCATCTTCTGATAGTGCCGTGTAGAGCGTTTTTACAGTCAAAAACAGAACTGCTAGAAGAGTAGCTGCAAAACCTGCAATTGTCAAAATAACAATCAGTGGAGATGTCATTTTCATTCCTTATCGCTCAAAATTGCCAGTGCAATAGAGATCAGGCTAAGGGTTATTGCGAGCATTGCGACGGCAAGGATGCTTGTGGCGGGGGTGGCGGGAGTCGTAGTAATAGACGCCGTTATTGTGATTAGCAGAGCCGTCAGAGCCGAAATAATGGAGAGTGTGGGGATCCAGGCAATCTGGCGAAGGAAAAGAATGAAGCGTGTCATTTAATGGACGTCCTTATGCGGGTAGACGACGCCTAAGAGCGCCGAAGGTTCGTTGTTTTTCTTGTGCTTACGGTAGAGCTTGTAGAGGTGGAATAGACGCACGAGAAAGTAAATGCCGACCCCAGCAAAAAATAGGATTGCAAAAGGGTCGGCACTTACTACCGTTACGGTGTCGCTTGTTGGGTTCGTATTTGCCATACAACAAGCATACACCTTATGGTTTAGTTGTCAAGCAGGTTTCGATACGTAATTTTGGAATAGTTTCCTGCGAATTGCTCAACGGACTCGATTCGAGTCACCTCACCCCTGCGTGGAGCATGAATCATCAATCCATTACCAATGTAAATTGCAGTGTGGTAAGCGGACTTATATCCCTTGTAGGTGAATACAACGATGTCACCTGGAGTAGGGGCGTCTGTTACTTTTCCTGCCGTGGCTTGGAGTGATGCACGGTGCTCCAGGGTGATCCCTACTTGTTCGTAGGCCCAAAGCACTAGGCCAGAGCAATCCCAACCTTGTGGGGTGGCTCCGGAGAAGACGTACCATGTTTTTCCAACCGTCTTTTGGAGTTTGGAAACCATAGCGTCTAGTTTTGTTCGGTTTGCCTCAAGTTGCTCTGCACGAGCTACTTGTTCTTCTAGAAGAGTCTTCTCTACTTGCATAGCGAAGATTGTCTTCATCAGATCCTCCGGCTCGTGCTCTTGGAATGAGACTACGGCCGTAGGGGCGTTTGTTACTTCTGATCCTGGGGGCAGCACCCCCGCATTTGTTGCGGTGGCTGCCGTTGTGGATGCAGTCAGTAGAAATGTTAACCATTTCATTTAGCGCCTACCTTTCCTTTGAGAGTAATTTCTCGGCGTTTATTGTCTTGGTGTTTGTTTCAATATTCAGTTATAAACGGAGAGCCTAGCATAAGCAAATACCCAATGCAACTCCAAATATCCAGAGATGCAAAAAAGCACACCCTGAGCTTTTATTGCTCGGATGTGCTCTCCGTATGATCTATTTTACACCCGTAGGGGCGTCTATTATTTGGCGTGGGGCTTGACTTTTTGTTGAAGTATGGTACCCCTGGACGATTTTTTTGAAAATTTGTGGAGCTGGATTTTGTAAATAGGGGCGTCTATTTGGCCGAGGAATTTGCAGAAGGGGGGTACTATGCTATATTGACCGCTAGGTGCTTTTGGCGGGTGAGACGGCAGTCGTTGATCGTGGCCGCCCCCGAAATTGTTTCCTAAAAGTAGGGGGTATGCCTTCCTTTTTTCTTCGTTGATAGTTAGTGCCTTTTTCCTGCCAAAAATAAAAAAAGTTTTTTTCTAGGGGGTCATAGTGATACAACTTCGAAAGGGTCAAGACTAAGTGCCTAGGTCTTTGTGTCTTGTGTGTGTGCGAGCCTTCTCACGAACCTTTGGGGGTCATCATAAGTCTGCCTAGGGGCTAACAACCTATCAACGAACCTAGGGGGCTAGGGTTTAGGGGTTAGCCTAATCCTGGCGAGCCTAGGCAAACTTCTGCCAAGTCTTCGAGCTTTGCTTCGAGCAAACCTAGCCCTGCGTGTTTGTGTGTGTGTGTGCCTAGCCAAGCAACACGCGAGCAAAACTGGCGAGCCATTTCCGGGGGCGCGATACTCACGCGCGGATCGACCAACAACCAACCCAACAACCAAGCAACGGCAAGCCCAAGCTGCGAGCAATCCTAGACGGCAACGGCAAAAGAAAACCCCCTAGGGGGCTAGGGGGCTTTCGGTTTACCGCTTAGGGGGTTAGCGGTAAGTCTTTGCTAGGCGGTATCCGTAGGCTTTCACCGCGAGCGCGGTAATAGCCACAACCGCGCTAACGGCAAGAATAATCGGGTAAGCAACTTCACCGAATCCGCTTAGGTCATTAGCCATAGCCAAGCCGTAGTAATCCGCGCCAAAGAACCAAGCAACCATACCCGCAACGAATACAACCGCGGTTAGTCTGTCTTGTGCCTTCTCAAACTTCTGAATGTTCATTTCATTTCCCTTTCGTTTTGCTAGGCGGTATCACCTAACACTTCTAATTTACCAACCCTAAACCAATTGTCAAGGGTTTCCGCAAACTTTTTTTTCGAGCGTGTCGCGGTAAAGAAAAACCCCTAGCCACAATCGGCTAGGGGCTTCTCGGCTAGGGGGTTAGCCACGAACGGCGAGCGCGAGCCTTTCCAGTTTGTCGGCAAGGCTACGGCGTAGCCAGAACCTGTTCTCGGCCACATACGAACCAATCAGAACCGCCATAGCCACAACCAAGACGGCGAGCGAACCGAATAGGTAAGGCGCAATGTCGGCCTGCTTCTCGGCTAGGTCTGCGTATCCAATCGAGTTGATAACGCCAACGAACTCTAGGCTAAACGGCGCGACAATTCCTGCCGATAGAATTGCGAACCAAGCTGCGATACCCTGCGCTACTTCGTGCTTCGTGTAAGTCATTTTTCTGTTTCCCTTTCGTTTTTTTCTCAAGCCCTTTTGGCTTATGTAATAAGCATACAGGGTCTAATTTATTTGTCAAGTCAATTCCAAAACTTTTTTTCTTCAGCGTGTTGCGCGGATCGACCAAGGCAAATCCTGGCGAGCGCAAAAGAAAACCCCTAACCCTTTCGGGCTAGGGGCTTTCGCTTTCCCTTTACTTTGTGTTCAGGGTCAAAACATCGGTGAACTTCACCAAGGCTTCGTATGCTTCTGGGTAAGTTGCTTCGAACTCTTCCCAATCGTTTACCGAACGGCGAACGCTCTCGGTCACTTCGGCAATCACTTCGCCAGTTTTTGGGTCTGCGATTACGGTTGCGGTATTTCCAGTTTCTGCCAAGACAACCTTGCGAATTGCGCTCTCGCGGTTTGCTAGGTCTGCCTTTGCCTTCTTCACATCTACCAACTCGGCGATGAGTGAAACTAGGTCTACTGCTACGGTTGCGGTCTTTGCGGTCATTTTGTTTCCCTTTCGTTTTTGTATCTAAGCCGTTTGGCTTATGGAATAAGCATAAGCGGTATTTTTTCTTTTGTCAAGTCAATTCGAGAAAATTTTTATCACAGTTTGATAACGGGAAATTAGCACTCGCCCCGGCAGACTGCTAACCAACTTCCAACCAATCCGGCGAGCGCGAGCTGCTTCTAACCCGGCAAGGCCCGGCGCAATCCGACTATGAGCTGCGAGCAATCCGGCAAACTTCTAACGAACAACCCGGCAAGGTTTGGGGTATGAGCTGCGAACAACCCGGCGCGAGCTGCCAAAAACTTCGGTCGATCGACCAACAAGCTGCGAGCAATTTCGATCAAAATTAGAGACCGCGAGCGCGAAACAATCCACACAAAAAGAAACCCCTAGCATCTCTGCTAGGGGCTTTCGGGTTTGGGGTTAGCGCCGATACTCGCTAACCAATTCCAAATCTTCGAATCGGCAATTGCCAATCTCTTCTTCGTGCGGTTCGCCATCGCTCTCGCAATCGTTGCTCTCGCATTCATTGCACAACCAAGCGACATAAACAGAATTGTTGAACGAAACCAAGTCATAAGATACGCCAACAATCTCAACCGCGTTGTTCTCACGCCCTGCCGAAACCCAATCTAGGTTGTCGTTTAGCCAAGCGGTGAAAACTGCGCTTGCGTCTGCTTTGGTTGCGCCGATGAACTTCTTGCCGTCAATCTCGCCAGTAGTGAAAGCAATCTCGGTCTTAGTGTTTAGTAGCATTTCGTTTCCCTTTCGTTTTTGCCTTTCGGCTTATGTAATAAGCATACTCTATTTTTCGAAAATACAAGTCAATTTCCAAATAATTTTTGTAACAAATTGATAACGGCTTCCGGCCTTGCCCCGGCGAACAAGCTGCCTAAGCCCGGCGGTATCCGGCGAACAAGCTGCCAACTTCGAACGAACAAGCTGCGCGGTCCTGGCCGGTGATCGATCAGAATCAAAAACCCGCGAGCGCGTAAAAAGAAAACCCCCGCTTTCGCGAGGGCTTTCCATTTCTTCGGGCTAAAAGTTTTCGTTTACCCATTCGAGCATTTGCTCATAGGTTGCGCCGTCTTTCCACATTTCTGCCAATTCTTCATTCTCTGCGAGCAACCAAGCGTCTACGGTTGTCTCTGCCGACAAGCGCATTAGCAAGTGTCGAACGGTGTTTGCGGTCTGTGCGTCTAGTGCCATTTGTTTCCCTTTCGTTTTTCGGCTTTCTGCCGATAACAAAAGTATGCCACACATCTGCCAAAAACACAACAACCGCCACATCGGGCGGTTGCGTGTCGCGAGCGTGTCGCGCTAGAACAATTCGTCTTCGTCTTCTTCTTCGGCAACTTCGAAAGTAAACTCGCCAGTGCCAACTGGCTCATCGTGAGAGTAGCGAACAGCGGTGAGTGTCTTCGCGCCGTCTGTAATCTTGAACCTTAGTGTCCAATCGCCGTTGATAGACAACTTCTCAACAAGCGTCTTCGGTGTCGCGTAAGCGTATCCGCTCAAGCGTTGCCAAGTCATTCCACTTCCGCGAATGATTAGGTTAGTGGCTTCATCGTAGCCATTCGCGTTCATCCAAGGCTTGATGACTTCATACCACAAGTTGCTAACTTCATCGTCATAGCAACCCCAACATTCGTTGCTAGGTGACGACATCTCGGTGTCTTCATCGTAATCTTCACAGATACAAGAATTGGTAATCTCGAAAGTTTCGAATGCCATTACTACAGTTTCCATTTTGTTTCCCTTTCCTTAGTGCCTTTCGGCTAACTCAATCTTGCCACACTGCGCGAGTAAAAGTCAAGCAACTTCCAACGAATGTTTGCGAGCGTGTCGAGCTGCGCGGATCGACCAAGGCCGGCGAGCGCGGATCGACCAACTAGGCCAGGGCCGGGCCAAGCTGCGAACAATTTTGATCAAAACTGCGAGCGCGAGCTTCCATAATCTAGGCGTGATAAAAGGCCAGTTTAGAGACTTAGCCTAGGTCTTTTTTCGTAGGGAAACGAAACTTAGTGAGAGTGTTCCATTGCTTTCAGAACAACTTCCATAATCTTATCAGTTTCTTCACTAGTGAGAGTTTCAATCTCACCATCGTAGTCTTCGCCACCAGTGATTAGAACATTGCCAACGATAAAATCAGTCTTGCCGTATGAGTCTTCCCAAATTGCGGTTGCCAACTCATTTAGCGGAAGGTCTGAAAACTTGCCTTCTTCGTTTAGCCACATTGACAAGCCAGAGAGTGAACCAGATAGTGGCACAACCTGAACCCAACCGCCAACGAATGACTGTAGAAAGTCAAGTGAAATTACTTCGTGAGTTTCGTCCCCGAAAACAAATCCGCCATCTTCATTGATACGAATTGCGAATACCTTTGTTCCCATTTTGTTTCCCTTTCGTAAGTGTCAGCATTTGCTAACAGAATCAGTTTACTGCGTTTCCCTAAAAAGTCAAATCAATTTCTTGATAGCCACCAACAAACAGTAGCTGCGCCAAGCAAAAACCAGGGGGTAAGCCCGTCACGATAACCGATCGCGAACCCCATAATAAAGACAAACCCTAGCCCAACAGCAAGGCCACGCCAAATAATCGCGAACTCAGAATTGCGCTTTGACATTCTGCCACCACTTCCAGATTGCGGTTAGGGGTTTGCGTTCCTGACGACGGCGACCGTGGCGACCACCCTTTACATAAGACTTATGCGCGAGCGTCTGCGTAGTGTGAAAAGTGCGAAAGGCAATCGCGCTAATCACTCGCCAAAACTTTTCCATAAAACGGTGAAATCCAATCACGATTATTTCCAATTCCTAATTGTAATGGTGCGACCAACGAACTCAACATCCAACGCCATTCCAGTTTCGTTCACGACTTCGAATTCCATTCCATCGAAAATCGAAAAGACTTCTGGCTTTGCGTCATACTCGGCGAGCGCCCCAAAGACTTCTAGTGCGGTCTTTCGTGCGTTCATAATTTCCTTGCGCCTTTTGTAGCGACTTAGCCCTTCGAGATTACTGCCCATTTTTCAGCCCTTTCTGCTTTACACTCGGCACAAATCTGGCGACTTGAATAGTCCCCAATCCAAGGCACTTCAATAGTCTTACCACAATCCCAGCAACCAATCCAAATCGTGTCTTGCTTTGCCATTTCGTTTCCCCTTTCTAGGTAATTCCAGATTAGCCTAGTTTGCTCAAACACGCAACTAGGTTAGTCGTGTCGTGCGATTACTTGAACATCCGCAATTGTTGTGCGAACCAATCGTCAAAACTTTCTTGACACTCATCACACAACGGATGAACTTGCCCAACGAATGCTTCAATCTCGGTTTGGCATTTGTAGCACTCGGTAATCTCTTTGGTTTCCATTGTTTCCCTTTCTTTGGATACCAACAGGTTACTCCACAACAACAAGAAAAGCAAGCAACTTCAAACGAATTCCGCGAGCGCGTTTCGATCCCGGCAAGCTCCGGTCCGGCCAGGGTGCAGCTCTGATCGATCACCGCGAGCGCGGCCCTAATCCAGACAAAAGAAAAACGGTAGCAATTGGGGGGAATTGCTACCGCTCTCTTTGCGGAAGGTGAAAGGGGGATAACTCCTTCCGCATAATCACCCGAGCGAGTAATCTCAAGCCCAAGTGACTTCTATCAGTTTACACGCTATCTGCGACTTTCGCAAATTCGGTAAACAATTCTCCACCGACTGAATACTCTCCAGTGTCGGCGTTCACAACCACTGTGTCGTTATCAACCCAGACATCGCTCTCGCTAGCACCATAGGCGTCAATCCCGAAAGACAACTCTCCGGCGTAGCCACCCAAAGCCACCGCGAACTCATAGAACAGCTGCGCGGTTAGGTAATTTGGGTCTCCGATTCGGTCAGTGCGAGTCAGCACATTGCGAACAGCGATTAGGTTATCTCCACCCGACCAGTGTCCATAAAGGGTAATCGGGGTCTTGAAAGACTTGCTCTCAATCTGAATCAGCGAGCGGTCTCCCATTATGCCACCGCCACCCATTTGACTGCGGTGCGTAGCAAGTGGTCATAATCGCCACTTGTGCTCTCGGCATAGTATTCGTCAATCTCAGACTGAGACACACCTGCGCTCTTTAGTGCGCTAGCCACACGCCCCATAATCGCGAAAGCGTTTCCGTCTTCCCCGACCAACTGAACCTGAACATCTGGATACTTCGGCTCTCCGAAACTCATTTTTCTTTCCCTACTTTCTAGGCAATTTGCCTACTACAAAGATACTGTATTTTGGTTGTTAGCGCAACTTCTAACGAAGATTATTTTCGTGTCCGGCGATCGATCGACCAGGGCGACCACTTCGATCCGCGAGCGCGGCCGAAGCTTAGCTCACCCCCTAGTCTTCTTCTTCTTCTTCGTCTTCGTCTTCGTAGTCATTACAGACACCAGCGCAACCGCGCTCACCACAATCTTCACAATCGTCTTCTTCGAATTGCCCGATTAGGGTTTCGAAACCTTCGTTAGCGTCTTGACCTTCGGGCATAGTTGAGACCGCGCTCACGAAACGCAAACCACAACTTTCGTCATACCACTTCTTGATAGTCTCTGCCATTTCAGTTGCGGTCATTTCGTCTTTGGTGATAATCGGGTCATACTCATACTTACGCATAAGTGAGACTTGTTCATCATCCATAAGAACATAAATCTTGTGGCAAGTGTCCCAAGCAATTGCCTTTGCGTCTTCAACGCGTTCCTCGATCAAATCAAAGTTTGCCATTTTGTTTCCCTTTCGTTTTTGGTTGGTAGTTGTTACAGAGATAGTTGCTAAGACTTGACGCTCATAGCCTGCGCCAACAGCAGGTTTTTAGCGTGTTCCAGTAGAGCAGGTGCGAGTTCTGGGTGCTTGATTAGTAAGCGCTTGATTTGTAGAGCAGGTGTTCCAGCGGTTTTCCTGAATTTATACATCTGCTCCCTACTGGTATCGTTCCAGCAGACACGACACCTAATCGTCACGCCAACAATTTCGCCGTCACCGTTGCGCCTATTGTGTCTAGTGAGAGCAACTTCTTTATCCCGAATGTCGTGACCCTTTAGGCAAAAGTCACTAGTCAAAAGGTGTGCTGTTCTCTTGGTCATTGCCATTTCGTTTCCCTTTCGTTTAGGCGTTTTCGCCTAATAAAAAGATACCGCATTTCGAAACAACACGCAACTTCCAACGAACATTTTCTTTCGTGTCTTCAGATCGATCAGCTGCGAACCCGGGGCGAGCTCTCGGCACTAGATCCGATCAAAACAAAACCCCGCCACTTGGGCGGGGTTCCGGTTTGCTCACTTTCAAATCAAGCGAGCCATTTTCAAAATGCGATACTGCTCTCGGCGCTCCGAAAACTTGCGCGACATCTCAAGCACAACTTCGGGCGGTAGCGAGCGCAAGATACGGCCGACCAGCGTGCTAGTTGTTTGAGAAATGTGGTAACTGCGAAACATGACAATCTCAGACTTGTCCACGTCATACTCAAGAATCGGTGTGTTCCAGTGAACAATCGAATAGCGAGAACCGTCACGAACCGCGGTAATGGTTCGGTTGTAGTTCTCAAAACTTTCAAAGTTCTTCAGTTTTTCTTCAATCTTGTAATTTGGAATTCGAGCCATTTGGCTACCCCTTTCTATCCACTACAAACTTACCATACATAAGGAAAACTTTCAACGAATGTTTTCGCTGCGTGTCGATCGATCCGGCCCTGGCGAGCTGCAGCTTTGAATCCGATCGAAACGCATCACGCCGGATCGACCACCCCAGAAATGAGAAAACCCCCCAGACCGTCGCCTAGGGGGTTCTGTCTCTGCAGAGACCAATTCTCATTTCTTGTCGAAGGGAAATCTGAAACCGTATTTACAAACGAGCGACTCTTACTAGTATCAAGCCCAAGTTGGTAATCCATAGCCATTAGATGTTGCGACTAAGAACACTATTGAATTGTTAGTAATAGTAAACCACACTTTGCCACTTAGCGCAAGTCAGTTTGTACAAATTTCCATAACAAAAAGATAACGGAATTTCTGGCAGATTGACAAGCTGCAAGATCAGCTCCGGTCCGGTCCGGGCAAAAAGAAACCCTGGCCGAAGCCAGGGCTCTTTATCAACTACCGTCTTGGGCAGTCGCCATGGTCATGGCCACAGCAAGGAAAGTCCTCACACATCTCACACCCCCTATCTCCCTTTCTAACTTCAAATATACTACCCAACCCAAAGCGTGTCAAGTATTTTTTGATAACGAATTTGTAACGCTCACGAGCTGCCACGAGCTGCCACTAAGCTGCTTCATAACTTCGAACGAACGAACGAACAGCGATCTCGGCGAGAGTCCAGGCGGTCCGGCGGATTGACCAGATTTCGGGATAAAGCAAAACCCCCCAGTCTCTCGACTGAGGGGTTTGCGATTTCTCGACTTACTTCTTTTTGAGAGTGTTGAGAGTCAGCACATCAGTGAACTTGACCAGAGCCTCGTAAGCCTCTGGATAGGTCGCTTCGAACTCGTCCCAGTCCCCGACTGAACGGCGAACGCTCTCAGTGACCTCAGCGATAATCACGCCAGCCTCGTCAGCAATCTGAACAGCAGTGTTGCCAGTCGCTCCAAGAACCGACTTGCGGATTACGCTCTCACGAGCAGACAGTTCAGCCTTTGCTTCACGAACCTCAATCAGTTCGTCAATCAGTGCCACAACATCAACGACAACAGCCTTAGCCATTTTCGTCCTTTCCCTAGAAAACAAGCCAACCTTGTGTTCGCTTGTAATACCAAGCCTAGTGGCATACATTTCGCAAGTCAAGTCCAGAGGCAACTTTTTTGGTAACAGATTTGTAACGAAAATTTTCCACTCTCGAGCTGCAGTCCAGGCGGTCCGGCGGGTCAGCTAGTTCGAAGATCTCCAGACAAAAGAAAACCCCCGCATTTCTGCGGGGGCATTCTTTTGTTGCGACTAGACGCGAGACTCGCTCGCGCTGTAGCAACCCTTCACAAACTCGGCAAGAGTGCTTGGCATACTGTAAAGGTCAAACTCGGCACAAGGCTCGGTTGACCCAGCGTAGACCTTGAGAGTGTGAACGTCAAGGTCAAGCACATACGCCCACTCGCAAAACAGAGTGTCCTGTAAGAATTCCATTTCGTTGACCAATGGCACACGCTCGGTTGCGTTGGCAACCACGCTTAGGATTTCGGCACAAGTGTTGCGCGAGAGACTTGGATAATCCTTGCCAAATGCTTCGGCTTGTTCCATAGTCATCCAGCCATCGGGGCCAGCATACTTCAAGTCAATCGCCTTGAGTTCGGCTTCGTCTGCCCAGTAAGCCTTGTCCAAGTTCGCTTCAAGTTTCGCAACGCCAGCGCCCTTGATAAATTCATAGACAGTTGCTCCCTGACCTTCGGGGTAGCCATCCCATTGGCCATACTGCGCGATTACAGGTGAGCCATTCTTGATTACTGCGGTTAGGTTTCGAGTTCCCATTAGTTTCCCTTCGTAGGTGGTCAACTTGACCACACCTAATTATTGCATAGACCCCTGACATTTTGCAACAACTCGCCCAGACTTTTTCAGCCCTAAGATCTTCAAACTTTTCAGCTGCAGGATCTCCGGCGATCAATCAACCAGCCAGGGCAGAAGAAAACCCCACGAGCTGCGAGAGCTGCGGGGTTGACTTCGAACGAATGTTAGTCAGGTGAGCCAGTGAACTTTTCCACGAAAGCATTCACCTGCGGGGCAAAAGTGAAAACCAATGCCAAAACAACTCCAATCAAAATACCATTCTGAAAAGTTTCGGTAATGGTTTGATTACTCTCGCCACCAGCCAGCAACAACAACAAATAGAAAAAGCACCAAGCACCAGCCACGAATGGAATTGAGATAATTCCAACAACTGCCCTGCGAATGTAAAACTTCAATTTTCCCTACTTTCCGTAGCAACTCGCTACACAACAAAATTACCATCAACTGATAAAAAACGCAACAACCAACGAAGAAAACTTTTCACCAGCTCGGGATCGGCCGGCCAGGGTTAGATCGATCTGAGTTGCAGCTCTCCACTCACCGGACAAAGAGAAAACGCCCACCCCGAAGGGTGAGCGTTCGCTCTCGAACCTAGCCTAAGCGTTTAGGCGTGAGTTCACGATTTCCAGAAGTGAGTTTGATACTTCGAGAACCGAATTGACCTGCTCAAACATCTTGAGGTCAGTCAAAAGGTTAGCCACGACCATAAGGCTAGAAACAGCCTCGGATAGTGGTTGAATGGCATCCAACTTCGAGTTGGCATCTGCGATTGACGCTAGTGCGTCAGTTAGAACTTGAGGTTCCATGTCTCCCTAACTGTTGGGCATTTCCCAACTAATAGAACTTTAGCATACTATGCCGACATTTTGGCAACTTTCAACGAAAGTTTTTTTCCAGCGATCCGGCGAGCGCCGCGCCCCTAGTCTTTTGCTAGACGCTTCGTGTTCAAAAGGTCTAACGCATCGAGATAGTATTTCCTATCGTCATCTTCAATCCACTCGTTTGCGTCTGTATCCCAAACTTGCTCATCTTCACTAAACCGCGCTGAATAAGTGTCATCTGCGATAAAAACCTCTTTATCATCTAAATCAACGCCAATGACAAAAAATACCTGCTTGCTCAATTTATTTCCTCTCGATTGTGATTCCGTGTCGGCGAAGTTCCGACACTAGGTTTTTGACGGCACGCCCGTCTGACGGCGTGGACGCGGAAAAAACTATTTGCCCAGTTGGCGAAGTCCACTTCAAGTGTCCCCCCTTAGTCAGAGTCACGACCCAGCCCTTGGACTCGGCGACCTTGACTATCTGCTTGAATTCTTTTCTGTTTGACATACTTCAAATGTAGCACCACCCACTGACATTTTCAACGACACGCCAGAAACTTTTTTTCGAGCCTTGATCTCCAGCTGCAGATCGATCGCGCCTGGACCAGCCAGAAATAAGTGGCGAGCAGTTTTACAACTTGCTCAGGTTGTCGGGTTGAGTTGGCGGTTAGACTAACTCCTCCTCAGGCTCAACCTCGCGAACCAAAACGGTGCGAGTGAAAACCGAAGTTCCCCAAGCGAGGTCGTGTCCCATTGAGGTAGCCTCAAGTTCAACCGAAGTTCCTGAACGGTCGCCAGTGTCCCAGTCGCGAACGCGAAGAGTGCCAGTGACGGTGATACGGTCGCCCTTGCTTACAGACTGAGACGCGTTGATAGCGAGTTGCTTGAACGAAGTGACGGTGAACCAATTCGTCTCGCCGTCCACCCACTTGCCTTGGTTGAGGTCAAACCGACGGTAAGAACTCGCGAGACGGAATGAAGTAATCGGCAAGCCGTCCTGAGTTACGATGTGGCGAGGTGTGGTTGCTACTAGACCAGTGACTGATACGGTTTCCATTTGTTTCCCTTTGATAGTTTCCAAGTGAACTTTTTCGTCCACCCTTAGAGTTTAGCAGGATACGCCGATAATACGCAACTTCATACGAGAAATTTTTTTCGTTGGAAGTTCCGACGGTAGCCCCCAGCCTGGATCACCCAAACCGCGAGCGCGTAATCCATTGATCCGGTTCAGCTGCGCTCACGCCAAACAAGAACCCCCGCCCGAAGGCGAGGGTTCTTGCTTTTTAGGGAAACGACTACCAACTGGATTGGTATTCGAAATCGTACTCCTTCAGATTTTCCGAAGTCAAAAGGTGGTTCAGCATTTTGGCGGTGTACTTCACATCTTCGTAGTACCACTCATCAAGGTCAGTACTTCCGAAGAAGAACCCACTCTGTGGTGGCAACAACTCTTCGGCCTTCGTGGCATCAGCCAAAACAGTTTCGCACGCCTGAAGAAGTTCAGCCAGTTGCTCACGAGATACCCAAGCCCTTTGGCACTCATCAACCCCACCCTGAACATTCTGAACAAACCAGTTGTGGATTTGGTTCGCCTTGCGCCAGTACCCCACGCTAATCACGATGTTGGCACTTGGGTTCCCATATTCCAAGTCTGACTTGGTCAAGCCACTAGCAGATAGAACTTCAGCGTACGCCTGCTTTTCTGGCTCTTTGTTGAAATCGTAACCACTCACGTACTTGCGAGCAGATAGATACATATCTAGTCCCATTGGACTTCCCTTTCCCTACGCCCTACTCTTTTTCAGGCACGCCCCCAGTTTACACTAAGTCAGAGAAAATACAAACTATTTGGCGAAAGTTTTTTGGCCTAGATCGACCAGCAGCTCTTCGACAGTATCTGGAATGTTGTATCCACCCACCAGGATCCCGGCGCGAATAATCAGCTCGCCTGTACTTAGACCAAGTCCGGTTGCTAGGCATTCCACAATTACAGAGGACGGCTCTTTCTGTCCGCGCTCGACCTCGCTTAGGTATCCGAGTGCGATGTTCGCACGAGCTGCGACCTGGCGTAGAGTCAGTCCCTGATCGATCCGTTCCTCTCGAACAATGTGTCCGAGGGCTTCGCGGTAAAGCATTTCATTTTTCATACGATCAGCGTAGTCCACGCACGCCTATCCGTCAAACAAAAAACACCAGCAGCTCTCTCGCCACTGGTGTTCTCTGTCCGTTAGGGGTTAGGCAACCTCGGTCAAGGTCGGATAGACACGCACTCCGTCTTCCTCAACCCACGCCACGCTGTCCTCGCTAATACGCACGCCGTCTGGTTGCTCGGCGTTGGTGAAGTTTTCCAGCACGCCGTTCGCAATCTCCCACGCCGATTCAGCCGACTTCGCCGTAATGCGAATGACTTGCCGAACTACAACCTCGAACTCCTTTTCGGGACGAGGGCAGTCGTCATACCAATACTCGTCGTCGTCAGGGTCGCTCGCACAATTACAGGAATCCTCCCTGTCCCTGTCCACATAGTCTTGGTGGCTGTCGGGGATGTCCCATTCCTTAGTCATAATCAAGGAACGCTCGCCGTCCTCGTCGCCGTCCGAAGAAGTGAACTCCGCACCCCAGCCCTGCTCTTCCTCACTCCAGAACTCGAAGTCCAAAGTCGGGAACTTCTGAACCATAGCCACGAACACAGGCTCGGGAATACTCCACGCCGTATTGAACGAGTAGCCCAGCGAGGTTTCGCTGTCGTCATTCAAGTCCACATCACAAGCGTCCCACTTAGTGCCCCACTCACGAATGTTCCAGTCATACCAGCCATCAGATGAGAACTTCATAGAGTGAGCCATACGCTCTTCCATAGTCCAAGAGTCGTAGCCCTCTGGCTTGTAGTCGCTCGCCCCAAAGTAAACAGCCTTGTCCTTTGGCTCTTTGAAGTTCCAGAACGACAAGACCTCCTCCTTGTTATCGTAAGTCAGCACGCCAGTTTCGCTATCGAATCCAGTTGGTGCTTTGCGTCCTGCCAGTTCCTTGAACTCAGCAATCTTTTCCTTTGAACCTGAAACGCTCAGGGTGTTGTAAACCCAGTTTGGCATTTTTAGTTCTCCTCTCCAGTTAGGTTGTGTTCCTCAATCAAATGGTCAATGGTCATACCAGCGTAAATCTTGGTGGTTTCCAAGTAGTTCAGCAATCCCTCGCTACCAAACTTCTTACCAAGTTCAGTCGCAAGTTCCAGCAAGCGATACATCCTTGGGTCAGCGTATCCCTGCTTACAGTAGTCCTCGACAAAGACACCAATGGCAGTAAGAGCAATGCCAGCAATGTCCCTCTCGTCCAACTCCATTTCAGCGAAGTTTGGGGTGTCGTTTCCACAGTTGTCGCACATTGTCGTTTCCCTTCTTTTGGCAACAAGTAAATAGTAGCACACATCAGCGACAAAACAAACATCTTCGTTGGAAGTTTCGTAGCAGCTCTCGCCAGGTCCGGCCTTGCTCTCTGATCGATCAGCCCCGGGCACAGCTAACGATCCCCGAAGCTTTGGTAAGTTCCAGTGATCGTGATCCTGATTAAGACCCGGGCACATATCCGTGGAAAGTCCAGATCGATCTTCACGCGCTCGCAGCTCTTGCGCGTATCCGTCTAGTCCGGGCAAAGCGAAATCCCTACCAGTGGGGGAACTGATAGGAATTCCTAATCCGTTAGCGGAGAGCGATTTTGGAAAGGGGGGAAACGAGTTTGCTCAATCCGCTAATGGACTTCTTAGGCACGCCGACTTACACGCCACCCCCGATTTTCGCGAGAGCGTCAGACGCAGACTTGCCGATTTCCAGCGCGATACTTTCGACAGCCATTCCGTCTAGGTGAACCGCGTGCGTGCCGTTAGTAATGTCGCGTGCGCCAGTGCCGTAGCAATCCTTTGGGGTAATGAACAGCACAGCCACGCCAGCCTGTTCGCACTCTTTCACAATCCGTTTCGCGTTGGCGGTTTCTTTCGGGGTGTAGTTTCCGTCCGACACAACGACCAACAAACGCACGCCGTCCGAGTAGGTCAGACCGAGCGCACCATTGAGAGCCGAGAACCCTTTATCAAAGACCTCTGTTCCGTCAGGCGCAGACCAGACCGAAACCTCTTCCAACTTCTGCCCAACCTTGAGAGTTGCGAATACATCTTCGCCGAAATAGACCATAGCGGTTTTCGCCTGAACCCTACGACCAGCCTCACTTAGCACCCAAGCAGTTGTCGCCATAGCGTCCATAGCCGAACCCATAGAACCTGAAATGTCCACCATTACGCCAATGGTCAGCGTTGGGTCGTCAGTGTGTTTGCGCGACTTCGACTTCCAAGCAGGAAGTTCGCCACGCAATCCCATTGACTTCATAGCACTATTCTGAACAGCGTTGCGAGTATTGAGTTTGCCAAGTGGTTCGTGGGTTTTGCGAATGTGAACTGAACGCTCACGATACTTCGCCTTGTCCAACATTTCGGCAATCTTCACAGCACTCGCACGCTCACCTGATTTTGGCGCACGCTTTTCGCGAAGTGCTGAACGCGACTTAGTTCCAGTAGAACCCTCTTCGCGCTTGTCGAAAATAATTTCAGCGACCTTGCGCTCTTCGCTCTTCTTCTTGCTCTGGGTTGCGCGACCCTTTGCCTCTTCTGCCCACTCTTCGTCAGTCTGTTGGTCAGCCAAGTCAATCGAAACAGAAATCGCAGTGCCACCAGCGTCCTCTTCCAAGTCGCCTTTGGTCGCGAGAACGAAAGCCATTCCAGCACCTTGACCATTCTCGCCCTCTGGGTCAGCCTCGCGTAGCAACTCAACCCACTCGCGTGCCAAGTCCAGACCAGCGACAGTCGCGCCATTTGGAAGAGCGTGGAAACGCACCCAAACAGAACGCAACTTCTCAAACAACTCTTCGCCAAGAACATCAAGCGCACGCTCGTAAATCTTCTGAACATCTGCCAGACCAACAACGCCAGCGTCCACGCGAGCGAGAGCAAGTCCAGACATTTGCGCCATTACGCGAACCTCGCTTGCCTTTGCCAATGCCTCTTCGTCAATCTCGCCAAGAGCCAGACCAAGAGCAGACGCACGCAGGAAGAGCCTATTCTTTGGGTAAGTCAAAACGCCAATGCGCTCAATGCGACTTTCCTCTAGCAACCAGAAAGCGTCAAGAACATTTTGGTTGCCCTTGTTGTGTTCACTTTCGAAGAGCGAGTAATCCCACTTATCAGACGAACGCGCGTGAAGAGCCTCGTGGTAAATCACGCCAGTTGGTTCTGCCCATTCGTATTGGGTTGCGCGAAGTGTAAAGTCGCCAACCATTTCAGGCGTGGTTGCTTTTCCAAACGCGCCAGCCAAGTTGATTTCGATTTCAGCAGTGTCGCCAATAAAGCAAGCAATCGCTTGACCCATACCAGCGTCCTCACCAGCATAGACAGCCAAGTCATTACGACCAGCCCACTCATTAGCGACTTGACCAATCTGGGCGCAAGTTGCTAACCATTCAGACGGAGTTGCGCCAGCGCGAGTAGCGAGGCGCGAAGTTGGTTTGTAGTGCGTCATTTCCAGTCCTTTCCAAAACTGATTACCCATTTAGGATAGCGCACTTTTGCGATTGAGCGCAACCCCATTTCCCAAAAAGATTTCGGCCAGTTTCGATCCCAAGTCCGGCGCAGCTCTATCCCTAATTACTAGTGCCCGGGTGAACCCTGGGCCATGGTCGATCAGGGGCAAAGCTTTGTTAATTCTTCGTGGGAAGTAATGCGTACGATCCCCAAAGCTGCGACCCCCGAAAAAGCAAAAGTGCCAGATTGCTCTGGCACTTCGCTTTTCAGTTTCGGACGGAAACTAAATCTTCGCAGGGCGACACTCTTCACCGAACACGCGAGTGAAAACATCTGCCACAACAGGGCGGTCAAGTTCGGGCGCACTCGCAAGCAAGTTCGAAATCGCAAACTTAGTTCCAAACACTTCGCTGATTGACTTGTATGCCAACAGTTCACGCATTTGTGGCGACCACGAAGTTTCGCCATTCATTTGCTTTTTCGCCAAGTTTTGTGCGACTGAAACAGCAGACGCAGGAACGCCCAACTTCTTAGCCAATGCCCAGTCAGTCGTCATTTCAGCCTGAATGGAAAAGCGTGAGAGCAACGCCTCGCTTAGGCGCACGCCCGGCGCATTGGGGTTTGTCGCGCCGACCACATAAAAGCCGTCCTTTGCTTTTACAGTTCCGCGCTCTGGGTTCGCAGTGATTACGATTTCCTTGCGTCCGTCCATTAGACCATAGACCGCCGAAAGAACCTTTGGGTCAATCAGACCAATCTCGTCAATCAGAAGAACTTTGCCCTCTTCGGCAGACTTGACCAGAACGCCGTCCACCCATTCGAACGAACCACTTGGGGTCTGAACATAGCCACCAATGAAGTCCGAAAGTTCGGTGTCGCCTGAACCAAGAATTGTGTAAAGTTCGTTAGGGAACGCGCCCTCAACTAGGGCAGTTTTGCCAGTTCCGGGCGCACCATACAAAAGCACATACTGATTGTTTGCGCGTGCTTTGCGTAGCACCTCAACATCTGAATGTTCGCCCCAAGAGCGCGAGAAGTAGAAATCGCCATTTGGACGCTGATACTTCTCTGCGCCCTCAATTACATCTACGCTCACAGTTGCCTTTGCCTTTGGTTTTGGAGTTCCAGTTCCAATCTTAGCGCGAAGATTTGCGCGTCCACTTTTCGGCATTAGCGAAGTCAGACCAGCAGGAACTTTGGTTTCGTCCTCACCCTGAACAGCGACACCGAAAATCAGTGAAGTCAGGTCTGGGTAGATTGCGTCCACGATTTCTTCGTGGGTTTTGGTTTCGATAGTCATTTTAGTTTTCCGTCCTTTTCGATTTCCCTAGTAAAGGTTTTCTGGGTAGCCCACTTCGGCACGCGCTTTAGTAATTCGGCGCAACGCAGACGCAGGTGCTTTCCAAGAACTAATGTCGCTGAAATCAACATCAGTTAGTTCGAACACGATTGGTCGTGGTCGTGGCGTAAATCCCTCTGGGAACATACGCGCAGTGGTTTCGTTAGCACGCGAGGCGAGGTGAACAGCCTTATCAACAGGCGACATAGCCTCAAACTCTTTTGGAGTGCGAACAAAGTTAGTGCGCCATTGAGCGCGAGGTGAGAACTCGCTAATGGTGCGATAGATAACAGCCATACTTACGACCTCACCCTTTTCATTCTTACCACTTGGGGTAATCAGAACTTGCGTGGTTCGTGGGTATGAGTTGGTTGCGTGCGCCTCAAGGTAAATGCCCATTCCCATTAGGCGAGGCTTGTTGCTTACCTCTTCGTGCGAAGTGGCAAGTGCGTCAGCAATTTCGGAAGATACTTCCCCGAATGTTGTTGGGTTCACTTTCGTGCCTTTCCAGTAGTTGAGTGTCGTTTTCCCGACAAGAGCAACTTTACACGAAGTCGCGACAAAAGCGCAACTCTTCCAACAAAGATTTTTTTATTTTTTTTTTCGGAAGATCGATCAGCAGCTAGTCATCGTCTTCGTCAAAAGTTAGGGGATCAAGATCCTCATCTAAGAATGGACTTACAGGTACAGCACTGATCGCATCCTGAGCACAGTCCAGGCACACTATCCATTGTGACTTCTCATCAAGGCCTATTAGATATGCATAGAACGAACCACTCGACTGACCTACTTCTTCAGTGCAGCTTATGCATTCAATGTCAGCTAGATCTTCAGGGGTAACTAGTCCAGCCACGATGGCCATACCAGCGTCGACTTCGTTCTCTATTAAGTGGAGTTCAATTGCTCTCATGGAATCTAATCGTACTGCAGTTAATAAATAGTGATTCGTTCGAAGTTAGCTAGGGCCAGGTCCGGCGATTGATCCGCTTAAAAGAAAACTTCCCACGAACGAATTCGTAGGAAGTTTCAGTCTTGTCCCGTTAGTTAGTTACTTCCAACGCTCCAAGAACACGTGACCAGCACCGTTACCTTCTGGGTCCATCGATGGGATGAGTGCTTGCCCGTTATCAAGGAGAATAACAAACGCGACATCATACGCACCGTCATACCATCCCATGGCATCCAGTTCGCTCGCCGACAGCGGTCGCACGCCGATAATCTTGGCACCGACGATGGAACCGTATTCCTTCTGGATGTACTTCTTTGCATCAAACTTGGTTTCCATTAGTTAATCACTTCCGTCATAGTTTCTGATTCTTCGACGTCATTGTCTAGGTCCGTGAAGTCAAACGGCTCGCCGTCGTACTCGTTCTCGTCTACGTGCCCTTGGGATACGTAGTACTTGGCTAGCGCTTCATCAGCACTAGTGGCGAACACCGTGAATGACTCGCCCGATAAAACAGTGAATGGTTGTTTAGTAGTCATATCTATACCTTAGCAGGTGCTCGCCGTTAATTCAAGTCTACGAGTTCAGTCAGCAACTCGTCCGCTTGCTCGTCGTCGATGTATTCGAATTCCTTCGCGTTGTCTACCGCGCAGGTCAGGCCGTCATTGAAGCCCAGTTGGTAGGCCTTCTTGATAGCTGGGTCGGTGAAATCTAGTCCATACATTGGACACCCCTTTCTCTAGGTAGTATCCACCGTAGCATGTGCATGCCGATATGTCAACTACCCGCGGAATGATTCGGATCGATCCTGCAGCTTCTTCTTACGGGGAGGCAAGATCTTCGTTAGAAGTTGCGCCGGCGTTAGCTTCTCATCACCTGGGATGGCACCGTACTTGTGAAGAAGTTTAAGAAGCAGACCCGCGACGAACAAGTCATCACTGAATGCCATCCAAGGAAAGATGATGTCAAACGGATCAATGGGTACAACCAAATAAGCAATGCATAGAGTCGCGATGACTTTAACCCACCATGGGGCTCGTTTGAACTGCGCGACGTACTGGCGCAGGCCGTCTTTAATTCTTTGTCGCAAGAAGCATCTTACTTTCTTTCAGGGTCCAGCTCACCAAGGGGTGTCCGTTGAAAGTTACAGCTGCAAGTTGCTTCTCAGCATCCGTTACATCTTCAGCAAAGACGATCACTCGTTCGAAGTTAGAGCTCGCCGCTGAAGGTTTTACCAGGTATTCAAATCCGTACATTTGTTTCTTTCGTTAATAGTTTAGCTCATCCGTCTGGAGGCAAGCCGTTTTGAAAAAGTTGGGAAGTAGTTCAGAGGGACATCCGCGAAGTCCGCGGGCACCAACTTCCTACCAAGCCGTTGCTCGACACATCCGATGCAGAGCATTCCACGCCGCTTCTTGTAGATCGAGTCCCAGACCGTGTCCGTCAGCATGTAGTACTCATCGATGTGTAGCGTGTTCTCGCCGCAGTCCCTACAGACAAACGGCTCACAGTCTACCTCACAGAAAGGCTCGCCGCAACTACCAGTCGTTGTTGGCATCCGCGCCGACCTCCGCGAGAATATCTTTGATTTCATTCTCGACCGATTCGGGCACGCCCGCTCCGTAGATAACCAAGGACTCAAGCTCTGGCCCCTCGTCATCGGAGAGGAACCCGATGGGCACCGTACGCCCGTCATTCAAAGTGATAACTGCCTGGTTAACCCAGCGCATGGCTTCCGAAGAAGTAACTTTTAATTTTCCCATGGAGTAACTGTAACACGGCGCTCGCCGAATGTCAAGTTAACTGCGCAGAGCTTTCTCCACAACCCCAGCAATGCCTGCAGATCTCTGCGTCTTCCTTGTTCCAACCAGTGCCATTGCAGTGGCCACATGTCACAGCTGCCACTAGTACTTCTTCGTTGTTTGGTACTTCAGGTGCATTGGACTTGGGTTGTGCACGAATCCCTCAGGCAGCTCGTGCTGCTTGATGAAACAAGGGAGGACGTAACGCAGAGGACCAGGCCCAGGAGGATTAACGCCATGAGGGTGAGTCTCTCCAGATGAGAACATCAACATCGAACCAGGCTTTGGTTTTAACTCCAGGCCTTGCTCAGGGAAGATAACCTCGCCATGTACGTAGTCGTCGTTCAGATAAATCACAGCAGCGTACGCAACGTATGGGTCTACGTGATTGTCAACATGGACCTTGAGGTCAGATCCCTCGTACTGACGTTGGATGGTACCAGATCCTGGGAAGTGAAGGTTTGGGTCGTACGAAATGATTTTGCTGACGCCCTCGTTGATACGACCAACAACTTCCGAATTAGGAAACATGATGTTCTTATCAGCCCAGTCGAAAGTGATCTCCATCTTGCCCTCCTTCTGAAGAGTTTCGATGTCGCGAGTCCCGAACTCTTTCTCCGCCTTGTCGCGGAGGTGGTTCATGTAATGACCGATCCAGTCCTCCTCCGTCAAAGTTTCAATGAAGTCCATGATTAGTTTGATGTCCGCTGAGCTCATGAAGTTCTTAACTTCCCAGACTTCTGTAGCTAGCTCCTCAACTTCATAACCCGCTTGGGTAAAAGCTTCGATGGTTAGTGACATCCGTTAATCCTCTCGCTTGTCGACGAACGCTGGTAAAGCATATCGGGTGGGTCCTGCTTCTACGGGAAGCACGCCGTGCAAATAGTCATCCGCTGATGGGAAGATGATTAGATCTCCTGCAGCCGGCTTAATCTTCACATCAATTCGTGGGAAGTGCAGCTCGCCGCCTTCGAAGTCTCCGTTCACGTAAAGCACGCATGCGTAGAGGACCCGCGGGTTTGACTCGCTGTCGATGTGGTAGTTAAGCCGCACGCCTTCGTATTGTCTTTGGATGGAGCCCACGCCGCGAAGCTCGACGCCAGGGAGGCCGGCGAAGATCTTAGCAAGCCGTTCGTTTAAAGTTTGCATCAACGACGTATCCTGGATGATCGCATTCTTGTCTACCCACTCGCCGTCGAGTTCGATCCGGTGACCTAGCGCCTGGGCTTCTTCAAACGTACGCACGCCGTACTGGTCCTCGATGAATCGGTACAAGCTTTCAGTGTAGGAGACTCGCCAGTCTTCTTCGTTCATTGTTGAGAACTGGAGCTCGAGCTTCTCGATCTCTGCAGGCCGGACAAAGTCATGAACAACAAAGATCCTCGGATAGATCTCCTCAGCTTCGAATTCTGCGAGCGCGAAATTCTCCTTGGTAAGTAGCAATGGATCAGACGTCATACGTGAATTATATCTCATCTACTCGGAGACTGTGAACAGGCCCGTTTCTTTTGATAGACGTTGCAACGTTGGAAGATCTGGAGCACCGGATGCGTCGGATCCAACTCGGCCGATCGTCCGTTGGAAGTTAGCGAATGCACTTGCTGTAGCTGCATCCCACTTCCCGCGGTCAGCTCCCTTGAGATCCGTTACAAGTGAAAGCGCTAGCTGGACCCGTTCGATGTCCGTGTTCTTGGTACGTGCGGTCGTTAACTTAGAAAGGCGGATCTCCTTAGGTGCGCTCGCCGCTTCGTTAATTGTTTGAAGCTCGACTCGATCCGGAGCTCCCCCCGTTAACTTCTGAACAAGCTTCGTCAGAAGATGCAGGCCGCTTCTCCCTGGATCCGTCGGCCGGCAAAACAAAACAACTTCGTTTAAAGATCGGATCCGTTGGTGCACGCCGTTCTTGTTTTGGTAGACGCCCGTCCCGACGGTGTCCCCTTCGATCGCGAGGAACTCACCGGTTCGTTTGAAGTTACGTGCGTCGGTTACGATCCCGCAGTGGGGGGAAGAGAACGCGCTCGCCGTGTTGCTGGAGAATGCATATACCGCAATGTCACCGGCTCGAGGTGTTCGTGAGATGTTCCCCGTACGTACGCAGGCCGCTAGTCCCGCGGGCACATAAGTGAAAGATGGTAGATGCAGGCCGGACTCGCGGGCAACAACATCAACGAAGGCACCCGCCCAAGGCTGAGCGTCATAGCCAACCCGCTGGCCAAAGATGTTACGTCCGAGGAGCTCGGAGGTATACCCGTTGTACTTCCTCGCCGTCGCAATAAACGCGCTTATTAAAGCTTTATTAGATCTGCTCACCCGTTGAGTCTAACACAGTAGACGCACTAAAGAAATTTTCTAGATCCGTTAAAAGATTTGCAGCTTCCTGCGTCAGTGTTGTGATCCGTATGTGCTCGATCCGTGTATGTGCATTTGCTATGTCCGCTTTAAGGTTCCCGTACAGAGCGCGTGCCGCTTCGAGGATCTCTCCCTGAGTTTTCATTATTTCTTTTCTTCCTCCGAAGTAAGCGCAGGCCGCTCTTCCGTTTTCTCATCCGTGACTATATCAGCATCAATGATCTCTTTATCCGGAGACACGTGAATACCTGCATCCGCTAACTTCGCAGCAGTTGCGATCGCTCCTTGAGCTAGGCGGTCCAACCTCTCGGCAATGACACTAGCTGCTGGCCGTACATCAATGTTGACGTTCGTGTCTATCTCCACGCCGCCTCTTACACCAGCGCGATCTAGGATCTCCGTTGCAGCTTTGAGTCTTACCGGCTCGCTCTCAGCATACTCCATGAGTTCTTCGAGTTTGTCTACAGCATACGGTGCAGCCTGCATCAACTTCGCACGAGCTCGTTCGATGTCATCCGTCGTTTTATGTTGGATGCTTCTGAGGTGTACTCTGCACAGGCCGTCATCGTTTGGACGTCCTGAAGACCAAAGCATACAACGTATACCGTCATCCTTGATGTGACGGCAACGAGCTGGCATGGCAAGCGGTTTCCGTTTCGGGGACATAGGTCCCCCGGCTTCTTGCTCCTTGAGGTACATACGGGTGGCATTAACTACCCACGGAGGAACCAAGTAGTCGCTCGCCGTTTCCGCTAAGAGGTCCAGGCCTGTGATGAAGTCGGAGTTTTTGTTGTCCGGTTCAGCAAGGATCGGTTTCTTTTCGGCTAAAGATAGTAGACGCTTCTCGGCGATTGATTCCTTCGAACGAACGCGGATGAGTCCCGTTGGAACTCCGTTCATAGAATAAACGCTGTCCCAGATCAGACGCGCTCGCCGAATAATAGCACGGTTCTCAAATGTATCTTGGCAGACGCCCTTGTCCACTTCCTCGATGCCGTATTGGCTGAGGTCAACGCGCATGTCGATCGGGTCGTCGATCATGTATTCGGGTGCTAAGTTTTTGCTGTCTATCTCGTCATCAAACATCTCATGAACTTTCGTTCGAAGTTAGGGCGACGGCCCGCTTAACTGGGGAGAGGACTTGTAAACGAGCCGCCGCTGTATTAATTTTACGCGACGCCACTAATGTTGATTTATCTTCGGACGAAGTCGGACGAAAATTTTGCGCGTGGAGAGGGAGACGGCTGCCTTTTCCCTCTTTTATTAACAAATCTTTGGGGGTATCTAACCACCCTGCTATAGTAATCCGCCCTCGGTTTTACCGTTCAGGTCACCCGATAGAAGTCGGAACTTGCCGTTCTCATCACGCTTGAACTTCTCACTACGCGACTTGGCTTGTTCTTTTTTGTGGTCACTGACGAAAATGATTGCTCGCCGAAGATCGGATTCAAGGACGTATCCAGGGAAGCCTAACTTCAGAAAACCTTGCCTAATCCAGTTATAGATTGTTCCTTCACTGACCTGAGCATACTCGGCAGCTAACTTAATCTTTATCAGTTTGTCTTCGTCCATAGTGATTCCTAGACGTAATCAACACAGACGGCATAGACTTCACCCTCGCCGTAGTTGTGGTCGGGGCGGAGGTCAACGACAATCGAATCCTTCGTGAAAGGTTTGCCTGGATAGACCCAAATCTGTCCGTGGCTGGTTAGGGTGTAGTCATCGGACTGGTGCCAGAAGAACTTGTAGCCTTGGTCCTTCTTTGAGAAGTAGTCAAGGGCCCCTAGATTTTTACAATGGAACCAAGCATCACGATGGATGAGCTCAACGAAGGTCTCACCAACTTCGTGCTGTGGGGCATCGTGTCCGAAGAAGATCTTCCCATCAATGACCCAGACATCAACTTCGACTTCGACTCCTACATTCAAAGCTTGAACTAGATACGAAGGGGTGTTCTCAAGTTCTGGGTTCGGGCCGTCAATGTTGCCTCGGTGTGAGATTAGCTTAGCCGTTGACATATGCCTCCAAATCTTCTGGGGTTCCTAGGCTGATCATCTTGTCAACCATAAAGACACCGATGTTCTTACCATCTTGGATAGCTTCATTATAGACAGGGCAGACATAAAATTCGCCATTAGTCGTGACCTGTTTCGCGACCATCTGGTGGGCATACTTCACATAGTCTGAGCCATGCTTCCAGTAGTAGATACCTACCGTTGCCAAATCACTGATGACTTCCTTCTCGGCAACTCGAGTGGCTTGTCCGTCCGAAGTCTCTACATAAGACCATCGGGGTTCGTTGCTTCTAAAGATGGCAATACATCCGTCTAGGTTATTGTCCCCTGCATAGGTCAAGAAATCTTTTGACGCCCATTGGACCAGTTGGTCTGAGTTGCAAATGATTAGTGGAGCATCGTTATCGATCAGTGGTTCAGCCAAGAGGGTGGTGGTGGCAGCTCCCGAGGTTAGTTCGTTGACCTCGATAACTGTGACCGCTGAAGCATCGGGAGTTAAACTCGGCAGAATATCTTTTAGCCCGTACTTCTTTGCGTGTTCTGATTGGGTCACATAAATGAAGTGGCCACTCATACCCAAGGATGACACCACCTGTTGAATCATAGGTTTGCCACAAACATCGATGAAAAACTTTGGCTTCTCGTATCCCTTCTCGGCGAACCTGCTTCCGGCTCCAGCCATCGGGATAAGAATATTAAAGACTGGCCCTGAACTTTGCTCTAGGTCATCCATCACTTTTACAACCAAGTCTTTCGTTAGATCTTTTCTTTGGTCTACCGGCACCAACTTTGCACCAGATTGTTCAGCTGCAAGTCTACCTACAATGCTATCTTCGAAGATGGCTGTGGTCAAGGTGTCGGACTTCAAACCAATCATTGCCATCTTGTATCCGCTAGGGGATGGCTTGACTTCCAAAACTTCTTCGTTACTTAGTGACAAATCAATGTACTCAGCAATACCTAGTTTCTCAAGACACACATCCAAAGTTTGTCGGATGCTGTTGCTGACAACACCAACCTTGAAACCCCTGCTCTCAATAAGCTCAAAGATCTCGATGAGCTCTGGGTCTTCTTTCAAACTTTCAAATAGTTTAGCCGTGTGGTTTTGCTTGCTCCGCCAAACATCTTTGAACCTATCGGCTGGAAATCCCCTGGTCTTGTTCAGAATCTCGAGCTTGACTTTGGTTGTGAGTCCTTCGTAAGTTGTTGCTTGCTCATCGAGACTAATCACATACTTCGGGTCAATCTCTGCCAAAGCCAAGTTCAGTGCTTCGAAGTGAAGCTCTCGGCTATCAACCAGAACTCCATCAAGATCGAACAGAAGTGCTTTGTTCATTTCGTCCTAGTTGGAAAATAGGTTCTTGATTTTTGAATCGCTTGTAATCCGTTCAACAATTTCGGTGGCCGACCTACTGTGCGGTAGCGAAACATAGATGTGCTTGAACTCGTGAGCGAGGTAGAGATAGTGAGGGTGGATAGAAATGAAGTGCTTGTCCTCACCCATGAGGATGTCTAGTGGGGTAGACAACTCGATGACCACTCCGCCTGGCTTCATGAACATCATCGAAGTTAGACCTGCACTGGTGATTGAAACAACCGTCTTGATTTCTGAAACCAACTTGAGCTGATCTTCAAACGACTTGATATCTTCTGGATAGATAATCTCGAAGCCCATCCCAGAAAAGTATTCTTCCAACAAAGCTTCGTCATCAACACGATCGCTTATCTTGTACTTGTACTTCTCTCGAATCTCATCGATGCTCAGTGTTAGATATTCTTCATCCGTTGCCCTAAACACACTGTTCGATAGAGTCTTGCTTCGGCTCAGGTAAACCTTCCTAGTTGGTTCCACCTTGGATAAATCAACAACGCCATCAAGTACGAATGCCGAAACATTCCTAATCAAGGCCAAGTTGCTATTGCACTGCCTGTAGATAGCAAAGTTGTCAATAAGCAGCTCGTCATTACTGCTCAATGCCACCGAAGAAACCTTGTGTCCATGACGAACTATCTGATTATTTACATGCTCGTAGACCTGGGCCACGTGAGTACTTAGGAACATCTCTTGTCCGGCATCAATCCCCAAAACAAAGTGGACCGTCTTCCCGTCTAACTCAGCATCGTTGATCTCGCTGACGATGATAGGAAGAATCTCTGTAAGTACATGGAAGTACGCGGTCTGAATCGGAATGACGACTTTCCTATCGTCCGAAATCAAATCAATGATTTTGCCACCGTGACCATTCATCCGACTAGTCTCGTTCGCAACAAACATCCCTCGTTCATTCAAGGAAAGATATCTCTGGTCTTCGTAGTACTCTGAGTTGAATTCTGGTTTGTCCCAAGTAGGTAGCATGTTTAAATTCTATCAACAAAAAAGAAAACGGGCCAGTCCGAAAACTGACCCGTTTGAGTACAGGCTCTCCCGCCTATACATCCATCCTACTTCTTTTTAGGAGTGGTCTTTGGCTTTGGCTTTGGCTTTGCCTTAGCAACTGGAGTGTCAGCAAGATCCTTCTTGATTGCTTCCTTCTTCTCCGCCGACTTAGCCACTGGCTTAGTCTTTGTTGTAGGTGCAACAACCTTCTTCGGCTTAGGCTTTGGCTTTGGCTTAGTCTTGTCTTCAATCTTGATTTCTGGGATTGAATCAATCTTGCCAGATACGGTTGCTGGGACTACCTCAATCTCAACCCAGCGACCATTATCGTCACGCTCAACACCAGCTGGCGTGTTCTTCTTGTCCTTGCGGAACCAATCAAATAGACCCATGGCCTAGTCCTTCTTCCTCTTCTCCAAATTTTTTCCAAATCTGGTTTAGTGAGTCAACGTCAACCACCGGATCAATGTCCCCGATAGCTTTCCAGATATATTCAGTTAGCGTTTCCGCTACTCCTGAATCAATCAGATCGTAGTCTACCAATACTTGAATGTGTTCTTCAAGATATCGGGCAGCTTCTTCTTTCATCATCTTAAACCCCATCCTACAACAAAAGACAGTCTTGACACAAGAAGACGTTCAAACGACTTGCTTTGTCCAAGATCTGACCATTTGGACTTACTGGTGCTGGAATAACTTTAACTCCACTTGCGCCACACTTGTCACAGCTTGGTTGTTCAATCCAGTTCATCTCAACATCAGCCTTCTTAGCTGCCAACATTCCCTGGGTCAAAGCATGAGACGAACCCATTCCTTTGGTACTCCGCAAGAACTTACGCAAGTCTCCGGTCTCCAACACTGCCCTTGGTGTCCTACACAAACAACCAGCTGCGTTTGGACTGCAAACAAAGTATCCCAGGTCAACTTCCAACTTGTGGCGCACCATCGGATGTCCACAAATACAAACTCGTCGATCCTGAATATGTTTGCCGTTCTCGATCTCTTTCAGATATTCCTCGGCTTCGTTTTCGTCTACACCTAGGAAGTCAAAAACATCACTCATAACCTTTCTCCAATCTCAAAAGTCAAATGTCAAATTACAAGCAATTACATACTATCACTTTTCTATAAATCTATCAACGACTATGGTTTACATTCAGCGCTAGGAAAAATCTCTCGCGCGTGAATAGGAAATATAATCACTAATAATTTAATAGTAGATAGATACCATAGTTTCATTAGCAAAATTTTCCACTTCTTTTTTCTCCCTTCTTGCTAATAACCCACCCTACCTTAGCTCCGATCCTTCGGATATTATCAAAATAAATAACGGCGTTTATCATTTGCCTTAAATCCCATACCCTTCTATACTCCAACCCACCCTGCTACACTTCACCCTTCTTTTCCTCTGCCTCTGCTTCTTATATCCGTATATCGGCGTCTATCATTTTCACCCTAACCCTTCCATCTTTTTCTTTTATAACGGAACGGTAACGTTCCTCCCAGGTAAACTTCCAACGAACCTTCATTCGAAGTTGCAGCAACTTAAGTCAAATACCAGAACTTTATTTCCTGCATTGCATTTCAGGAATCCAGATACAGGAATCTAGATACAGGAATCTAAATACCGGCGTCTATTATTTTTTACTTCCAACGAATCCTTCGTTCGAACTTATTTTGCCCATATACCTACTACGACTTCCCGCCCCCGCCACCCCCTCTAGTTTTAAGCCCGTCGTCGGCGCGGCCCACACCGCGGGTTGACATATCTATATATGAGGTGTAGGGTCAGAGCATGATTAATGCACGAGATACATTAGAACTACTCGCGGACCTAGCTAAGGTAAGTAGGAATGACCAGTTCATTGAAGCAAGCTCCTTTAGGATCCTTGCTACTACCCTTGTAAACAACTCTATTGTTCAAGGGATTGACCCAACTAAGCGCACTGACGGTAAGGAACTTAAAGAAAGCGCCGACTACCTAGCGTTCGGCGTAGCTGCAGTTGCCAATAGTAATCCAAAGGTTTTCTACTGCGACCCAGAGATGTCTGCAGTTATCCAGGCATCCGCCGGAGCAATGGACAATACCGACCTTACAGATCTAACGCTACTACCTAGTAAGTACGGGTTCTGCTACTTTGCGCAGGGTATTAAGGTATCCGAGGGCATGACTATTCACGCTTTGTTGTGGTGCGAACAGCCTAAGGATCCTAGTAACGTTCTTGTTTACGGACTGAATGATAAGTTCAACGAAGCGGACGGCTCCAAGGGGTCATGGACAGAGTACCTAGAGCGCCACGGCTTTGACCAGATTAAACGGGAACGCTGGGTATTTAGGTTCAACCTTTCATATCGCGAAGGAACTCAACTCTCTCCTGTTACCCCCGAAGAGCGCGAAGAGTTCACTGCTAAGAGTCGCGAAATGTATAGCGTGCACGCAATTGACCTAGATCCTAGGCAGGTTTTTCACGCTCTAATGCTCATGCTCAACCAAGAACCAGAGGTAATCCATCTATCTAAGGCCGAAGCTACTAAGAAAAAAGCAGCTCGACTTACAAAAAGCAAGATGCCAACCGAAGTTACGGTCATTGACATTCGACGTAAGTACGCAACAGTTGCGAGTTCCGGGGGATCAAGCGATCGAGAGTATTCGCACCGCTGGGTTGTAAACGGATTCTGGCGCTGGCAACCATATAAAGATGCCAACAAGGAATGGAAGCGCAAGCGCATCTGGATTGATTCATATGTGAAGGGTCCAGCAGACAAACCACTACACGTCACCGAAAAGGTTTACGCACTTCTTAAATAGGGTAAAGTATCCCAAGCTAAAATAGTTTCATGGAAACCAGGGATCCACTGCGCCGAGCTCTAGAACGTATAGAGCTATGTACTTATGCCATCCAAGAGGCGCATTACGAGGTAGAAGAACCTACGGACCCAGAGAAGAAGGCGGACCTGCTACTTGCAGTAGAAGCCCTAGCTTATGAAGCTATAGATCTACTAAGCACTGCAAAGTTATATGCGTGGGGGCCAGAGGAAGAAGAAGAGAGTTTCTCTTAGCGGTGGAACTTAGGCGGGAAAAAGATCTTCACCAGCTGCATGTTTCCGTCTGGCTCTTCCTGAAGTTGCTTTAGAACGGGCATAACCCTAAGCCAGAAGTAGATGCTAAAACTTAGTATTGATAGTAGCCATATAACAACGACCACCAACAACACTAAGCTCCAGCTATCTTCCATGCTCTAAGTATAACTTAGATACGGCCTCGGCGTCCGGTGCCACGAGAGTGCTTACGGTACTGAATACCAGCAACAACAAACAGCCCAATGAAGCTGACTAGTAGGGTTGTCACCACTCCGGCAACAAATGAAGCCCAATCTAGAACGAATGAAATTACCACAGTAACCTCCTTAAGGTCCCCTAAATACTAACATCTACGGCGATTCAGCGCAAGCTATACATGGTAAAATAGGTATCGGGGAGAGGCCACCTAATCGGAGCCTCCATTTTGTCTACAAAAAATAAGAACAGCAAAGCCGGGCTAACCCTCGACATCACGTACAGGGTTATAGCCACATTCATTGCCAGCGCACTCGGCGTAATCGGAGCTGGCTCAATTATTGGTTTAGATGTATGGATGTCTGCCGCGCTTGGTGGTCTGCTAGCAGTTGCAAAGGTTGTTGAGAAGCTAGCTCTCGCTTTCTTAGAGGACGGAAAGATCAGCCGAAGTGAAGTCAACATGATTTTCTCTCAAGTTGTCCGCCTCAAAGAAGCTGGAGAAGACTCCTCAAATGCGTCTAAGCCTAAGAAATAGACCTCTATTAAGTGCATATTTAGCGGTAAGCCTTGCTTTCCTATTTCCGCTAACAGTTGGCTCTACAATCTCATATGCGTCCGAAGACCCTGCTCAGCAGGTTGCAGGGCTCCAGCAGGACCTACAGAGCTACACCCAGCAGTATTCAACTTATACAGGGCACTACCAGACCTACGCTTCTTCTAGGATCAACGAACTTAATACGTTTGCATCAACCCTAGGTACTTTTTCATCAGAAGTTGCAAATGCGTCTACAGCCCTACAGAACTACTACAGCGCACTAGCTTCACTTCAAACAGCGCAGACAAACGTTAGCGCTGTTCCAAGGCAGATCGCTACAGCTCAGGCTTCGTTAGATGTTGCCCAAGCAAACTATGACTCAGCTACCGCTTCCCTGACAGCCCTACAACCAAGCTATTCTGCAGCTTTGTCTGCTAGAAATACTGCCTTCAATAACTATCAATCAACCGTTGTCAACTCGAACATCATCGAGAACTTTGACGGTAACCAGATCACATCAGGTATTCGCTTCCTGCTAGCTGGTACAACCCCTATTGCGTCTAACACTGGCAACCCAATGCTTACAAGCGGACGCATCTTTGTGAACCAGTGGGGCCAAGGTCTGACAATAATTCCACCTACAAACTCCTCACCTACCGCCCTAGGCTTCGAGACCTACGCACGTAATGGCGACCAGCTAATTACCGTTACCTTCACTGATGACACCACCGCCACCTTCACAAATCCTAATGGTGTCGGAAACAATAACTGCCCTAACTACTACTGCAACGTTTCCTACACTGCACCTTCTGGCAAAGTTATTAAGTCTTATGTCATTCCAGGCGACTTTGACATCCTTTATCTAGATAAGTTCACATTCACCAGCAACTCATACAACGCAAATGCCTACCAGACTTACCTAGATGCACAGGCAACATTAGATGCTTTGACTCCAAATTACACTTCAGCAACCAATGCAGTAACTTCAGCGACTGCTACACTTGCGAGTTCTCAGCAAAATTACACCAATTTGTCTGCCCCAAGCTACCTTCAGAACCTAGAAACAATCCGTGACAATGCACAACAGGTAGTTTCTGCCACTCTTACTGCCCTCACAAATGCAATAAACACTGCTACAGTTGCAAAACAAGCAGTTGCAGATGCGATTTCTGCCATTACTTTGCCACCTACCAGCCTAGAAGTTACCTCTACAGCTGACACTACAGCTGAAGGAACCCTCCGCTGGGCAATCGCACAGGCTAACGCACAAGCTGGCGGTATCTACGATCTCATCACTATTAAGACGACAGAGCCAATTGTTCTGACCGCAAATCTACCGCTGATTACTCAGAACATCACAATCACTTCTGCCAACCGAGCAACCTCGATTATTGACGGAAACGGCCAGTTCACAGCGTTTGACATGAGAAATAGCTCTCTAACGCTAAACCTATCTAATGTCACCATCCAGAACACATACGCAGCTGACTGGCAACGCGGTTCGGCTTTGTGGATTGTTCGTGGAACCGCCAACGTTAATAACGTCCACTTCCGCAACATCTCACAGGGAACTGCCGTAACAACTAAGGAAGGTGGTTCGTACATCAACATCTCGAACTCACTTTTCACGAACAACAACCAAGGTATCTTCTCTAACTACGGATCAACCCCTTCCGTTACTACAGCTGTAGACACTGCTTACGACAACCGCATCACTATCACCGGAACAACATTCACCAGCAACTCAACTGCCATCTACGGTGAGCGCACAGTTTTAGTTGACAACTCAACCTTCAACTCAAACGTGTTTGGATTCCGCATGCAAGGAATCAACAAGCACCGAGTAACTAACTCAACATTCAACGGAAACCAGTACGCTATCTACACAAGTTCGTGGATTCCTACCAGCTGGACTTCGTTCTTCTCGGACCCACCGCAGGGCCGTGTAATCCACAACAACACCTTTATCAACAACGTAAATAAAGCTATCACCCTAGATGACCGCAACAATGACGGCAGATCTAACCAACGAGGCGCATCTATCCAGGGCAATACCTGGGACGGTAAGGGTGGAGTATTTGTTGAGTACAACCAGTTTGATTACACCAACAACACAAATACCTACTACGCAATTAATGTTGCAAACTTCTCAGCACAGGTCACCCACCCATTCGCGTACGCAAACAACCTAGAGGTTTCTCCGAAGATTCAAGCTCCAACTAATCTTCAGGCAACCGTTAACTCAGATGGTTCCGTAACCCTGACTTGGGATGCATCAGTCACTCAGAACACTCAGGTAGAACGCTACGCGGTGTTCTTCACAACTGGCAACAACGCAGGATGGGGAGTAGCTGCCAACTCTACTTCAATCAACCTCCCAGCTCAGATCTTTGCATCAACCGGAGGAAGAGGTCTAACCTACACCTTCAAGATCCGCGGTGATATTGATAGCATCTCGCTGTACTCAGAGTTCTCAACCACTATCACTGCCAACATTCCAGCCCCAGCTCCAACAGGAGTTTACTCGATTGTTGAAGGTCAATCACTTCTAATCAATGCAATCCAAGGCCACACATTCCAGACAGTGACAGCTTGGTATGGAAACCCAGAAGACGCATCTTGTGGTCTAGATGTTTCTCAACAGATGACTCAGATCTTCGCAGGAACTTCGTCAGTTGTTGCCTTCTCAGACAACAGCATTGCTGGAGACACCTGCCCTGGCGTGGTCAAAGTTCTTATTATTCAAGACATTAACTACACCCCAATTCCTGTAGTTATCCCACCAACTCCTCAGCCAGAGCCAACTCCAACTCCAACCCCAGAACCTACCCCTACTCCTACTCCTACCCCTACCCCAGAGCCAACTCCAACTCCAACCCCAGAACCTACCCCTGAGCCGACTCCAACTCCAGAACCAACTCCAGAACCAACTCCAGAACCAACACCAACACCAACACCAACACCAGAGCCGACTCCAGAACCTACAGTTGACCCAACCCCAGAGCCAACTCCTACACCTGAACCAACCGTTGAACCAACTCCTGAACCAACTCCAACTCCAGAGCCAACCCCGACTCCAGAAGAACCAGCTAAGCCAGAAGAACCAATTAGCTCAGTAAAGGATCTTCCAGAAGTTATTACTGCTGATGTTCTTTTGAATATTGCTCTCGATGAGATTGTTCCTACGGACCTAACCCCATCTCAGGCGGAAGCAATTAAGGAAGCAGCTCTACAGGTATTCGAAACCGCAGAAAAGGGATCAGAAGAATACCAGCAAGCTCTTGACGCACTGTATGTTGCAGCTCAGGCTGACGACATTGTTGTGTCAGAGGAGCTAGCAAGCATCCCAGGTATTGGTGCTGCCGCAGTTGCAGTTGCCGAAGTTCTAAACCTTTTGTCTAACGTTGGTGCTGACATGAACCCTCAGGTTCGTGAAGAAGCACAGAAGGCAACCGTAGCCGCGGTTATCGTTGGTCAAATCGCTGGAGCAGCAATCGCTGCAACCGCATCAGCCGCTCCTGCTGGAGCTTCACGAAGGATCAAATAATGTACGAATACAGAGTTAAGTCTGTTCTAGGCGTTGTTGACGGAGACACTATTGACGTTGACATTGACTTAGGGTTTGACATCTCAATTACCAAGCGCGTCCGTCTTGCAGGTATTGACACCCCCGAGTCACGTACTTCTGACAAAGCAGAAAAAGTACTTGGCCTAGAGGTCAAGAATCTTCTTAAGGAAACTCTTAAGAAAGCAACAACCGTTGTCATTAGAACAGAAAAGCCAGACTCATCTGAGAAGTACGGACGAGTACTTGGTTGGTTGTTCATTGACGGAGCAGAAAAATCTTTCAACGAAGCCATGATCGCAGGTGGCTACGCTTGGGAGTACATGGGAGAAACCAAGATCAAGGACTTTGATCTTTTGAAACAACGCCGAGCAGCAGCTCAAACAAACAAGTAAGGAATAGAAATGAAGCACTTTATCAAGGCTCTCTTTCAGGACCTAGTTGACCAAGCTTGGACTCTTCTCGGTCTTGGTACTGCATGGGTTCTTCTCGAGGGTTCAGCCCGCGAGCTAGTCGGAAATATGATCCTAATTACCCTAAGCATCTGGATTATCACATTCCCTATCTTCCGCTATGAAAAGGAAGAAAAGGACGACAAAGAGTAGTAAACATGCTCTCCTGCGGGTGCAAGGAACATAGCCACCAAGCTTGGCTAGAAGCACAACTAGCACTAGGTCGCGTCGAAAGCGTCGAAGGTCCCAAAGACTGGCGCTCTCGGCGCGATTTTATTTGCAATTTCATGCACAAATGGGATATAGCTAAAGCTGATAAAATTGAGCCATGAAGAGGCTTTTCTCGTACATTCGGTTCTACTTCGAGCCAAATGAGAAAGAGCTAGGTAGGGAGGCCTATCTAGCAGCTAAGACCTACTATGCCCTCAGACCGCTACGCAATCCTTCAAATATGTTCCCGAGGGTTGCAGAGTACAACCAAAGACGGGAAGATTTCATAGCTTTCCAAAGAGGATACAAAAACAACTACCGCCACAGCTACGCTATGGCAAAACTAAAGGATATGACATGGCAAAAGCACAGTTCCCACTAGACGGGAAGCTAGGAAAAGACTGGAAGATTACCAGCGAAATGGGCTGGAGAATTCACCCAGTTCAGAAGACTAAAAAGCACCACAATGGCGCAGACATTATCGGCCTAGGTAAGGGCCCATTCTACATCGAAGCGCCTTATGCAGGTAAGGTTCTCAAGGCAACTAAGTCAACCGCACCAGGCGGAGGCTTCGGTAACTATGTAGTTCTTTACCACAAGATCAACGGCAAGCACTACACAACTCTTTATGCACACATGAAGGATGGCTCAATCAAGGTTAAGCCAGGTCAGAAGATTGAAGCCGGAACAGTTCTAGGAATCATGGGCACCACTGGTATGTCTACTGGTGTTCACCTCCACTGGGAGATGTGGGCAGGCAAGTCTCACGGTTGGTCAGCAGATGGCAAGGGCTTTGTTAATGCAGTTAAGTTCTTCAAGGCACTTATCGCACAAGAAGCAGAGATTGCTGCAGCACCAGCTTCTACCCCAGAAGATGCTCCTACCGCAGATGCGCCAGAGCACACCGAAGAGTTTGCAACTAAGGTACAGGAAAAGTATGAAGCAGAAAAGGCAGCTAATAAAGCTCCAGCTCCAGTAACTCCTGCTCCAGTAGCAAAACCTGTTGTAAAGAAGGCACCACTAGCTCCGGCAAAGCCAGCACTAACTGGAGAACTTAAGAAGGGTTCTAAGGGAGCAGCGGTTAAATATCTACAAACGAAGTTAGCCGTACAGGGAGATCAGCTAGGCGTATTTGGTGAAAATACCCATAAGGCAGTAGCGGCACTCCAGAAGAAGAGTGGACTCAAGTCGGACGGAATTGTTGGTCCCCTGACTTGGAAAGCTCTAGGCTAACTTACCCAACAAGAAATCCCCCTCGGTTTACGTAGCCGGGGGGATTTTCTTTTATAGACGGTTTCCACCGTCTCCATCAAAATCTTCATCATCGTCTAAAAACTCACGCTCATCTAGCTGCTCTAGATTGATACGGATAGCGTCTACGATGTTTTGGAAGGAAGAGTTTAGGCGAATGATGTCTTTATCACGGGCGTGCATTTCAATCATTTCAGCTTTGTAGATTAGCTTAGCCATCTTTTTTTGATCTGCATCGCTGAGATTTTTAAACACAGGATTATTCAAAATCATGATAGCGATGTTTGACATGTGGCGTTGTTTTTGAATCTTTCGCAGCTGTCGTTCTCGCATCACTATCTCTTTCTCTAGTTAGGAAGATACTATCAGATTATTCGAGTCTAAAATTTAAGAAAATTAAATCGCCATCTTTCCAGTAAAAATACACGTTGTCTGGCTTGCTGTAGTTTATATGGCCAGCTTTGACCAAGAAGTCAAGAACCTCTCGAGCTGTAGCTACTGGCTTATCTTGGTCATTATTTTCTTTTGATGGCATCAGCTACAATTATAGCCGATCCTCAGAATCAAGATAGGCCATATCATTTGCCAGCATTAGGAACGTAAATTCGATCTTTGTGGCCAAATCCTCGATCTCTTTTTTACCTTTGACCAGCTTACCGTCAATGTTCCTTAGGCGGTATAGGAAGTCATCCATCTGCTCTTCGCCATTATCTGAATTACTCATGGGACATTTATATCAGACTCCAAGGTGCTTTGTCAAGACAAACACAATTTAAGGTACAATTGGACTATCTAACAAAAGGAACTAGGTTGACTAGCGAACGCTCATTTCACGTAATTGAAGACTATCTATCACCTGAAACTTGCGACTATTTTGCGCAGATAGTACTTCAGAATTCTCAAAAAGACCCTAAGCCACACTTTCGTGGGATGGGCTTTTTTGATAGCGAGTTGTTAGCAGCTGGACACTACCCTCTCCACCAGGATCCAGACAAGAAGCTAATTGATCTGGTTGAAGCCGTACGAGATTACTACGAAAACACATATGAAATGTATGGCGAATTTGTGTTCAGCAGAATCTTCGGGAACGTCATGGATAAGGGCGCGGTGCTTGCGTCTCACCGAGACGAGGATGCTAATCCAAACGGAGAGTTTGACGGCAAGAAAAGATCTCACGTTTGTAGCATCTTGCTAAATGACGACTATGAAGGTGGAGAGCTTTTATTTGATGACCAAGGCGTAGTAATTAAGCCTAAAAAGGGAAGTTTAGTTTTGTTTCCCGGCCACTACGTATCTCACGGAGTCAACGAGATTACAAAGGGGTCGCGCGTAAACCTTCTTGTGTTTTTCTACGACATGCTTCCTTAGTCCCCGCCATCGGACTCGAACCGATACTGAGCCGATTTTAAGTCGGGTCCCTCTGCCATTGGGGTACACGGGGTGCACTACACTACATAAGTTTAAGTGTTGTTGCAGTGATATAAAACAGTTTCTTTATTTCCGTAAAAAATAGAGAGACTCTTTCTCTTTCCACTTTCAACTGGTTCAACAATGTGAATGTGATCCAAGTCTCCGATGAAATATGCTAGGTCGCTTTTTTGAGGTAAGTACCTGTAATCTTGCAACGGGAAGTATAGACCTCCGCCAGTGAACTCATCCTCATGAGAGTTCAAATAGAGCACCGCTGAATGCTCCATGACAATTGAAATGTCGTCATCTCTAAGCTCTCCGTTAAGCCAGTAGTTATCTGAATGAAGTCCCATCCCAGGTCCAACACCGATTTCTGTATAGCTGGCTTGGATTAGTAGCAGCTCTTTTTTATATACATCCTGCAAGAAATATTTGACTCTGTCATAGATCTCAGTTATTAGCATGATTGCAGAATCTTTTTTAGGATCTCCCGTTAAGGGAAGAGCAGGATTATCCATGCAAATTTTAGATGCAATTCTAAACCCTGGATAGCCTAGGGCATGTCTGTGTGAAGGCTCCTGAGGTGAGTAGCCCGATATTTCATCCAAGAACTCAACCAACTGGTTGTTCTCTTCCTCAGAAATAAAGTTATGTACGAGACTAAAACCATCCATAGGTATAGTCTACATCGTCGAGACTGTGGGACTTGAACCCACGACGACCGAATTATGAGTTCGGGGCTCTAACCAGCTGAGCTAAGTCTCGTGGAGCCCCGAGTCAGGATTGAACTGACGACCTATCGCTTACAAGGCGATTGCTCTACCACTGAGCTATCGAGGCTTGGTGACCCCAGCGAGAATTGAACTCGCCCTGCCGCCGTGAAAGGGCGGTGTTCTAACCGATAAACTATGGGGCCATCGCGATCCTGACCAGACTTGAACTGGCGACCTTCTCCGTGACAGGGAGACGCGCTAACCAACTGCGCCACAGGACCTTTTTAGTTGTTTAGTTATTCTAGTTCAAGATCTTGTGTAAGTAAAGTCAAAGCCAAAACTGCCTGCTGTGGGCAAACCCCGTTGCCAGCGAGTTTCAATTCTGCAGTGCGAGATAGACCGTGACCCGTAATAAATCCGTCCGGGAGCCCCATCATCCATTCCGTCAGTTTTGAGCTGAGCCTATGTGTACCATTCTTACCGCTAGCTTCAGTAGGAGCAGGTGCAGGGCGTCCAGTAATTTTTTCCCAACGGCGAATAGCAGGTTCAAACTTACCCCAAGAAATGTCGGTAACTTCACCACTATTGATTACAGCACGAGCAACCGTATCAACCTGAACAACACCGTCACGCTCGTGCGGAACAGTGCCATCCTTGTGGTCACGGGTTGTTGGTGTTGGAAGATTGTTGATTACTTCTGCCTGATCTTCCAAGCGAGACTTAGGTGCTCCAGTTGCAACTTGAATAGAACTAGAGCCATTAGCAGAGCTTGTACGCGGAGTACCAAGCAGATAAGGGATGTCGCGAAGTGCAGGGCCGTATCCAGCACCACTCTTCTTACGATCATCTGGGTGCATGGCTCCGGCGCGATCCATCACCATAGGAGTTGGCAGCTTAGCGATAGCATCTGGAACAGGTAGCCCATTTTCATATGCCAACTGAGCCATCTGATCACGAACCATGAGCATACGGTTCTTAGCGCGTGCTACGTCCTCGCGGATAGCACCGCCCTCTCCCTCAATTGCTGAAGGAGTACGAAGCATTGATTCTTCAGGAATCTCGTCTAATTGCGAGGATGAATACTCGGAACCGTTCATGAGGAGCGCCCGCGGCGGAAGCTGGTACGCCTTGCCACCTTGCGTCATACCGCAACTCGGCCAGGTCGCCGAGTACAGCACCCATGGCCCTGAGAGCGGGGTCTCCTGATTTTTGTACCACAAGCTCTTCTCCGAGTTCCACGTCGCTATATGCTTTTCCACTCAACAACCCTCTTACGTTTTCAATTACTACATACTTAGGCGACAAAATTCGGATCGCCTCGGCGAACTCTGACCACAGTCCTGATCGAGTTCCGTCTTTTAATCCAGCCCGACCACCAGCTAAGCTGAGGTCCTGACAAGGAAACCCACCACAAAGAATGTCTACTGGCTCAACTGATTTCCAGTCAACCTTAGTCACGTCTCGATAGTTAGGGACTCCAGGGAAGTTAGCTGCTAAAACCTTTGATGGAGCATCTTCCCATTCACAGTGCCAGACAACATCCCCGTTGAATACCTGAGATACTGCCATGTCTAGGCCACCATAGCCACTAAACAAGGAACCGATTTTTAAAGTCATAAGCTATACCCTAGCAGATTACTGAAGAACAAATCCAGCAGGATTGCGAGAGTGCTTTTTTGCCAACTTATATAGAGCCATAATCTGCTCTTCTGGTTCGCTAACAACCTCAATCAGCCCAATTGATGACCACGGCAAAAAGTAAAACTCTGGGTTAGTTGGATAAAGCATTAGGCCAAGTCCACTTGCATTCTCATAAAGAACTAGCCCACCGTCAATGTATCCGGTGTAGCCTTCTTTATACTCAAACTTTACACACTTGCCTACTAGGTTCTCGCTCGAGATCTGAGCAGAGACTGCCTTGATGATTTCTAGAGCGCGTTCATTTACGCTTTCCATATGAATCCTTTCGTTAGATTTTCATACTACTGAATTAGTTTGCATTTTGCAACATTTACCTATAGAGTGATTTTATGACTACAAATGACAACATCCGAGAGGCTCACTTCAAAGAGCAGCTCGAAGGGGCAGAAGCCCAAGCAAAAGACATTAGTGACACTATTGCCGATGTCTTCACCCAAAGGGGAGAAATGCAGGCAGCTTTTATCAATGATGAAGCTAAGTACAGCGTTGCCGATACTTACCTAGGTAAGCGTATGCCCTGGTTTAGGACGGGCGATACGTTCTGGGAATATGTAGAAAAGGGCAAAATTTTTGCTGATGATCATCTAGATTTTGACCACCCATCGCTATGGATGGTTTCCTTGTCTAAGCCAGACACCCTAATGTGCCCGGCTTGCGTCTATTCATATGGCATGCAACATGCCAAGGAGTATCCATCTAAGTGCGACAATTGCGAGACAGATGGGCATGTAGAGTTTCAAGAGGTGCTAATTCGCGCCAATAACACTATTATTGTTGGTAACGTATGTAATGACTGCTCAGAAAAGCACATTGCTTCTTTGAAGAAATTGGAGAATCAAAATGATTAACATCAATCCTCGAGCTGGACTTATGCGCGGTGTTCGTCTGTGGCCAGACCCTGAAAAAATTCTGTACAACCCATTCGAAGAAAACGGACAGACTCTAGGTTACGTCCTCGTTTACGGAGAAGAAGCTCCAGCAGTATTCGATGGAACAACTTGGCACCCACTTATCGAGAATGCTGATCAGTGGTCAGAGATGTTGCCACTAATTTCGGAGCAGTACTACAAAATCGTGGAGTATGCAGAGAAGTACGATTCATACAAGCAGCTAGCTGGATTTGTTACCGGAGCCTCGTACGGAGCTTAGTTGCTCTCTTCGGCTTCTTTTATAGCTTTCTTCTTTTCCTTATATTCAGCTGCAAGATTTTCTACAGTCTGATTTTTGTAGTGTACTCGTTTGATCCTGTCTGGACGAAAACTACGGCAATTCTCTGAACCCTTAGGTCCGCCCCAGACATCTACCCACTGCACCCCATTGTGGTTAGTTACGTGTTGCATAAAACGAAAGCGTCCACGCTCTCCTGCAATTTTTAATTCAGTACCCGGCGCAACGTTGCGACCATTGATTTGAATTTCTGTTTCATAGATCCACAGATCATTTGGCTTTGGTCCGGCAGCTACAAACTTCTTTTTACGCCCCACGATTACTCTTCCTTAGTTAGCCATTCCACAACTTCAGGGTTGTCTTTTAGAAAGGCTAACATACCAGCTTCGAATACACCGATGAAATGGTGCTCCCAAGTCTCATAGTCATCTTTTTTACTCGGCTTCTTCATGCCATCAAAAACCATACGAATAGCGTGCATGACTTCATGTAGGAGCGTCTGCTGCTTTTTACTTACAGACATGCTTTTATCAAGAACGATCAAATTACCCTGATCTAGGGTGTATCCGTAGTTAGCTTCATTGAGCGTCCCATCTTCCTTAGGGTCGCGCTCGACTACGTTATATAGCTGTCCAGCTATCTTGATTTTCTTCGGAGTTGCCATACCAGTAAAATACCACACTTAAAACATAGTGTTTAGATGCCAATATTTCCACAACATCCGTCACAGCCGTGCACTGCGCGGCCGCCCAAGTCCAGATTAATCTCGTCTGGATCAGGATGCCCAACGCTATGCTCGCAAACTCGCTCCATAAGGCCACGATCACTCCTCCAAATCTGAGGCATATTGCGCATGTGATGGTCACTGCGGTTATGTAGCGTGCAGTAGCTACCACGACAACTTAGTTCATCGTGGCAATAGACATATGTACCTGTGTTTTCTAGCAATATACGAGTAGAGCGTAAGTAATCATTCATTGTGCCAAACCTGAACACCCATATACCAGTGAATAATATCCAGAGTGAACGATCGGTCGTAGTGGTTGTAGTCAAACCCTAGACCCCAGTGATCAGTAGTTCCTAGATAGAAGTGAATCTTGTTTCCAATGGTCATGGTTAGGGTACCAGTCCAAAGCTTTTCAAATTTAATCATTTAGTCCTGCTTATTCTCAAACTTACACAAATGGTATCCGCCCCAGACTTCACATTTATACCAAGCCAGCTTTATACCAAATCGCGCTTGAGTCCTGAGTACGATGTTAACGATGGTATTTGGATCACCATAAATCATTTTGTTTTTGTGAGCACTGCACCGATTAGTGTAAGTGCCGTCTAATTTAAATGGCATGACTACTCTCCATTAGCAATATCCCTGAATCGCTTTGGTGGCCAAACCTGGGTAGTCTCACCATTCTTCAACTCATAAATAGTTGTTTTATCCTTGACAATTTCCCAGATATCACTTGCCATTTCATTGGCCTCTGCGATGTCTGCTTCAGACGGATTGTACGCCATGGCTTCAGCGTGCCACTCCCTCATTGCATCAAGTGCTTGATCTACTGATTCGAAGTAGTGGCTGCGTTGTCCAAAGTTAGGGTAAGAAGGAGTATCACTTGCAACTACATATGAGTAGATATTTACACTAATTGTCGGCTCTACCGGACCATCTTGCCTATCCCAAACAGTGCCTAGTCCAAGTTCGATGGAGACATTGCCGTCGCCACTTTTAGCATGGCCATCAAATTTATGTAGATGCCAAAAAGCTTCATCATGAAGTCGAGCAATTTCTTTTGCTTTATCAAGATCATCCTGAGAAATCATTCTGACTCCTTTTTCTTAGAGTGGCATTTGCAACCACATAAAACATCAGCTGAAGGTAGTTTAAGGATACAATGCTCATGATGACCAGTTAGGCACCAACCAAAAATAGACAAATTAAGAACCACCCTTTTTTAAGATCTCTAAAGCAATTAATTCTGCAATCTCTTCGCTAAACCCGGCATCTGCAGCTTGCTTTTTTACACCAGCTAACATCGAGATAATGTCCTTAGACATCTCGAGCGCATGCAGTAAGTCGTTATTCATCGTCTTTTCCTGTCAGATACTTGATAAGGCCTTCAGGAACTTCAAGGTCTTTACTTTTATAAAAATCTTTAAGGTCTGTAATGCAATCATCATACGCACTTTCATATGAATCTTTAGGCGGAGCATACCCCAGTGGAATGCCACAATCATCACAGACAGTCTTGTACCAACCTCCCCGCACACGAGTTCCAACAGAAGGGTCATAGACCCAACCATTGCCACCACGCATAGAAGACTTGCCACAGATTTCACAAGTTTTAGCAGATAGGCGCGAAGCTTCTGCAATAGCGTCATCCATCAGTTCTCCGACAATACCAACAGGCACTCCTTCAGTGTAGAACCGAAGAGTACCAAACTTCTCCTTTACTTGGGCAATCTTGTAGCCAGGATATAGGTATTCCAACTTTGCATCTAGTTCTTCCAGAATTCGATACCAGCCCTTATCACAGCTAATCCATTTGCCATAGCTAGGATCAATGCGATCAAGTAGCTTCTTCTCTACTGGAAGCGCCTCAATTTCGTCTTTCATTTTTCTCCTTAGTAGAGCTAAAGACTACAACATAAAATTAAATTACGCAACTAATCTTCAATAGAAATAACCTTGGTGCTTAGCCACCATCCGTCTTTGCCACCAATATAAAGCAGCTTACCAACTTCTGGATCGCCATTCGGATAGTCCCAGATATCTCCCATCTGAGATACCGTATCTGGAATAGCTTTCATGAAGAATACTTTGAATGAGTCTACGCCGGCACCTTCACTATTAAATTTACGACAAATCCCGTGGTCATCAATTTCATAGCGGGATCCGCTCTCAGTTTTGATTATCATTTGACTTCCTGTATGGCTTAAGGTCAACCCATTCACGGATACCGTCACCAACTTTAAAGATGTCGGTATCTATTTCATATCCTATTTCATCTGCTCTTAGCACAGGATTAACTTCTTCCCAGCGGGCAGCAGTATCTCTACGAACAAGAGCCTGAACACCATGAGCACCCAGAATCATAGGAATTTTTGGTAGTGCCATTACTATTTCCTTAATCTGCATCTGAACTTACAATACGAAATGTATTTCCGCCAGCTGGCTTAAGTTCTTTCCAGATACTCGGAATACAAGTCTTTTCGTCATACATCATAAAGAAGTACGCCTTATCCTTTTCATCTTTAACCGCTAGCGCAAAGTTTTTCTTTGCCTCGCGCTCTTCAACGTAAGGATAGGAGAACGTCTTTTCCAGTGGACCAAACATAATTGCGCGATAGTCCTTGATTAGTTGGATGTGTCGCTGCTCTAACTCAGAGTTTAGTCGGTCAGCAACTTCCTTAACCCAAATATGAAACTCATCAGGTGCACCTGCAAACTCTGCTTCTAAAGATCGCTCCTCAGCTAGACATTCCCACACATGACGCTCAGTAATTCGAGTCATATACTTATGCAGACGCTTATAGTCCTCGTACTTAATCTTTACCATTGCGCCATCAGATACTCGAGTCACTACAAATCCTTCAGCATTATCGCGTGCAGGTGCAGCTAGAACTTCACCCCAAGTCCTATAGCTATACTGCTGAGCAGAGTCAATAGGTAGACTCCATCCAGGCTCAAACTTACCAGTTTCGTTATCTACAGTGCCAAGCCAGACCAGACCTTCTTTACCACCATAGTCAACAACGATACGGTTCTCAGGGTATATGATTTCAAATAGATAAGTCTTTCCAGCCTCTAGAGCAATATTTGGACGGTTAGCTCTCCACCAATTAGTCGCCCACGCTGCCTGATCAGAAGTAAAGGAACCACGGGTAGCGATAGCCTCGCTAAAGTCTGGTGGATAGTAAAGAATACCTAGAGAACCATCCATCTTGTCCGAAACGATAACCTCATCATCCAGAGCAAATACAGGTGCCTGTTCTTGATCTGAATTAAAGAACTTAGGCATACCACGAGCAACAATGTTGCCATCATCATCCGTGATAAGGCCACGGCAGTTTAAAGTTGCTTCATCCCACGCTTGGTCCCAAGTACAGGCATCAGTATAGTTGTGGATAGCGTAGCCCTGAATCTCGGGGTGCGATTGAATTTTAATATAACCAGCCTCTAAAGCTTTCCTGTATGTAGCGCGGTCTACGACATTAAATAGGTGCACCATTAGAAATCACCATCCGCTACCTGAAAAGTCGGAAGACCGAGCTTACGACGCCAAAGATCAACAACCTGATCACGGTCATCAAGTACAAACCAAACGTGATACTTACCAGCAATGTGCTCTTGGAATAGCTCATACTTTACAATCCAATCTGGACGCATATCTCCAGCTGCACGCATATAAAGTTCTGATTCAAAGCCAAGCTCGTTCCACAACCACGCGGCTGTCTCTGAGCGAGACTCTTCCCCACGTCCAGACATGAAAATCACCTTCGTGCCAATTGAATAGAGTGAGTTTACTAGACCAGCCACCGGAAAGTTAGGCAGATCAGTGTGAACCTTATCAAACTCATAAGGACCACGACCGTTCATCAATGCAATGGTTCCATCGATATCACAAAGCACGACTGATTCCATATTTTCGTGGAACTTATTTGGGTATGGTTTGATAGAGGGGGTTTCTGGCACAACCCAAGGTTTAATGCCCTTCAGCTGACCAGCCATCTTGCGGATAATATCTCCGCCAACAACCTTCTCTCGCTTCGAGTCACGCTCGATGCACTCTTCAATAGGGACGTCCAGAAAAGTGTCTACAACAACAAACTCGGCACCAGCTAACAAAGTAACATCCTGCAGAGCCTTAACCGTTGCGCGTGCAAGATTAGTGTTATCAACGTAAATATGCGTGATGTACTCCTGCGCAAGAAAGGTCTTAAGCATTGCCAAACGCAAGTGGTGGAGCAGCTCCTTGCTCGTGTTGTTGAACATGTTGCCCCACATCTCGTTGTAGAGCATCATGGAAAGATCGTCGTTGTTCAAGCGAACAGCAGTGCCAGCAGGGTGCGTAGCCAACTGCTCTTTCACCCAAGTACTCTTGCCGGAGCCTGGCAGACCACGGGGAATAATTACTTTTTTAGTAGGCATCAGGATCAAATCCAAGTTGCTTCTGTAGTGGCTTATTTGGGTCAGCCAACATAACAAGACCTAGCTTCTCTGCATCCTTAGATGCACGGAAAGTCTTCTCTAGACGGCGAAGATCTTCCTTGCGGTGAGCAACCTGATCTAGGTTCACCTTCTTCAAGAAGCTAGCGGTAAAAGCCTTAGGTGCCTTCTCTGCAGCAGCAAGAATACCTTCACGGAGAATATCGTTCTCATGGGTTAGCTTGTCAGCAATTTTCTTCCACTTCTGCGTTTCAGCGTTTGCCTCACGTGCTCGTGAATATCCATCATCATACGTCTCTACTTGACATGGCATTTGTTATCTCCTTCCAAAGATAACTACAAGTATACGCTTTCCCAAATAAATGTCAAGTGTCCATTTATATGGGCCACGAATGCCATTTGCCTTGTGACCCCAAAGCTGCCAACCCCAGTGCGTATCCCAAGCAGTGTATTTTAATGGTTTATTCGGATACCAGCGAAACCTAATCACGGTTAAACAATTCCCGCATACGTTTAAGCTGGCGCTCTCGAACTTCAGGTGGAGTCACATACGGCTCAATAGGGGCGTCCAGATCTTCGTATTTCTTCTCGATCCGCCTACGAGCACCGCCAATGTCATCGCCAGCTGCCTCATGATCATCCAAGTGAGCCAAGGCTTCCCTAGGAGTTTTTAGATTGGCAAACCCAACATCTTCATAATCTTCAGGCTCCGTTAGTCGGCAACCGCAACACTGAATAAACCCACCAACATGCTCAAAGATGTAAATATCTGAGCTACTCATTCGTTCAAAGCTCATCAGAAGCTTCCACATTCTGGACAACCGACGCAATCTTCATAGTCATCCATATTTTCGATGTAGTTGCTAGCAGTCGTTAGTCCAGCAATAATTCCGGCTAGGTCCTCAGCGATACTACTTCCAGATGGTAGAGAAAACATAAGCTGCACTACTTGGCCTCGGCGACGCTCTAGTTCGGCCAATACCGCATTCTTATAGTGATGAGCGCCCTCCGCCTGAGCTTCAAGTGCAAACTCATCAAATTCTTCCATCGTGAATTCACGATAGATCCTGCGCTCTTCTTTTTTATTCTTTGCCATCAGACAGCTCCTCTAGACGGGACTTATCACTGTGTAAAAGCTGTAGGAACTGTGAAACACTAAGCGTGATTTCATCACGTACATAGTTTCCAGGCTCCATCTCGATACGGCTCGAGTAGTGCAAAACAAACTCTCGGATTCGATCACGCTCATTGTATTTGCCAGTGTCCATTACGATTTGAACAGCCAACTCTTGGGCCTCCGTCATATCTTCTAAGGTAATGGTCTTTAGTTCTGGGTTTTTTGCATCTGTCATTTTTATCCTAAGAACTCTAAAGTATTAAACAAGGGTTTTGATACTAGTACAGTTTTCTTGCCGTCAGTCCACTGCTCTCCATCATACTTGTAAAGATCAGCTTTAGGGCTCTGATACCAGCCAAGTTGATAGCTAGGTTTTTCTTCCTCTTCTTTTTCATGAATCGACTCTGGTTCGGTCGAAGTCCTAAATTTAGCTTTGCCTGGATCCATGGTCTCACCAGCATTAGGGCCAGACAGTTTATACCACTTACTAGTCCCCCGAGGATCGCTTTTAATTGCCCACAAACCGTCTGAGCGTTTCATTACGTATGCAATGTCACCTTCTACCGATAGGTTTAGTAGTTTTTCTAGATCTTTATCAAGACTATCCGTCAGATCACGCCCAGCGTGAGGAGTCGAAGTGTACATAGTCATTACTTAGTCACCACCATCAAAATCAGGCTTGGAGCACTTGCGCCAAGTGTACCTACAGCCGTTACACGATAGAACTTCCATGTAGGTACGTCTACAGAAGTTCCACTTACCTGAGCAACTACTGCCCAAGAGTTTTTATCTGAACTTGCCTCTACCCTATAAGTTACTGATCCAGCATTCAACACATTTGTAGAAGCTTTCCAAGAAACCAAGTATCCATTGGCCGATCGAGTTGCATTGATTCCAGATACCCTAGCCGGAACCTCTACGGCGGTTGGTGGTGCAATAACAGTAGGGGCGTTTACTGGAGCTTGTCCAGACAAGAAAGCAGTATTCAAAAGGTAGTTACCGTTAGCCGACTTAGCGTCAACTACTACACCAGCTAGTGCACCAGAGCGCAAAGCGTTCTCGACCTCAGCTGGCTTGGCCTTCGGGTTACGCTCAAGATACAACGCAGCTACACCAGTCACGTGCGGAGTGGCCATGGAAGTGCCAGTCATGGTCCTAGATCCATTAGGGTCATTTAGATTTTCAGAAACAATCAGACCGCCTGGAGCAAAGATATCTACACAGTTGCCCCAGCTGGAAGTGTTAGTCCTCATATCATTTCGATTGATACCGCCAACAGTGAATGCGCGAGAAGCTCCACTAGGACTAAACAGACAAGCGTCCGAATTAACATTCGAAGCTGCAACTACAGGTAGAAGTCCAGCGTTATATAGGCGCTCGATTGCCGAATCTACTAAAACATCCTTACCAATAGTGATGCTGATGTTTACCACTCCAGGGGTCCCAGGCTTGTGGATAGATAGAATTTTGTCAATTCCAGCAACCAGATTCCTAGCAGTAACCCCTCCGCCACAGTTATCAGTGACCTTGATGGAGACAATGTTTACAGATCGGGCCACGCCGAACTCGGAGCTACCAATAATTCCAGCCACGTGAGTACCGTGCCCCATGCAATCAGTGTCACCAGAAGCGCGTCCACCAAAGCCAGAGTCAGAAATATTGACGCCAGAGTCCAAAACATAGGCGGTAACTCCAGCACCAGTGAGTGCAGGAGGATTGTATGAGCCGTCTAGGGTGCCATCAATACGGTCTAGGCCCCAAGAGGTGGCTACTACAGCCGAAGCTGGTAGCACGGAAGTGGCTGAAATTACAGCAGCAGCCACAGCTGCGATTACCATGTTTTTCTTCATGGCATCAAAACTACAGGGCTTTTAAGAAAATATCAAATTAATCTAAAAACTTTTTTACCATTTGATTTAGGTCGCTGATTGACCCATTATTTAGAATAATCTGATCAAATTCCTGATAGTCATTTAGTGCATGTTCGGAAATGTGATCATTTGCTGGGCCAACTCCATTACGCATTACTCGCCAAACCTGACCACCTAAGTCTTTAACAGCCTTAGCTTCATTAGGGAATCGAACGTCTGCAAATACAACCTTGGAGCCATCAGGAATTCGGTCAATAGCTAGATTTACCCAAAAGTTCTCGCCAAACATCTCTCGACCAACCTCGGTACCGAGCCTCTGCATGAGAGGACGAATGTCTGGACTAAATTCTTTAACGTTGTCCCAAGTGGATGAACCACGAACTGCCGTTGTTAGCGGAACATTTCGCATGTCACCGTAAGTAATGTTGGGGTTTAGGCGAAGTAGTGCCTCACGCATGGGGTCAGCGAAAGAGACTTTGGTGTAGCCACCATGATTAACTAGGACATCTGCAACGGTATCTTTACCAGATCTGGCCCATCCAGAAAGTCCAATTGCCTGAACCCTAGGAATAAGCTGACCATTCTTTAAGACCATGATTGGGAGACCAATTGCCTTAGCAACCGTTACCTCCAGCGAAGCACCTTTAGATTTTTGCCAGCCAGGTAGAACACACAGGGCCTCTACCTCTAATACCTGAGGAAGATCACGACGCATGTACCAACGCCATGGATTATTAGGGAAGTCGGGGCTTCCAGCTGACTCTAGAGCCTCCTGCACCGTAGCTCCGTCATTATGCGCCGGATTTACAGGAGCGTGGCCCAACTTAATCAGCTGTTCTTCTGCTTCAAAGAATGCAGGGAAGTTCCAATTTTTGTAGCCAGTCATGGGACCAGCAATGTAAATCTTCATTACTTAGTTGCCTTTAGAAGTGCGATAGCGTGACTAATTCCAGAAATATACTGCTCGTTCATATCTAGCTCAAGTAGAGCACTCTTTTCAGCTTCCAAAGCTTCAATAAGTTTGTCTCGCTCATCGGCAGCTCCAAGGGCATACCCGAAGTCAGTAGAGGTCTCGATTGCCGATGCAATTGCATCATTCAGGGTTTCCTTAGCTGCCATAGCTAGTCGAACCGTAGGGCCAATCTTAGACACAATGATCTCGTCTGGATCAGGCACAGTTTCAAAATCGTTAATTGACATTAAGGAGCTACTCTTCCGTTCTTGTTAAAAGAATCATATGTGATAGGCATCTTTTCCGCAAAATGACACTCCATCTTCTCGGCAACCATTTCGATCTCACGCTGTGGGAAGGACGGGAAGTGAGTGCCCTCGCGCATAGTTCTAAGGCTTAGGAAGTTCATAAGTGCACGAGCGTTCATGGTCACATACATGCTCGAGTAAGTATTGACCGGAAGTACGGCACGGGCCACTTCTCTAGCTACTCCAGCATCCAGCATCTGCTGATAGTACTGATATGACTGAACACTACTTTCAGTGATTGCTTCATAAGTTTCTTGATGTTGTTCACGGGTCCCACTCTCAAAGGTGTAGGCACCCGGCTTACCAACTTGAATCAACTTACGATTCTCATCTGGAACATAGAAGACCGGAGATAGCTCCTTATAGCGTCCACTCTCTTCATTGTACGAAGCGATGCGGTGACGCATGAATTCGCGGAACACAAAGATTGGAGCTTCAATGAAAAAGGTAAAGGCATTGTGCTCAAAAGGCGAACCGTGACGGTCACGCATTAGATAATTAATCAGCCCAGCGTCCCTACTAGTGTCTTCACTAGACGCACCAGTTGACACCCTAGCTGCCATAACAACTGCAGAATCAGAGGCCATAGAGTTTATTAGCTTTACAGTCATGTCACTGCGGAAAGTCACTTCAGTCATTTTTCTATACTCCTGTTGACCCAAAGCCACCAGCACCACGATCGGTGTCATCTAGTGACTCAACTACAGAAAACGTTGCAGTTTCATACTTTTGAATTACCATCTGAGCAATACGATCACCCTTGTTAACTGAGAATGGTTCGTCAGAGGTGTTGTAAAGAATGACTGCAATTTCTCCCCTATAGCCAGAATCAATGGTTCCAGGGGTATTCAAAACCGTAATTCCATGCTTAAGAGCTAGCCCGCTTCTAGGGTGTACTAAGGCAACATAGCCAATAGGGAGGGCAATCTTGAGACCAGTCTTAATTAGTGCACGATCCCGAGGTGCCACTACATAAGAGTCAGCAGCTCGTAGGTCGGCCCCCGCATCGCCAATATTAGCATAGCTAGGAAGTAAGCTCAATTCGGATACTTCTACATTTATATCTACCATGCAAAAATCCTATCAGGATATGTCCAGTAAAATTTTAGTATGACCGCAAATACTATTGAATCTATTTATGACATCCAACTAAAGTCTTGGGACAACAAGGATAATTTTTTATCTAAGTACAAGGGCAAAGTAACCCTGATTGTAAATGTCACGGCGAATTGTGGCAATGCACCTCAGCTTGCTCCGCTGGAAGAAATCTACCAAAAGTATAAGGATCAAGGCTTCGAGATTGCAGCTATCCCCACCAATGACTTCTGCGGTCCAGGCATTACATATAACGAGTGGGAAAACGGCATCACTTGTGCCAATGACGCTAGGACCTATGCATTAGATACTTATCAAGTAACCTATGACTTTTCTGAGATGATCACTTCTCAGGCTCACGATGTTTGGCGAGAAAAGCGCAACAACTACCGCGAAACACACCCTCTATTTGAAGCACTAGCCCCAAAGACATTTCCTATGGGTGGTAACTTCGAGAAGTTTTTAATTGACAGAGATGGAAACTTTGTTAAGAGGTTCCACAACTTTACATTGCTTGACTACTACTATGACAATGTAAAAAAGGGAATCTATGCTATGAAACAGAATGACCCAGAACCATTGACTTCTCAAGAAGCATATGAACTAATTTGCTCTGAAATCGAGAAGTTGCTTTAGTCTTTTTACATGGATCAAATAAAAGTAATAAATAGCTTTATTTCTGAAGAAGATATAGAGATATTTAAGTCATACAATGACTATCTTTTAGACTCTAGGCCAGAAATATTTTTTATTGGAAATAACGGCAAGCGTCCAGTCCTTCAGTTTGAAAAAACTAGAGATGATCAACATCCTCTACTAGACCTAGATTCTACAATCCCAGAGGTTAAAGATTTAGTTAGGTCATACTTCTCAAAAGTAATTGAAACTGTAAAAAGTATTTATCAAGATTCCAGAGATCTCTATGTTTGTGGTTTTTGGCTAGCTAAACAGCTACCAGGTGCAAACGTTCAAATGCATGATGATACAGATGAAGGCAGAAACACCCACTTTGCTTATAGTGCAGTTCTGTATCTAAACACCCTTAGCAACACGGGTGACCTGATATTTATCGATCTAGGCTACTCGATAAAGCCTTCTGCAGGCGATCTAGTTGTATTTCCATCGCAAGGCACCGGAAACCACGAAGTCAAGGAAATAGATCAACACAGATACACCATGCCATTGTGGCTAACCACAGATAAGAGCTACGCTCTCTAGAGTGGACCTGGCGGGAATTGAACCCGCGTCCAATGAAAGTTCCATCGTTCTTCTACAAGCTTAGGCAGTTTTCATATCACTAGACGTTTGACCTGCCAGACCGTCTAGCCACTACGATTTAAAGGCCCGTAACCGCCTTGGTGCTGGTTGTCCTATTTATTTAAAGCCTAGCTGCCCACTTAGGACTAGTGCTTTGCTAGGGGTTCTAACTACTACTAAGCAGCTAGAGCGAATGCAGAACGTGATTCAGCATTTATTTTTGTTAGCGGTTTTTACGAGACTCCGCTATCTCGGCTTGCTTCACCGACTTCAGTCCCACTGTCGAAACCAGTCAGGCCCTTGTATTTAGTTATATTCAATTATAGCTCCCCTCCGTGGATTCGAACCACGAACCGACGAGTTAACAGCTCGTTGCTCTGCCATTGAGCTAGAGAGGATGGTTGATTACTTGTCAGTAACCAATCGACGCTTTACAGCATCGAAAATCTTTGGACGCTTCTTTGAAGCCTTGCCGTTCTTGCGGTCAGTGGTTGACTTCTGTGGAGCTGGAGCACTGCCCTTACCCTTACCTTTTGCCATGATTTCCTTTCTTTGGTAATCACATGATACATAAAAATAAATGCCCCCGCAAGCGGAGGCATCTATTTTAAAGATAGATTACTCCACCTTTTTATTACGTGCTACCTCAGCCTCGGCCGAGCTTGCGAATGCAACATCAATTTCTTCATCAGAAAGACTTCCGTCAACAACGTAGGCACGGGCTAGAGACTCAGCCACTTCCATTACACCAACGAATGCAGCTACAAGAGCAGACTGCCAGAGCTCAACTCCAGCGATAGATCCAGCGGCCAAAACACCGCTAACCTTTAGGATCACAAGAGCAATAGTGCGCTTGAAGATCTTTTTTGCGATTTCCATATTTTCTCCCAAGAGTAGGTTGATTAGACACCCTCTCCCGGCAGTTATATTTTACCACATTTAGTTAGATGTGCTTAGCCTCGGGAATCCTCATACGGACAGGGATTCCACGGCGGAGCTTGCGTCGCTCACTCTCAGTGAACCCACCCCAGATACCCTGGAGATCCTCATTCTTTAAGGCATACTCTAGACACCGCAACTTATATGGGCACTCACGGCAAGTCATTTTAGCCTCGCGCTCCATAGGATAAGCCAGCCTATTAGGCATGAAGTTGCCTTCTGGCCTATCCTCTGGGAAGAATGCGTCAGGATCACTTTCAGCACAGGGGGCGGTCCCAAACTCTTCAAAATCAGGATAGTCTGCCGGAAGAATGGAGTCTAAGAACATATGTAGTTACCCTCGTTTTGCGCTGAATCCGGTCCCTTTAAAAGTGATCGGAGGTGTTCCAAATACGCGTATGAGTCTACCCGAACACCCCTCCTCAGCGCAAGTCGAGCGAGTAGCTTCTTCGTTCATTCCGCGAATTTCTTTGTACTTGTGCTCACTATTTTCAGAACACTTATATTCGTAGGTTGGCATGGTTCTATCTTACAAAAGAAAAACCACCCCGAAGGGTGGTCTTCTTTAGTCTTCTTTACCGCAAGGGCAAGATCCGCCACACTTGCAGCCGTCCATGATTCCTCCTTAGAAATCCCAGTCGTCGTCAGTAGTCGACTCGTGCTTGCCCATGACGTAGCTCGAACCTGAACCCGAGAAGAAGTCGTGGTTCTCATCTGCGTTTGGTGATAGAGCTGCGAGAATAGCTGGATTAACATCAGTCAGCTCCTTCGGAAACAACGGATCAAAGCCAAGATTCATCAGAGCCTTGTTTGCGTTGTAGTGTAGGAACTTCTTGACATCTTCAGTCAGACCCTTTTCATCATAAAGATCTGCAGTGTACTTAATTTCATTCTCGTAAAGCTCCATCAGCAAGTCATAGGCATATGCCTTAAGTTCTTCCTGACGCTCCGGGGTTGATTCATTGTATGCAAGCTGGAACTTGTAGCCAATGTAATAACCGTGAACAGCTTCGTCGCGAATGATTAGACGAATTAGGTCAGCAGTGTTGGTGAGCTTTGCGCGACTTGACCAGTACATAGGTAGGTAGAAACCCGAGTAGAACAAGAATGATTCGAGCAGAGTCGAAGCAACCTTGCGCTTTAGTGGATCCTCACCGTTGTAGTAGCTGAGAATGATCTCGGCCTTCTTTTGTAGGTAAGGGTTCTCCTCTGACCAACGGAATACCTCGTCAATATCAGCAGTCGAGCAAAGCGTAGAGAACACGCTGGAGTAGCTCTTAGCGTGCACCGACTCCATGAATGCGATGTTGGTGATAACCGCTTCTTCATGCTGAGTACGAGCGTCGGGAAGGATGCTCATAGAGCCAACAGTACCTTGGATGGTGTCCAGCATCGTCAGACCAGTAAACACCCGCATGGTAAGCAACTTCTCTTCTGGAGTTAGAGTTCCCCATGACTGAATGTCATTAGAAATAGCAACCTTCTCCGGGAGCCAGAAGTTAGCAGTAAGGCGGTTCCAGACCTCTAGATCAATAGGGTCTTCCACCTTGTTCCAGTTAACAGGACGTGAAATCATTTCTTGCCTTTCTTATAGCATGCAGCTAACACATTGTTCCACATCAGTTCCGTCTAGTGCAAGCTGACGAATACGGATGTAGTAAATAGTCTTGATGCCCTTCTTCCATGCATAAATCTGCGCACGGTTAACATCGCGAGTGGTTGCGGTGTCTTTGAAGAACAAGGTGAGCGATAGTCCCTGGTCTACGTGCTGGGTTGCAGCAGCGTAGGTATCAATAATCTTTTCTGGGCCGATCTCGTAAGCATCTTCAAAGTACTCAAGATTATCGTCAGCAAGGAACGGAGCTGGGTAGTAAACGCGACCAAGCTTTCCTTCCTTACGAGTTTCAATCTTCGATGCAATTGGGTGAATTGACGAGGTTGAGTTGTTGATGTACGAGATCGAACCAGTTGGTGGAACAGCCTGCAGGTTCTGGTTATAGATACCGTAAGTCTGTACAGACTTCTTAAGCTTCTTCCAGTCATCCTGAGTAGGGATCTCAATACCAGCGTCTGCAAAAATCTTTGCAACCTTATCAGTAGTAGGCTTCCACTCCTGAGTTAGATACTTATCAAAGAACTCACCAGTTGCATACTTCGACTCATAGAATCCGTGGAACACTTCGTTACGTTCCTTGGCAATCGTGTTAGAAGCCTTTAGAGCGTGGAACAGCACGGTGTAGAAGTAGATGTTTGTAAAATCCAAACCTTCTTCTGAACCATAGTGGATCTTCTCGCGTCCTAAGTAACCGTGCAGATTCATCTGGCCAAGACCAATAGCGTGAGCACGCTTGTTACCTTCAGCAATAGAAGGTACCGAGTCAATGTAGCTTAGGTCCGATACAGCAGTAAGGGCTCGCACAGAAGTTTCGATGGTCTGAGCAAACTTACCGCCATCCATAACCTTGGCAATGTTTAGCGAGCCTAGGTTACAGCTGATGTCACTACCAATAATGTTGTAGCCAAGATCAGCCTTATAGGTAGAAGGTGTGTTTACCTGAAGGATCTCAGAGCAGAGGTTAGACATGTTGATGCGGCCAGCGATTGGGTTGGCGTTGTTTACGGTGTCCTCGTACATGATGTATGGGTAGCCCGACTCGAACTGAAGCTCAGCGATGCGCTCAAATAGAACACGTGCCTTGATCTTGGTCTTCTTGATGCGAGCATCGTCAACCATCTCCTGGTACTTCTCGGTTACCGAGATGTCTCCGAATGGAACGCCGTAAACGCGCTCAACATCGTATGGCGAAAACAGATACATGTCATCGCCATTCTTTGCAAGCTCAAGGGTCACATCTGGAATAACCACACCGATAGACAGAGTCTTGATACGAATCTTCTCATCGGCGTTCTCACGCTTGGTGTCTAGGAACTTCATGATGTCTGGGTGGTGAGCGTTCAGGTAGACCGCACCAGCACCCTGGCGAGCGCCCAACTGATTTGCGTACGAGAATGAGTCTTCAAGAAGCTTCATCACAGGAATAACACCCGATGACTGGCCCTCGATCTTCTTGATAGGGGCACCAGCCTCGCGCAAGTTGCTGAGGTTTAGGGCTACACCGCCACCACGCTTTGAGAGCTGAAGAGCCGAGTTGATACCGCGAGAGATTGACTCCATGTTGTCTTCGATACGAAGTAGGAAGCAGGAGACAAACTCACCGCGCTGCTTCTTACCAGCGTTCAAGAATGTCGGGGTAGCAGGCTGGAAACGGCCAGTAATGATCTCCTCTACGAGCTTCATGGCCATCTCACGGTCTCCACGAGCAAGTGTAAGCGCGTTCATCACAACGCGGTCCTCAAAGCGCTCTAGGTAGCGCTCACCATCAAAAGTCTTGAGGGCATATGAGCTGAAAAACTTGTAGGCACCCATGAAGGCCTCAAAGCGGTACTTAAACGAGTAAGCGTACTTGAAAGTCTCTTTGATGAACTCTGGGTCGTACTGCTCTAAAACTTCTTTTTCGTAGTAGTCGTTATCTACCAAATAGCCCAGCTTCTCTTCCAAGCTGTGGAAGAAGACGGTGTTCTGATTTACATGGTCTAGGAAGTAAGCGCGAGCAGCTTCTTTGTCCTTGTGGAGCTGTAATTTACCATCAGCATCCCACAGATTGATCATTGCATTTAGTTCGTGGTAGCTATATTTATTGTCCACAGCTGGCTCAGCCTCTCTTGTACTTGAATAACATCGTCCGGTGTGCCAGTTATTTCTACTCGATACAGTAATGGCGCACCAGTTTTTACCGCAACGATTTCCGCAGCTTTGCAGTAGTGGACACCAAAATTAGTGTTGCCCGTACCAACGATACCGCGGAGCAAGTTTCTATTTTGCTCAATGTTTAAAAAATTTACGACTGACTTAGGCACAGTCCTACCCTCAGCCCCACCGCCATATGACGGAACAACCAAGATGAAGTCTCTCTCAACGACCAAGGGGGATTTGTCATCCCACTTGATTGGGATTCTTATATTTGAAAAACCTAGTTTTTCTACAAATCGCTTGGTGTTTTCAGACACGTTTGAAAAATAAACGATGTCAAACACACCGGCCACCCTTCTATACGGTAAGGGCGTTTAGCTTATCAGGTCGGAACCCGCTCCAGTGATCTTCACCAGCAATAACAACTGGAGCTGCTTGATATCCAAGCGCACGAACACGAGCCATAGCCGACTCATCCTGGCTAAGGTCTACAGTCTCAAACGGCACATCGTTTTTTGCTAAAAACTTCTTTGTGCTCTCACACTGAACGCATGAAGGGAGAGTGTAGACAGTGACCATTTTGGACCTTCCAAGGGTAATAGATAAGCCAAATCCTGACGTCTAAACTTGAGTTAGACCCGAGAGCCGGGGTTTCGTCAGGAGCTGGAATACCAGTATAAGACAATTTCTTTGGACTGATTTTAGTCCGCTGAATAGAATAGTGCGTCCATAATTTCTACGCAAATCGGACACTTTCGAAGCTTTTCTGGATCACGAGAAGGTACAAAAATTTTTCCGCAGATGGCTTGAATTGGAGTTCCTAGTACATAACCCTCGGTAACAGAAACAGATTCGGCGTAGTGCGCGAGCTTTTCATTTCCGTCTTCATCAAGCTCTATGGTTACTTCAGTGGATTCTAATGTTTCAGTACTCACAATCAAACCTCCTTTAACATTTCTAGAACTTTACTCAATTTAATTTTGCCTAAGTACGATGCTACATCTTTATATCCATAGGAAACAATCACATCGTCATTGTCAATAACCAGACCAGCTGCAAATTCTATGCGAGCATCAGACAATTTAAATGTGTCAGATAAAGCACACAACTTACCATTCAAGTCATACTTAGCAAATCTATGCACATAGTGACGGACCCTCACGTTTTTATACCCGAAGTAGCGAGGTATGTACATATATACAAGTTTGATTATGGCTTCATGAATTATTGCCAAGTACCCGTCTTTTATAGGCCAAAGCTGACTACCGCCCCTTACATGCCTAACTGACTCGAAAGCTTCTCTAACTTTAATCGGACCAACGCCATCTTTATAGACGGCAATAGGGTTATAGATGTAGTCAAACTTGTCTGATTTGACCGTAGGGGCCATCCAGTTCTTCTCTACGTCATAAAGAGGGCCATCTTCATATATCTTCACAAGCTTTGCTTTTAGCCCCTCGAGACGGAACCTAGCAATTCTTGGTAGAGGAACAGATGGCTCCTTGAGTCCAGCAGTGATTTCCCAAGCACCATCTACCCAGTACAGGCGTCCATCTTCGGCACCTCGAGTAAATACAAGTCCAGCCTCTGAAAAATCAAGCTTCTCTAGAGAAGATATCTGCCAATTAGCGTCTAAGGTACCTAGCCACATATTACTTTTTACAGTAGCACCATCAGTCATTTTGGCGTCAGTGGTTGCGGGATCTAAAAAATAGTTACTGGACCGAAAAAGAACCTTGTAGCCCTCCTCCGGGGAATAAGCAATAGAAGGATTGAAGGCAGACCAGCGATGATCAGCGGGATCGGCAAGTCTAAGTATGCGCCAAGTCTCCCCCCCAAGATCTTCAAATCGATTCTGCTTCATTTCATAATTATAGTTTGATTTTAAAAACCCACAAAACCACAAGATGTAGTAATTTTTTGGATAAAAAATACTAAATCTATGAAAAAAGTCAACATCTTACCACAAACTAAATGAGGTACAATAATAGTGTCTTGTATTTAGCCGAAAGCCTGCCATGAGCACCCCCGCTGGACTTTATAACATAGTAGCCAATCAAGGCTCTACGTTTTCTCGTACCATCGTCTGGCGAGACCCAGCTAAGAAGCCAATTCTCATGCGAGGGTATAAAGCTAGGATGCAAGTCAGAAAAACGACTGATAGTCCAACTGTAGTTCTAGAGCTTACCACCGAAAATGGTGGGATATCGCTACATCCGACTAACGGTCAAATAACCCTTCTGATATCAGACGAAGTCATGGCTACGATTCCAGAAGATAAATATGTATATGACTTAGAGCTAATAGCTCCATCCGAGGCCTTATACATATACAAATTAATACAAGGCAATTTTGTAGTTAGGTCGGAGGTGACTAGGTAATGGCTGGAGATGTCCCAAGCAGCATTACTACTGGGCGCTATGTTAGGCAGATAGTCGTCACCGCCCCAGGGCCCCAGGGGCCAGCTGGCGCTGATGGAGTCCAAGCTGACAACATAATTGATTTAGTGTCATATCGTCACCTTCAAAACGCACCCCTCAGTACATGGACTATAAATCACAATCTCAACTTCTACCCGAACGTCACAATATTCAATAGTGCTGGCGATCAGGTAGAGGGAAACGTATCACATACTAACGAAACAACCCTAACAATAACCTTCTCCAGCGCACTTGCTGGGACGGCTCATCTCTCATAAGAAAGAAGAAAAATGGCTAAGCAGTTCCTCACGGGGCTCAATCTTAATAAGAATGAGCTTCTCAACGCAAGAATCCAAAACCTATCCACCCCGCCATCAAGCCCGGTATCTGGTCAGATCTACTACGACACTGACACTAACCAGCTAACCGTTTGGAATGGTACAGACTGGCTTGCGCTAGCTGCTGGCGGGAACGTTACCGAAGCAATTAACAATGCAATTGATGCCTTAACTACCGATGACATTGAAGAGGGTTCAAGTAATCTCTACTTCACCAACCAACGTGCTCTAGATGCAACTGCATCGGCATATGACGCTGCAGGTGCTGCATCGACTGCTCAGGCGAACGCAGAGTCCTACGCTGACAGCCTTGCTACTAACTACGATGCGGCTGGCGCGGCTTCAACAGCCGAGACGAATGCGAACAGCTACACCGACACAGCTATCAACGGGCTAGATACCGATGACATCGAAGAGGGCAGCACTAACCTCTACTTCACTGCCGAACGTGCTCAGGATGCTGTTGGTAACGCAGTTGGTGACGGTATTAAGTACGATGACGCATCTGGTGCCATTAGTGCTAAGTTTAGCGCATTCGCTGGCGCAATTGGCGTTGACGGTTCTGGAAACCTAAAAGTCATAACCGATGACACCAGTATCTGGACTGGCGGCTCGGCTAACCAGCTTATGGTTAAGACCGGCTCAGACAGCCCAGTTGCATCAAAGACCTACATCAACGACCGCATTGGTGACGTTACTGTTGACGGTACTGACGGTAACACCATTACTGATCGTATTGCAACGGTCAACGATGCTCTCGGCGACCACGAGTCAGACACCACTACGCACGGTGTTACTGGTAACATTGTTGGCACCTCAGATATTCAGACTCTTAGCAACAAGACCATCTCTGATTCTCTAACTTTCTTCGATGGTACTGGTATTGCTAGCACCATTAACGCTGTCGGTAGCAACCTATTTGTCAGTGCACGCAATGATTTAACCCTAGAGACCGCTAACGGCGATATCATCCTTGATGCTGACGGCAGTATCTACAAGTCATCAGCTACCGGGTCAAATGAGATACTAACTCAGGGGCGTCTTGACCAATACATCGGTGATGGCACTGTAGATGGTTCAACTGGCAACACCATTACTGATCGAATTGCTACTGCAGTTTCAGATCTAGTAGACGGTGCTCCAGCACTACTAGACACTCTTAACGAGCTCGCTGCTGCGATTAACGATGACTCTAGCTTTGCTACAACCATCACCACCTCAATCGGTGAGAAGGTAGCTAAGTCTGGCGACACCATGACTGGTGCGCTAGTTCTTTCTGGTGACCCTACTCTAGACCTACACGCTGCCACCAAGCAGTACGTAGATAATGAGATTGCAGATGCAATTACAGCTGCAGCACCTACTACTAAGTATGCCGTCAACAACTCAGCTCTAACCGCAACTTCAGGTTCCGTAACTTGGACCGTAACTCACGGTCTAGGAACTCGTGACGTAACTGTACAGGTCTTTGATGCAGTAAGTTACGACCAAGTCGAGGTAGATGTAGTTCGCACCAGCACCTCAGTAGTTACCCTTTCATGGGTTTCTGGGGATGTTAGTGCTGATTCATACCGCGTTGTTGTTGTAGGCTAGTTTTACAATCTACCGAGGATAGAACTTGTCTAGAAGGTTTCTAACACCAGTTGGTCTACCGTCGGGAGCAACCCTCCCGTCGGTAGGCTCTGCTGGCGATCTCTTTTACAAACTAGACGAGCAAGCGATCTATGTACACAACGGTAGCTCGTGGGTAGCATCCCAGGGGAGTGGCGCGTCGGCACTATCCGAGCTAACAGACGCGACACTGACTGACCCAATCAATGGGCAGACACTTATATATGACGGTAGCACTAGCAAATGGGTTAACGTCAATTTTATTGACATGCTGGCCAACTTTGGGCTAATCACAGGGGACGGCGGATCATACAATACAACTGATTTTACTGGTACAATAGATGGTGGACTTCACAACACCACGCTATTTGTGTCGGTATATGACGGTGGAAACGAAAGTAGCTTCTAATGGCAGTTAAAATTCAAATACGTCGCGGTACAGCGGCTAACTGGACCTCTACTAACCCTACTCTTTCCGTAGGCGAGCTCGCATTTGAGACCGATACTGGCAAGGTTAAAGTAGGCAATGGTTCGACAGCATGGACGTCACTTCCATATGTCGGTGCAGTGACTGGAGTTTCTGATACCGAGATTGGCTACCTAGATGGTGTCACCTCTGCTATTCAAACTCAGCTAAATGCCAAAGCTTCTTCTACCGATCTTTCAAATCACGCATCCGATACCACTAACATCCACGGAATTGCAGACACTTCTCTACTAGAGACTCAGTCCGGGGCGCAGTCAAAGGTAGACACGCTCGAAACCGAGGTAAAGGACTACACAGATACTGCTGTCTACAACCACAATGCCGAAACTACAAACGTTCACGGAATTGCAGATACCAGTGAGCTAGAGACTCAAACTGGTGCCCAGAACAAGGCAGATTCAGCAGAGTCAGCGGCTAATTCTTACACGGATACTGCTATTGCCAATCTAATTGATTCTTCACCAACTACCCTAAACACTCTCAATGAGTTAGCTGCAGCACTAGGTGATGACCCAAACTTTGCCTCAACCATCACCACCTCTATCGGCACAAAAGCTACGCTAGAGATCAATACCTCTACCAACTGGACCAATACAAACCCAGTTGTCTCAGCAAACGTATTTGCCCTAGAGAGCAACACTGGTAAGTTCAAGATTGGAAATGGTGTAACAGCCTGGACTTCACTGGCATATGCAGGAACCACTTCTACTGAAATCACTTCCCTGACTTCAAGCATTACTACTGCTTATCAGACCTATGTAAGTAACGCGCTTACAGATCACAATGTCACTACAAATATTCACGGTATTAGTAATACTGAAGATTTGGCATACCTAACTGACGTAGCTTCTGCTATATCAACTCACAGTTCGGACACCACATCAGTACACGGAATTTCTAACACTGCAAACCTTGCGTACTTAGATAGCCCTACTTTCACCGGAAGTGTTGTACTTCCATCTACAACTAGCATTGGATCAGTAAATTCATCCGAGATATCCAAGCTTTCTGGACTTCTAGCAGACTCCACTGAACTGAACATCCTAAATGGAGCTACAATAACTTCATCAGAATTGAACGTTTTAGATGGTATTACAGCATCTACTGCAGAACTCAACATTCTAGATGGCGTTATCGCTACTACAGAAGAGCTGAATATCCTAAATGGTGTCACAGCAAGCGCCTCGGAATTAAATGTTCTTGATGGAATCACTGCTAGCACCGCAGAACTGAATAAGCTAGACGGAGTTACTGCTAGCACCACAGAACTAAACATTCTTACTGGTGTAACTGCAACTGCATCAGAGCTAAACACTCTAGATGGGATTACTGCCAGCACTGCTGAACTAAACCTATTAGATGGCGTCACTGCTTCGACCGCTGAGCTAAACTACGTAGATGGTGTCACCAGCTCGATCCAGACTCAGCTAAACTCTAAGGCCAGCTCTACTGACCTATCCGACCATGCATCTGACACTACAAATGTCCACGGTATTGCTGATACATCGCTACTTGAAACCCAATCGGGCGCTCAGAATAAGGCAGATGCCGCGGAATCAGCAGCCAATACCTACACTGACAGCGCTATCAGTGCCCTAGATACTGACGATATCGAAGAGGGTGTTACAAACCTATACTTCACAAATGAGCGTGCCCAAGATGCTATTGGCAATGCTTTAGGTAACGGTATTGTCTATAACGACTCTACAGGAGCACTTTCTGTAAATGCTGACATCGGTCTTATGTTTACTGGTAATAAATTACAGATAGATGACTCTACCGTCACAACTAACTCTGGTTCTCAGACACTAACAAACAAGA